ATTTTGGTAGAACCACTTAAGTTGATTATCCCAAGAAAGTTTCAACAAGTGAATGTTGTCATTTCCTTCATCAGTTACATCAAAGATAATAAAGCTAAATGAACTTAGAGGTCTACCATCAATTAATGGATTCTCAATGTCATTTGTATTTAAGTTATCAAATGCTGGATTCAATACAAACTTAACGTTAGCTAAGAAAGGAATAGTAAAGCTTGTGTAAGCAAAACCATAATCTAAATCCATACCAGAACCTTTAACAGCTCCTATGTCAGATGCATTTTGAACTAAACCAGAACCATACACTTCATCAGCAATTGCTTTGTTGATTAATTGCATACCACCAATACCTGTTTGTACAACAAGTGATCTTTGTGGGTCCGGTCCTTTAAATTCAACTTTACCTTGGTAGAAGTTGTAAAGCTCAGACTTAAACATGTCAAGAGTAAATGAAGACTTGTTATATACTCTTTTGAAAGAGTTATCTAACTGTGCCCATAAACCTACAGATAATCTAATATCATCTGGTCCATCTTGCTTAATTCTACCACCTTTACCCCACATTAGGTAAGTTTCAATATCTGTTGCAATTTTAGATAAATGTGCAGCTTCCATATTTGTAATGAAAGTACGTGTAAGAGTTCCATTTTCAAATGCTTCTCTTGCACCAGCTTTACCCATGTTTGCAACTAATCCTTCAATACTAGGTACAGATGGATTGTTAGCGTCTGTGTTAAAGTTTCTCCAGATTTCAGTTACAGGCACTGTACCATCAGCGTTTAATCCGCCTTTGATCATTAAGTCTGCTCTTGAAGAAATTGAATAGTGTACGTGAGCTTCTGCACCTCCTACAAAGTTGTAGAATTCACGGAAACCAGAACCTGTTTCAATATCAGAGAATCTTTCACCGTACTCGCCTCTTGCAGAACCTTTTCTGAAGAATTTAGTACCTTTAGCTAAATACTTGTTATCCAAGATAGCCGAGTTGTTGTTGTTAACTAATTGAACAGTATAAACAAAACCGTCACCTGCTGGGATAATATCATCAGCTGTGATGTAAAGTTCAAGTCCATTATACTTGTCATAAGTAATAATGTCACCATGTCCAAAAGTTCTTTTGTTAACTTTGATCTTAAATGTTGTACCATCTACACCTTTGTTTGCGTTACCTGGTTCAATATCCGCTACAATGTAGGGAAGATCTTGTGCAATAGGAGTTTGCCACTTGTACTCACCTCTAGCGTTATCCACCATGATAGTATTCTTTCCACCAAAAGAAGCCATTTGATACAAAGGCATTTCTACCTTTTGGGTCATAGCCCAAAGATCAATTGGTCCCATATCCATAGGCTCAGGATTACCAAGCATTTGGGTAAGGTGAATTTAAAACTGGAGTTGCCATAATTTTTGATTGTTTTTGTTGTTAATAATTAATTTACTGTTTATATATTTAATTTACTTAATTAAATTCGTTTAAATATGTTGGTTGGTCTTTGAATTTTTCTTTTAGTGCTTCTCTTTGTAGATTCTTTTTCAGCTTGGTTTACACCTAATGATGCACCACCTACATTTGATTGTTCACTTTTTAATTTTCTAACCGTCTTCTCAACACTCTTTTGTGCACCCTTATCCATTATCTTTGCTTTATATCCTGTTGGATCTTGTAATAACCACAAGGCTTCAGAAATTAATGCATAATTAGGTTCCACAAATTGATATTTTTCAAGTAGGTGCCCTAATAAATTAGTATTACGCCCACTTACTGATGGGTAATTAGGCTGAACTAAACCATTATATAACATAGCTTGAGTCTTTCTATCTACTTTAATATCACCTAACTTACCTTCTTTTAATGTTTCATATACATTTTTCATATATGCTTGAGATGCATTTTCTTGTTGTTTCTTTTTAAGCTCTTGCTCTTCAAGTTTTTGTGCAACAACTTTTTCTTGCATCTTATCTAATTTTGGCTTAAACTTATTTGCTTGTGTTTCAAGCTTACCTAAGTCTTTCCAAATTTCTATTTCTTCTTGAATATCTTCAGCAGTACCATATCCAGTAGCACTTAGGTATTCTTTAATAATTCTTTCTTGACCACTAACACTTTTAACATCAATAGTTTTAGTTTCTTCTACTTGACCAAGTGTTGTAAATAAACCTTTTAGATCTTTACCACCATCAGCTACATATTTAGCAGCTATTTGTAATTCTTGAGGTAAACTTTGAAAAAATTGTTTTGGAGTTTCTCTTCTAACTTGATTAGCTTTTTCTTCTAAATTAGCTTGAATAAGCTCCTCCCAATCTTTTGCAGTATAATCTTCTAGTTCTTTATCATCATCAAAAGGAACTATCTTATCATCTTTGATAAGTTTTGAAAATACATCAGATATACCTGATATAGTTTTTCTTCCTCTTTTTTCTTTTGTTTCTACTTCTTCAGTTTCTTCTTGCCCAAGTTCACCAAAGATTTCTTCAACGCTTTCAGTTGAGGTTTCAGTTTTTTCTTCAACTACTTCACTTACTTCATCTTTTACTTCTTCCGTAGTCTCTTCTTTTTCTTCTGACTTAGCTAATACATCAGTAGCATCGTCATTATCAGGATCTGCAAAAGACATATCAGCTTTTTCAGTTAAGCCTGAGAAGATATTTTTAGGTTGAGATTTATTATCTTGAATCATATCAGCACCACTTGGAGCAGCGTTGAATATCTCATCTAAATTAACTTCTACATTTTGTGCTACGTTACTTTTCACAGGCTGTGTTTCTGTTGTTGTACTCATAATATTTGTTGGTTTTAATATTAATAACTTCTTACATATATAATATAAGAAATGTTTCTAATATAATTGTCAAGTTAAACTTAAAAAATTTTAATAAAAGTGAAAGTTTTTTGCAGTATATAGCTAACGCTACTTTTTATCTTTCTCATTTTTGACATCATACTTATTTTTGTTCTCTCTTGCAATTTGAAGTTTAGTATCAGCTATTTGTTTAGATGCAGCAATTTTTTCTCTTTCAACGCTCAATCTATTATTTTCTTGTGCAGATTTAACAGCACTTTCTTGGCGTTTAAAATTCATTTGCTCTCTATACTGTGTAGATTCTCTTATATCCTTCATAGCATCTTGATAATCAGATTGTTGATTTTGATTTAAATCAACCATTGACCCATATCCGGCTGATCTAATTTCAGCTAGTAACACATCATTCTGTCTATCTTTTTCATTTTCAGACATTTCAACTTGAAGTTTTTGTTGTTCTTCTTGTTGCTTAGCTTGAAGTTGCTGCTCTTGCATTTGACGCTGTTGCTGCATATCTTCTTGTCTTTGCTTCTGGATTCTAATTTCAGAATCTTTAAGTATATCTGATACTTCTGCAATTGAGTCTGCTTTAACTATATTACCTAACTCATAAATACTTGCTCCTGAAGTATTATTAGTTAATGCCATTTGCTTTAAGTTTTCTAATATAGCTCTATGATTAGTCTTAGTTGTTGCAAATACGTTAAAGTCTCTAAGTAATAAATCCGTACCATTAATTTGGAAATTAACTTTCTCAGCTTCTGTAGATATATATTGTAGTCTAACGCTTGGATTAGTACTATAATAATATTGTGCTAAGTCAGTTCTCATTTGATGGATACGTGGCATCAAATGATCAGAGTGTTGTACAAAATACATTTCTGTTTGTGCATATGATTGTTGCATAGCCTGAACAACACCTGTTGCGGTTTGAGCTGAGACAGCTCCACCTAAACGTTGTGGGTTAATACCTATTGCATCAAAACATTGTTGCTTAAAATAATTTGCAAGTTGAATTCTAGACATCAATCTATTAGTTTGCTCCATATTTAGAGTCTGGTAATGATTGAAGTTAGTTGCATTCTCAGTATTTGTAATAGATGTATCAAGAGGTAGCATTTGAAAATCTTTCATTGCTACGTATGCTTTTGCATAGTTGTTCTTACCCCAATCCTCACCCATTGAGTGACGTGGTAAAGCATTTTGATCAAACATTATTACTGTTCCTAATTCATCTATTAGAATGTCAGCAATTTGGTTATTAACCATATTATATCCAACTTGATATGCTTTCATTAAATCTACTAAAGAAGTAGATCTAGTATTTCTATCAGAAAATACTCTACCTTCTACAGGTAATTTACACCCATATAATGATGTATCTCCTTTAAACTGAAATGGTAATCTTCCAGGCTTAGTTCTATTAATACCTAAATAAATAGGATTAATATTATCACCCATAGTAGATTGCCACATAGCTGGTAAGTTTGGTCCAATTTTTACACCACCCCATACTTCATTAATCCAAATCCAGTCAACATGTTCACCTTGTAATAAGTTATCTTTTGACTTTTGTTTAAATATAGAAGTATCATATATGGCCTTTTTGGTTATCTTAAAGGTCTCATCTATAATCTCTTGAGTAACTTCACCATCATCTTCAATTTTAGTAAGATGACCAACTTTTCTTTGTGTTTTCCAATATATTGTAGCAACTCTCATTAGGTTACCTTCACCCCACATAGATACATCTTCATTCTCATCTAGTATTTCACTAAGTATATCACCACCTCTAGCGGGATCATTCCAATAGTTAGATGTAAATTGTCTGTAACCTAATCCCGGTGCATTGGTATTCCATTCGTGAGATCTTGTTGCATCATAATATGCACCATCATTTTGATATCCACTAACTTGATATTGTGCTGATCTAGCAGGATATATCTTTTGTAGAGATTCTAATTGTTTGGAATCCATTAAATAACCATATCTATCTACTACATCTGATACAGTCATTAAATCAATTTTACCTGCATAGTTTGAATCTGCAATGTATCTTTGATCAGGAGATTTTTGATAGAAAGTTAATACAGGATTCCAAAGCTCTACATCATAATCATCTTCTAACATTCTAAAATGCCAAAATTCTCTATCTGCAATAAGCATATCACGGAAACCTCTTTCTTCAAGTTCTTGCATTTTGAATCTTTCTTCATCTACTGCAAGTTGATGGGATGCCCATTCTTCTACCATACTTCTGTAAGACTTACTAAAAAAGTCTTCAATCTCTGGTAATGATTTTAAACCTTCTGGAGATAATTGCTTTTGTGCTTCTTCTGATCCAGGGTCAGCACCCATCTCAATCATTTTACGTACTAAGTTTGCTTCTGCATCAGCCAATAAAGATTCTTCTATTTGAATTTTCTTTTGCTCAAGCATTTCATTGTATGATGCATCATCTACAGCTCTAAACTGTACCTTTGAATATCTTTTGGCAAATTCTCCTGTTAATACATTTATTACATTAGGTACAATAGGATAAAATTTAAGTTCTAAAGCTGAGTCATTTTCAGCTGTAAGAACGTCCATTAAATCTTTGTATTCATTATCTGGTTCAACAATATAATCAGTCTTATCAATTATACCTTTAGCTAACTTATAATTCTTTAAAAGCCTTCTAGAATTTACACGTAGGAATTCAATGCCTTGAAGTTCTAACCAATCTAAATTCCATGCAGCCCAATCATCATCCTTTTTTTTATAAGGTAAAAACTGAACCGGTTGTGTTAAGCTAGAAAATGTAGGCCCGCTTTCAGCTTTTGCCCCATTCTTCATTTGCATTGCATTTAATACTCTCATACCTGTTTAGTCTATTTTATATTCTTGAATCCGGACCTTCTAATTTTAGAACCACCAAATGTCTTGTTACGCCCAATATTTCTAAAAGGACCATTATACTTTAATTTACTCATTTTTTCTGAATTATCCAAAGAATTGCCTTCAGATTCACGTCTCTTAGTATAGCCTCTATTTGACTGTTGAATTTTCACAAATGCAATCAATGCACCAAATGTTACAAGCCTATCAACGTTTAATCCTGGATAATATGCTAACATTTCTTTAAGTAACATTGGATCTGGTATTCTTTCAACACCCAATGTTTGTTGCATTACATTACCATTTTCATCAAGCTCTTCATCAATAACTTCTCTTAAAAATTCTATTGCATATGATATCAAATGACTCTTAAATAATGTACCTGTATTTTTCCATCCGTATTCTTGATATACTGTTCTATTAGATCCAAGATCTTTTAAGAAAAGTATTTGTTGTTTAGGAACAAGATATCTTTGTTTTTTTCTAGCAATCATATGCTGTATAAATAATGAAATATTGTTTTCAACAATTGTCCATGCATTATACCATTCTATGATCATTTCTAATCTTTCATGAGTTTTATTTATATCATCAAAACGCCCACACCATGCTGCTACAATTTTATCTTTTTCAATGAATTGTTCTACTTCACCTGACACAGTTGTTCTTGTTACTTCAGTAGCATTTTTATAAATGTAAATACTACACAAAGAATCTGATGTTGTTGTCTTCCCTTCTGACACAGGGTCAATTGATCCATAATATGCACCAAATGCCGGGCTTTTAACTGGCCTTTCCCATACAACAATAGATCCTGTTTTATCAATTTCTTTTTTGTTTACTGGAAAAGTTGATATAGGTAATTTTTTTGTACGTTTTGCAACTATACCAGTTTGATCTCTATCTAATTCAATTAATTCATATGCATATTCTTTCTCTTCAATACGTTTAAGCTGTTTGCTTAAGATACCTTGTGGAAAAACAGACTCTTTTCTATATGCAAATGCTTCTCCTATATTAAGAGGTTTCTGTGATATTCTTAATTGATACTGTTCACCACTTAATTCATTTTTCCATCTTGCTCTTTCTAATCCTATTGCTTCTATTGCTTCTTCAACTTGTGAGTTGCCATAATCATCAATATAAGGGGGCATAGACCATTGTTCTGGAATAAATAACCCTGCCATACCAATTGTTCCATCAGCATCCATTAGATTTGTTTCTACAGCATATATATCATTAGCACTTGGATTAAGTATCATTTCTTTTAATGGACCGCATTGCTCTAAATCACCCACTGATCCAGCAGCTATAAACATACCTGTAGTCATCATACCAGATGACATTGCAGGACGTAAATACTCATATGTCTGCATCATGTTTTTAGCAATACCAGCTTCCTCATGAAAGAAGTATGTACATGGACCCCCTACTCCTGTGGTAGCATTCTTTTCAAAAGAAGCACCTTGAATCTTTGATTTAAGACCTCTTGATGTTTTTCTATTATTTACTTTAACCTCAATTTGCTGTTGCCATAGTAAAACTTTTTCAGGATTACTTGGTCTATACCATGCAGTATGCTCATTAAGAAATGTTTTATATTCTTCTAAAAACTTCCATGAACCTTTATCATTAATATAATCTTTTAATGATGCTCCTACTTTGCAAATTGAACCTTCTTCAAACCAATATTGATTTATAATCTTACCCATATGAAAATATGAGGATGCTATCTGACGTTTCTTAAGTATTGCAGAATGCTGATTATTTAATTCAGCTAATAGTTCATACAAAGCCATGTGATATTGTGCATCTCTTACCTTAGCAAAACCATAATGCTTTTCTTCTTTATCAAAGATTGGTAAAAAGTTTAGCCACATATAATAATCTCTAGTTAAATACCATTGATCATCACCATCTTTATATATAACTCCTACTCTACATTTATTTTTTTGATCTTCCCAATAAGCAGTAAAATCTTTTGACCTAAATGGCTTATTACAATAAAACCCTTGCTCATTAAATACTCTTGCTTCTTTATTAAATTCAAGAGCTATCTTGGTAAAGTTATATTTACCAGGTTCTTTAAAAATACTATATAGATATTCTGCAAAGTCTTCATCACTTTCAAATGATGTTACATCCCACTTTCCATTTTCATATGTAGGTATGATTCTACTCATATCTTATGATAGCATATACATCACCTACTTGTAATAACAAATGATCTTCTCCTTGGTGTTTCATTGGTGTAGGCATAGCATGTTCTGCATATTGAACAACATCACCTATTTGTATTTCAGTTACCTCATCACCTCTACCCACTACTTTACCTTGAAATGTTTGTTTAAGTGCTATCTCAGGTAAGTATAATCCTGACTTAGTTTTAGTTTCAGGTTTTATCTCCTTTATTAGAAGCTTCATTCCTACTGGTACTACTACTTGATTTTTCATTCTTTTTATTTATTGGTTTATAATTAAATTCTGGCTCATCCCAATAGCAAAATAGCCATTGTGTTTTGTTTTTACTCATCTACATTTGATCATAAGCAAGTCCGGCACCTCCACGTACTGAACTTTCTTGTTCTTGTCTCATATCTGTAAATGCACCTTTATATGACTGTCTTATGTTTTCAAATTTAGCTGCTGCATTTACCATAGCATTAATGTTTCCATCTCTACCATGTTCTATTGCAGTAACTTCCATATACTTAGCTAATCTATCTAACATAGATTTTATACCTACATAAGCTCTATATGTTGGAGTTTCATATAGTTTTTTACACATATCAAGTGCATACCTTATTTTACCATCTTCAGGAGATTCTTCCAATTGTATTTCTTCTATTATAATATCTTCCTTTTCATGTTCAGGCAGATTAAAAAATGGATTTAAATCAGGATTAGGGCATGTCATGTAAAATAAATACTGATATACAGCCATATGTGTATCAGGATACTCTTCCATTATACCTTTTAAAAAGGGTAGTGCATAACAGTGCTCTGTTAATACTACCTTACTATTTTGTATGTCAAATAATCTTATTACCATATCTTAAAAACAATTACATCCATCTTCATAAAGTTCACCAAGGTCAGTCTGATTCATAATAGACTTTACAGCATTAAAAGAAATATTAGTTATACATATGGGTTCAATCATTCCCTCAATTAGAATTTGATGTACAGAATTAATAACTCTATCTCTACCTAGTTCAAAATATGCTCTTACACCTAGAATAGTATTTGCATCAATATATATTTCATGCCTTTTAGAATAATCAAATCCTAATAAATTTCCGTCTTCTGTTGTTGCAGGACTCCCCATTGAATCTGTTATTAAAACTGGGAATACTTGTGTAAGAGATACATATCTTGGTTTATATAATGCTATTTTTTTTGACATAATCTTTTATTTTTTATTTTCTTTCAACCACATAATAATAGAATTTACTTCATCTTTTAAATATGGTAATTCATAGATTTTAATATTTTCTAATACTGGTTCTCCGTTAACATGCTCATTGATTGGATATCCATTAGCATCTTCACCTACTTGTTTAAACTTTACATGTTGAATTGTTAGTTTTCCAATCTTAAGTTTAGGGTTGTGCTTTTTAATAATATACGCATAAATACTGAGTTGAAGGTTATAATGATTCAAATTACAATCATCTAAATGATTAACAGGCTTATACATTTTATTAGTAATCCCTTCCCAATTAGTAAATCCTTTTTCTTTTATTTCTTTATTAGTCTTGTAATCATTAATGTTTATATAGCCATTAACTACTTCTACTACATCTGCTTGACCACATAAACCTACTGATTTTAAATACACTAAATGTTCAGGATAAACACCTTCTTCAAGTTTTTGTTTTGGTGCAATTTTAGTTCCTTGTTCATCAATAATAGGTTTAATGATAGGAACTTCTACACCATGTCTACCAATTGTTTTAAGATCTAGCATGTCAGCTTCTCTTTGGTTATGATAAAAGTTACCAAGTTTAATTGCTCTTTCTGTTTCAGCATCCCATGCAGCAATTATTTCTTTTGGTGTCATACCATACCATTTAGATCTTTTATTTTTAGATGATTTTTTTGCTTGACCATCTCTATCAAATTTAGGTTTAAACTTGGCAATAAAAGATGTTACACTAAGCCAGTTAATGTTTTCATCATTTGTGCTTTCATACACATGACCTTCTTCTATAAATTTTAGTCCCATATCTATGATATTGTTGTATACCAGTATGATTTATCATTTTTTACCTCTAAAGAAGTTACAGTATCATTGTATACATAGTTAATTATTAGTTTCATTATCTTCTATTTGTTTAGTTATTAGTTCTTCTTCTTCTTCTGTTGTATATGCATCCCAATATCCTTTTGGACATTCAGAAGATAAAGATCTTACTTTAAAAGCTAAGCTACATCCACAATCTCCACAACATGGTTGTGTACCTGGTGCAACACATTTATCTCCTCCAGCATCAAATAAAGAGCACTTTACACATATTTGAAATCTATCAGTTGCTACTGCTTCAACATGTTCTTTTTTAAAAATACTATTCTTAATTCCTTCTGCAATTTTATCAGCATTTTTAAATACATCAAGATATTTACTCCACTTACTTTTCATTTCTAAATTTCTTTTTATTGCTAATATCTTGCTCTAGTTGTGCCATTGCTTTTTCCATTTGCAAAATATTATTTTGTATATCTTCACTTTTTGCAAATCCATTATAAGTTCTTTTAGCAATATTTCCCAAAAGACTTTTATTTTTCATTATAGATTTATCTAGTTTATTTTTTCTTAAATAAAAAGTTCCTAGCCCATCTACGTTAATTCTAGGAAAAGCTAAACTAGAAAGTTTTTGTCTAACCTTTGCATAATAAAATGAAACAAAATCATCTACAACAGAAGGGTGAACACCAACTTCATCTGCTATTCCTTTCTTAAACTCTTTATGACTCTTCGGATTCACGTCCTAATATTTTATAATCCAACAATACAAGACCACTAGATTGAACATTAATATCTGGATTTAAAGAAATAGTTTTTTTATTGTGTCCTTTTTTTACAAGTAAATTCTTCTTCTCAGCCTTTGTAATTGCATTTCTAGCTGATTGAGAACTTTTAAATATATTTTTTCCAACTGCAAAATCACAAAACTTTGTAAGTTCTATTCCTTGAACCTTAGCCAATTCAGTTAAAAATTTTAAATCTGAATTACTAATTAACGTATCATTAAAGAAACAGTATGTAACTATCTGATACTTTATTGATACATTTATATCTACTTGATGTTTAAGATCTACTTTATTTACTATAGCCATATCATAAACTCATTATCATATCAACAAAGTCAGGATGAGGATAACAATCCATTTTACCTTTCCTAACATTGGTGTGTGTTAATAAACCTTTTATTTTTCCATAGAATGCATCTTGTTGAAAATCAAAGCCTTTTGTTGGACCATACTTTTTAATAAATTGTTGTAGTCCTAATCTTACATCTATATTATCTCTATCAGCAACATATTTAATCCACTTTTCTGTTTCTTTAATTTGTGCTTCTGAATATGTATGCCAATATAGCTTGCCTTTAAATGGTTCATCAAGAGTAACAACTTGATCTGGTGTACATTTAGACCCAACATAAGTTAAATGATTTTTATCTAAATAACCCATGCTGCATATTTCTAATGCTACAGAGTGACGGTTCATAAATCCTGAACCTGTCCTACCCAAATGCCATCCTTGACATCCTTCAGGAAAAGCTTGTACCATAACACCATCAAACTCATCATCACCATTTCTGTGATTGATACCTCCTAAAACAAATTCAGTGGCAACTCTTCCTCTAGTATCCCTACCCCAATGATCAATACATCTATATGGATTAGCATTACCTGCTGTATGATGTAAAAATATATATTCATTTTGTATAGGTCCCTTAAGGTATTCTCCTTTTGGTAAGTGATGTCTATGAATTATTTGATCATAGTTTGTTTTAAAATACTGAGATGAAGCATCTGTATCTTCGTCAATTGCTTCTGTAACAGTATATTCCATATTTAGAATTAATGTCCATGTATTAGAGTCTACAACTCCTGTAACCATTAAGTCCTTATCTAATTGGAATCTTTCTACAGCTTTTTCTGTCAAGGGTCCAAAAACCCCATCTACGGTAAGCCCTAATGCTGTCTGTAGTGTTTTAACATCTGAGCCTCTATCACCTCTCTTAAGCTGTTTCATCTTGCATAGCTTTTACCATTGCTTCTTGAAAAGCTTTACCTTCTTCTGTATTAAGATCTGGTGCACCTTCACCTTTTTGAGCAGCATATTGCTGTGCCATAAACATTTGGGCTTGCATACGCTCTGCTCTAGCCTTTTCTATAGTAGCTAATAACGTTTCATAATCTGCTTGAACTTCCAAGTGTGGAATATTATCATTGTAGAATTGAGTAATTTCATCTCTACGTGCTGACATTTCTTCTTTAGACATTTTTGGATCTTTGTCTTGAAGATTTGAATTGGTTTTTGAATCTGACATTTTACTATTTTTATAAGTTAATAAAAACAAATGTATAAAAAATAGTTTAAATAAAAAAAGTTTAGATGTTTATTTTAGAAACCGTATTACGTCTAAGTACGTCAATTAATATTTTAGCTTCCGAATATTGCCATATTTTAATTGTCATTGCAGGATCTTGTATGTACCACCCTCCATCTTCTTCTGCTTCATCATTTCCACCAGAGTGAAAGATTATATCACCAAACTCTATGTGAAAATAGTAATATCCTTCTGGCCAGTCATCATCATCATCATGACTTATTTTTGTAAACCCTAATTCTCTTAACTGTGCTGCTGTCATATCCTACCATTTAACTTTGTCTGCCCAATAAGCAGCAGACATTTTACCTTTCTTTATGTTTTTGCCATGTCTAGCTTTAAAACTCTTACGTTTAGCTTTCATTTTAGCTGACTCACCTGCTTTTGGTTTACCAGCAGTCTTTGCACCCTTTTGTCCAAAACGTATAGTCTTAATCTTGTCTCCTTCTTTGGCTACAACAATATGAGACTTCTTTGGGTGTCCCGGTGTACGCTTTGGTTTATTATATCCTGATACCCCAGCTCTTGTTAATCTGCTGTCTTTTTTCTTAGGTGCCATTATTAATGTGCTTTAGCTTGTATAACAATCCATTCTGTTCCATCAGACCAAAGAGATACACCTTCATATCTTTTAGAAATCTCAAAATCAGCTCCACCATCTATAGTGTCTCCTGGAGCTGCAGTAAGAAAAATTTTATCTTGTGCTCCATTATCCAGGCTACCATCTGTAATAATTCTAATATTTCTATATTTTAATGAAGAAGCAAGTGGTATATTAAGAATATAATTTCCATTTCCAAGACCATCCCAAGATATATCTATTAAATTATAATTAGTGGGCATTGTAGAAGACCCATCAGCACCGGCTAAAATTTTAAAAGGTTCTAGCTTAACTAGTTGAGAAGTATTATTATTTATAAAAGACACTAGATCTTTTGCTAATATTAATTCTGTATCTACTTTTGGATTTGGTTTTAATCTTTCGTGGGATGTTTCATATCTAGATATAACAAAATAATCATCTTGTTTAAGTTTTTTTACTTTCTTTCTTGAAAGCATTCCCATCATGTCTTGTAATATTGTACTCATCTTTTTTTTCCTTTATGCAAGCCGTGACTTGCGTGTTGTTTACCTTTCTTGGTAGCAGCACGTTTCTTTGCATTAGCTGCAGCCAATTTCTTTTTACCTTTCTTAGTACTCTTAAGTTTAGATATAGTTCTAGAAGGTGCATATACCTCTCCGGTTTCGGAAGATTTCTTTCCGCTTGCCGTTCTCCATTTCTGCTTGGTCCATCTAGTTAGACTTTTTTGTTGTTTAGTCTTTGCCATTACTTACATCTTGATTCTTGTAGCCTAATAATTTCTTTCTCTAATTCTACAATCCTATCTTCCGATTCATTGATCATTTTTATTTTTTTTTCTAGCCTAGCTTCTAGTACAACCATATCATCTGATAATTGTGCTATTTGGCTATATGCTATACCCATTGTGAATATAATACCTATGATCCAAATTATATTACCAATATTTAGGGTTAGGTCTTTCATCATTTCTTGGATTTGTATCCACCACCGTTAGCTTTGTAACGTTTAGCAAGCATTTGAGCTTTACGTGCAGACCACTGACCAGGTGCACCACCCTTACTACCAGCCTTGATAGAATTAAATAATCTTTTACGCATTCCCGGTTTAGTATAATTCCCTGAACTATTTACGGTACTTTTTTTCTTTTTAGTTGTTTTTCTTTTTAATGCCATAATTTCTAAGCTTCATAAGTTTCCGGATACGCCTTAAACATTATATCCCTTAATGCAGCACACTTCTCATAGTCTTCTTCTTCTACGAAGTACGCTATCATATTTTCTAATTCTTCAAGTTTCGGTCCATTGTCTGGATCATAAGCCATCACTAACTCTTTTCCCTCACTAAATTGAGTTGATATTAATTCTTCAAAAGTAATTTCCCCGGTCAGTAACATCCATGCATTGTTGTATGCTGTGTCTAATATAATAGCATCTAACTGCATTTGCTGTATGTCAGATAAACCACCAGTTTCTTTTTCCCCGTTATCATCCCAATCAGCCATAGTATTTTGTTTAGTGAGTAACTCTTCTATAAAAACAATATACTAAAATTCCCCGTCCTATAAAAATTTTTGAGCCACAACATCCCCCCGTCTACTGTAAAATTGCCCCTACGCCCCACCAAAAAATTGTGTGTTTGGCACTTTCAAGAGGTATATATGATCTGCTCCCCAACTAAATTTTGCAGTGCGGGTACCCCCTATGTTTGCATAGGAACTCAAACTGCACTTGCTAACTGCATAAAGTTGTACAAAAAAAAAGAATGTATGACTATTGTGTGATAGCAAAGCGGAGTAGTGTAGTGCTACTGTGTCTACGTCAGGTATCTACTGAATATCAATACATCATTGATTTGTTTGTATTCATCAGTAGTATATATATGATGGACTCACTGTGTGCATATACGGCATTTTTCAATGCCTCTGCTCCCAAACTATATATAGCGGGATAAGCCGTTTAACCTTTTCAGCAATAGCCTTATCACTATTGTAATCAATTTAATAATTAAATAATTTCATTATGAACAATTTAGTAACAGTACGCAAGAATGAAGACGGAACATTCATCAGTAAAACAAAGAACAAAGATATTGGCTTTGTAATCTATGAACAAAAGGCCGTTGAACTTAGAAATGGTTGGTATGCAGATAAATCTTTGTCAGCATTAGTATTAGGCCCAATAGCTTTGCTTGAGTCTATGGACCACTCAAAACCATTGACAGGTAAGATTATTGTGCGTGAGCAACTTGAGCCATTCAATGATAAGGATTTGACATACAAATTAAAGTATGCTGGTGACTCAAAGGTAGTATGTATGAAAGGTGATAAACCTATTTACAGAACTACAGAGTTTACCTCAGACCTTAATGCTCAGTCTACTTTTATTCAGCACACCAATGGTGCTGAGATAAGAGAGGCTAACAACTCTACTGTAGCTGTAGAGAGCTTGAATGCGTTTAAGCAGGAAACTGTAGAAGCGTAATTGTAACATAGTAGCTTGTGGGTAGGCGTGCTTTTCAGCACGTCTGCTCCCAAACTATGTTTAGCACTTATAAAAATAGAATTAGTACAGAATGTTACTACTCTCAGACAATAACTACTAACTATTGTTACATAGAGTCAAAAACAATTGAATTAAGTTATAAAAGTGTGGTAATTTTATTTTTTTTGTGTGTGTCACTCTGAATGTGAGGTCTTATACCCACAAAATACCACCTTTTACCACTCTTGTAACTATGAGTGTTACTAATAATATAAATATAGCTAACGTAGCTACAAGTGTAACTATTACACTCAACAATATAACAAGGGTAGTCTTTGTCTCTTCCTCTATAGGATAAGAGCCATATTACCCGCAATATTAAAACAGGCACATAGATATATTCCTGTATAAACATGGTTGGTCTAATCCAGTGAGTTGCTGGCGTAAGAGAGAACTTACAGTAATCTAAACTCAATATGCTAATACCATAACTAGAGGAATGTGGATCAACAATACCAATAAGACTACAAGTTATGGTTATTAGCTTTAATCATCCAGCAATAAAGCAGGGTGTGAAGTAGATAGGGACGTGGATATTAATCCTGAACTTGGTAATGAGTCCTGCAGGATAGTCTCTATCTACTTTTAAAACATAATAACTAATAATCCTACCGTATGGATGGAGGTGAATAGCGGAGTGAATATCTCTATTAGTTATATCTTTTAAACCCGTGGCAACGGGAGTGTTGGGTGTCACTTTGTACACCAAGAGGAGTAGTTTGTCAGCTTAACCTCGTATACGTTAGGGTCAATGTACCTGTAAGGTTTGACAACCGGAAACCGTGTATTTGACTTGTCTGTTGAATATGTAACAGTCACCGTCAACCGGGATAACGGTCGTAAGAGGTAATCAGGCTCTTTATTTTTAACTCAAGAACAATATAAAGATACGTGTCTAGGTAATTCTAGACTAGTGTGACACACATGAAGTGAATTAGGTTAATTACCTATAGTGTCTAATCAACCAATGAGTATGTTGGTAGGTGTTGGTCTCACCTAATAATCAAATGACTTATTCCTAACTATGAGTATTCATAGGACAGCCATGCCAGTTGTAGTTGGATAAAACAGACTGGCTTTTTTAAAATCTAATACTAAAACGTTATGAAAAAACAATTCTTATATTTTATTCTATTACTATTCATAGGTGGACCAATGTTACAATCATGTGGTTCTTCTCGTAAATGCTCTGTCAAGAAAAGTAAAAAGCATTTTGCAAAGAAGAACTATTGGAAACCTAAAAAGAGACACAAGAGATCCAAATGGGGTCGTTAATCATTAATCAATTAAATTATATATCATGAAATATTTATTCAAGTATCTTATCAAGTTAATCTTCGTAGCTGTTATACCTTTTGCTATGACAGTAGTACTAGTTAATCTAGTTTATTACACACCTTGGTCACCTATTCTTATAGTTGCCTTTGGTATTATAACCGCATTAACTTTCATCAATGCAATCTTCTATGCTATTCATATGGATAGAACATACCTTTTGCCTAGGATGAGAGTAAACGCAAGACCTGGAATTGGTCTTGACATAGAGAAAGTAACTCGTCATTGGGAATTGAAGTTACCTTTCTTAACTATAATCTTCCAAAGAAGAAAATAAAAAGTCTCGTATATGGACCACTAACAATACCAGTAATTATATATTATATTAATACTAGGTATTGAGGCTGTGTTCTTAATCAGATCAAAGACTATTACTGTTACATTTCATACTTGTTTGCAGTATGGTCTTTGATTACAACATAAAATCAATGGCAAAACAATATCACGTACAGGATGAAGTATTAAAAGGCATCCTTTCAGGTTTATTTGATCAAAGATCTATCAATAAATCAAACAATTTAAAATTTATAACAGATATAATATCTAAAGAAGTTAAAGATTCAGCTCTAGAAGCTATAATACATCTTATGCTAACAGAAAGAACTTTTGTACCAACAGAGATTGGTAGTTATGTTAGACTAGTACCACCAAACTATCATCAAGGCAGTGAATTTGAATTAGATGTTCTTGAAGACATGGGATTACTAGGTAAAGGTGATGAGTATAGTGACTATTATGTATATGGTCAAGTAGTTGGTGACTCTTCTTGGGGTTCTGATCCTTATGACCCGTTTTATTCTACTATAAAAGTGAATTTAATGTATCATGATGATGATAAAAACCTTAAGTTTGTAGAAACTACCGTTAGTCCTCTACATGCTCTTAACATACAAAAGAGATTCATAAGTTATTTTAAAAAAGTAAAACAAACAGAACTAAATTTTCAAGAAGATGGCAAAGATATCAATGGAACTATTGAACTCTGAACATAAATCATGGTTAGAGTTAGACAAATCACTTAGAAAGGCTGGAGGTCTTAATGTACCTTTTGGCATGTACATGCAAGAAAAGTATGCTTTTAAAGACAAGGATCTTACTGATGAACATGATACCAATATGGCCATGCTCATTATAATTAAGAACCATGTTGAAGGAATCAAATAGATATGGTATAGTTAAACATAAAGTATGTACAGATCCTAACTTGTCAGTTCAAGCTAAAGGCTTGTACAGTATATTATGCTGTTATGCCAATAAAAACAGAATTTGTTGGCCATCAATTAGTAAGCTTGCAGATGACTGTGGCTCAAGTCAATCATCAGTTAAAAGATGGATAAAAGAGCTAAAATCATATAAATATATAAAAAGAATAGGTAATAAGTTAACCATATTATGATGCGTTAGCTATATTTATGCTTTTTATTTTTGAGTTAAGTCCAAATTCACTTTATATTTCTGACACAGATTAAGTTATATTATTATCTTTGATAAACTTTAGATAAGATAATGATAATACAACTTCCTAATGGCAGAATCATAGAATGTTCCCTAGAACAGTACCTTTCTCTCTCTGATGAAGAGTACAATGATCTAAATGGCCTTAGCTCCGCATACACAAAGGAAGTGGTTGATCCATGGTATAATAAGTTTGCAAAAGCAACTGGTAAAGCTGTCTCAGATGAAGCAATAGAAAATATTGAAGAATATGAGCCTGCACTAGATGAGATTGAAGCTTATGAAAAACTGGAAGACCCGTATTTTCACTCTGATGATAGTTAATCATCACACACAATTATTTTATTAATCATTTAATTTTATTAAAAATGCAAAATCAAGTAGAAGTCCTAGCGGATGACATGGGTAATGTTGTACGCTTAAGTAAAAACAATCCAGAGTATTCTTTCATTAGATTAGGATACAAAAGTGTATCAATTGGTAAAGGTGGTTGGTTAAGAGAAAGAAATCTTACCACTCTTATTATGGGTACAACAGAGAATTTAACCTCTTATGCTAAAAATTTAGGTAAAACATTACCTGGTAAAATCATAGCAATAGAGTCTTTAGAACCTTTTAACAACACAAATCCAGACAGAGACCTGAAATATGCAGGTGACACTGGTATTATATGCTGTCAAGACGGACAACCTATTTATAGGAAAACAGAATATACTTATGATGTAGAAGCACAAGATATTCTGATTGAGCATACTAATGGTGATGCTATTCGTGCAGCTAATGAAAGCTCTTTTGAATTAGACAAGTCTAAGATCAAAAAAGCAACAACTGCAGAAGCATTTGGTTTGAAATCTGATGATACAACCACTGATGACACAGAAGATGTCACTGAGATGGAAGTAACTGAAGAAGAAGTTGTTGCTGAAGTAGAAACAGAAGAAGAAGAAGTTCTTGAAGAAGAAACAGAAACTTTTGAACTGTAATTAAATTGTTAAAGGCTGGGGTGTAAAAACCTCAGCCTATTTAACACCTCTTACTAAATACAACTAATAAATTCATAACTAAATAAATCAAACAAGTATGCTATCTAATGAACAAATTTCAAAACTAAAACTCAATGAAAAAGAACTAATCTTAAGTAGACGTATTGAGCGTTATCAATACTTAGGCCTTCTGGATGAATATCAATTACATCCTCCTTCAATTATTAACTCTTTTGAGTATAATAAACTTAATCCATATCAACATTTTTTGTTTAAACGTGTGTTGCATGGCCTTAATGTTTATAAACCTGAAGAAGTTACTAAACTGCACTGGGATAAGAAAAGACGCATTACAAAAGTTTGGAAACGTGGGCAAAGAGAAATAAATGCCTGGAAACAAACACTTTGTAATAAGAGAATTAATGCTTATCTTAGGAAAACATTTCCACACAGTCCTATGGCTCTTGCAATTGCAGATGTGCCGGCTGAGGAAACGTTAGATGATTACAAAAACACTCTTACATTTAAAGATTTAGGTATCAACTATGAAGATATAGTGCTTAAATTTATGTCAGTGGGTTTGTTACCAAATAACTTTTTTACTTTAAAACCAAATGGCAATTAAAAAAGTCTCAAACAAAATGTCCAAAATAAATGCTGCTTACTCTAAAAAGCGTAGGCAGTATTTAACGGACAATCCAGTCTGTCATGCAAAAATAGATAAATGTACTGTACAGGCTACTGATGTTCATCATAAACACGGTCGTGGTGTATATCACTTGGAAGTATCTACATGGTTACCAGTTTGCAGAAACTGTCACATGTGGATAGAAGAACACCCAGAAGAATCTTATGAATTAGGATTCTCAGGCTCAAGATCATAACTTTATGGTCCTATAGCTCAACTGGATAGAGCAACAGCCTTCTAAGCTGTAGGTTCTAGGTTCAAATCCTAGTGGGATCACAAATGGCCGGATGATGAAATTGGTAGACATGAAGGACTTAAAATCCTTTGGGCAGTAATGCCCGTGTGGGTTCAAATCCCACTCCGGCTACCAGGACTCTTAGCTCAGTTGGTCAGAGCACCGCACTCATAATGCGTAGGTCACAGGTTCAAGTCCTGTAGGGTCCACCTTTAACACCAAAAGAGAGATGAAACAATATCAAAAAGACAGGCTAATTAGAATATTAGCTTGGACAATCGTACTATCAATAACAATAATATTATGGCAAATAATTCTGGAACGGCTGTTCCAACTAGAAACGTAGTTCAAGAAGATGCATTAGCAATAGCTGTGCAACATAAAAGATGTGGCTTGGCCATATCTATGGGTGTAGGTAAAACTAGAATAGCAATACAGCACCTTCAAAGATACTATGATCAGTTTATACAAGTACTGGTAGTAGTTCCAAAACATTCAGTAGCTCAATCATGGATTGATGAGTTAGGTAAGATGGGATTAGAAGCTTTAGTTAAGCATATCACATTTACTACATACATCTCATTAAAAAAGAGAGAACCAAATAACTATGATATAGTATATTTAGATGAATGTCATTCACTTAAATATGTTCATGAGTTATTTCTAGCTAGATTTACAGGTAGAATTCTTGGTCTTACTGGTACACCACCAAAAAACACAACCTCTGAAAAGGGAATGTTAGTACAAAAGTATTGTCCTATTAAGTATACATTTACTACGGATGATGCAACTGACTCTAAGATACTTAATGACTATAAGATCATTATACATCAGTTAGAATTGTCTAAGTTACCTTCTTTAAAGAAGAAAAACAAGGCAGGTGGATTCTGGTATACATCAGAAAGAAAAGACTATGATTATGTTACCAATAGGCTAGCACAAGCTAATACAGACAAACAAATACAGTTTGGTAGAATTATGCGTATGAGAGCTCTAATGGATTACACAAGTAAAGAAGCATATGTAAAAGGTATACTTAGTAATGTAAGCAGTAAATGTATTGTATTTGCTAATACTCAAAAACAGGCAGATAGAATATGCAAGCATAGCTATCACTCTAAAAATTCTAAATCAGATGAAAACCTTGAGTTGTTTTCTGATGGAAGAATAGATAAGCTATCCTGTGTGTTACAATTATCAGAAGGTGTTACAATACCCGGCCTTAAAGCAGGTATTATTATGCATGCATATGGTAATGAAAGAAAAACAGCACAAAGAATAGGAAGATTACTCAGGTTAAATCCAACTGAGACAGCTACATGTCACATACTTATGTACGTAGGTACACAAGATGAGAAATGGGTGGCTGATGCAGTCAAAGGATTTGATCAATCAAAAATTAAATACTATAATCCACTTAATAAATAACATTATGGGAAGAATGAAAGAGCTCTTTATTGAGCAACAACAAGAATTAGAATACCGTGGTGCACATGATGCAATGATACACGGTTTATCTAGAAAAGCAATAGAAGAATATATAGAAGAAGGTGATACACCTTGTCCTAACTGTAACATGCCAACTTTGTTACGCAATGAATCAAATGCTAAGTGCACTGAGTGTGCTCAAGAGTTTGTTTATGTTGACGGAGGAGCACTAAGATTTTTGTGATATGGAATTTATAACAAACACAGGAGAAACAGTAGAAGTAGAATATACTTATGATCCAGGTGAACCAGACCAATGGTATGATTCCAACGGAGATCCAGGTACACCAGGTTATGGACCATCAGCAGATATAAAGCATGTTTGGTACACTAACACGGATACTAATGGTAATGAAGTTACCATAGATGTACAACACTTATTAGAAGAAGACATAGAAGAAAAAATACTAGAATATCATGAGCAATAATGAACCTAAAAAAAAAATAGTTAACGGTAAAACATATATATTTGATAACGGTAGATGGGTAAATGTTTATACACTAGATTTAGATCCACATGACCCAGATTATTTATCATTTGTACCACTAAAAAATCAAAGTGATGACTAAGGACAACAAAAACATTTTAATTTATGCTTCAGTACTAAAAGCACTAGAACATTTAGATAAGCTTGATATGCATCCAAGTTCAGATCAAAGAAATATTGATGCTGCAATACAAAGATTGGAAGATATAAAAAGCATTTCTAAGATAAGTGTTGATGATACACATAAGAAGCTTATGGAAACGGGACCTCATTCTGAATTCTTAAATACACAAGGAAGAAGTAGTGAGAAAGTTAAATACACTGAAGATGTTGCTATACTTGCTGTTTTAGCATGTGTTGCATTATTATCAGCTTTAGCCTTTTTTACATGAAAGATAATTTATACATAAAGGCTTCAGTTAAAGATGGTCAACTATATTTTCCTATTAAAGCAATGGGTACTAAATATAGAAAGTTCTTTGAACAATTAGAAGATGATTCTAGACTGGAGATATTTGTTGGTGTAAGTGGTGCTAAGGGTAGTAACCCACAACTAGCACGCTTACATGCAATGATTAGAGAAATAGCACAAGAAATTGGCTATACCTTTGAAGAAGCCAAGATACAAGTAAAAAGATCCGCAGGATTATGTTTTGTAAAAGACAAACAAGAGTATTGTAAGTCTTTTGCAGATTGTGATAAAGATGAGTTGAATTTAGCAATTCAATCTTGTATAGAAATAGGAGACTTTAATGGGATGCAGCTTAGATAATTACTTTACAATTTTAAGTTTAGCTTCTAAAGCTTTTATCTCTTCTGAAACGTCTTCACCTGACATCATTTTTCTTCCAAGGTCCGCTACTTCTTCTTTAGTAGCTGATGTTTTAGTTTTTAATTCATAACCTTGATCAATAGCATTTGATTTAATGGTTTGTAATAGTGAAAATAAAACATAAAGATCACCTTCCCATGGGTCTAACATAATTTTTTCTTCTGGTTCTTTTCCAGAATCATGAGCTTCAATAATTTTGTTAAACTTAATGAATGTATCACCTACTGTTTCAATCTTATCTTCTTCCATTATAGTTTTATTTATAATGGCAGTTAAAGCTGGGATATACCTAGTTGATACAGATATATTTTTTACAGTAGCATTAAAATCCCATGTACTATAGCTTTCAAATTCTGGCTTATCGGATGTTTCAGTAGTATCTGACATAATAAAAGTTTTAACAAATATACTATAAATTAATAAATAAAATGGAAATAGACATAAATATCTTAAGAGATAATTTAAACAGCAAACTTAAAGAAAGTGGCTGGGACCGCATGCTTGCACCATATGTAAATGGTTTAAGCTTTGATCATATAATGAATACATTAATAGAAAATGTAGAACAAGGTAAGCGTTTTACCCCAAGATTTAAAGATGTGTTTAATGGATTTTATGAATGTCCATATGATGATATGAAAGTTGTCATAGTAGGTCAAGATCCTTATCCACAACTAGGTGTAGCTGACGGAATTGCATTTAGCTGTAGTAGAAAAGGTAAAGCTGAAAAGTCTTTACAATATATACTAAAGCAAACAGTTGGTGATTTTACTAAAACAGGTAGAGTTATGTATACACCAGAAGAATGTGACTTAAGACGTTGGTCCAACCAAGGTGTACTGCTAATTAATACAGCATTTACATGTGAGATAAATAAAATTGGTTCTCACTATGGTATATGGAAAAGTTTTACTGAATATATCTTTGATAATATAAATAGACATAACAAAGATACTGTGTTTATACTTATGGGTAAGAAAGCAGAGCAATGGCAAACATTAATTCCAAACTGTAAAATTTTAAAATGTTCTCACCCTGCATCAGCTGCATATAGAGGTGGAGAATGGGACTGTAATGACGTTTTCAACAAAGCTAATCAAGAATTAGAAAAGCAGGGGAAAACTTGCATAGAATGGTAAATTTTATTACCTTTGATAACCCTAAAAAATAATATAAATGGCTAATAACCAGGACATTAACCAGAAGCAAGAGATTGCTGAATTTAAAAAATCTTTTTACACAACTTACGGAGTAAAATTGTATATTTACACTCCTCAAGAAAAAAACAAAAGGATTCCATTAGGTATATTTCATGATAGCGCTTTAGCAGCTCTTCATGAAAATGAACCAAGATTTAGTAGAATTAAAAGCCTACAACATAGAACTAGACTTAGAGATTATCTTGTATATGTACAAGTTATGTCTTACTTAGCTCATAAAGAAGGCCATAGTAAAACTAGTATAGGTAGATTCTTAAAACGCAACCATGCAACCGTTATTAATTCATGTAAAATGATAGACAATGGTTTTTTCAGTAATGATAAAAAAGTTATGGATGCTCATGATAACACTTTAAAACACTTAGAAAAATATGTGGGAACTATTTCAGAAAATACTGAAAGCAAACTTGACTCCAAACCAGAGCTTGATCCTATTTGGTATGAAGCAAAAAATCTCCTTACCAGAGGCAGTAGCAAAGGATAGAGAGGCGCTTGTAAAAAAAGGTTTTCTAGAAATGAAAGAAGACCAATATATAATGACAAATAAAGCCAAAGTAATTTGTGCTACTCTAGATAGTTATTTTATTAAAGCTAAGAAAAAGACTGATATTCAATTAATGGGTAAAGACTTTGTAGAAAGAATAAATAATTATAGAGAAGTATTTCCTGCTAAAAAATTACCAAGCGGTAAACCAGCAAGAAATAATGTCAAAGCTTTAGGAGAAGCATTTAGATGGTTCTTTGAAACATATGATCATACATGGGATGAAGTGCAAAAAGCAACTGAGATGTATGTAAATGAGTATAGAGATGCAGAGTATATGTACATGCAAACAAGTCAATACTTTATATGTAAGCAAGATAAACATAGGGTCAAACATTCTACTTTAGCTGACTACTGTGATATGATAGTAGAAGGTGTAAGTACAGAAGAAGATCACTTTAAAGAAAATGTAGTATAACTAATTAAATAAATAATATGGGTAAACCAACACCAGCATGGGTGGGCCAGTACACAGCCTTCAATGATGCACTAAAATATATGTATGCTAGGTCAACAGGAGAAGAGAAATCTATTTACACTCCTTGGCCTAAATTTAATGATGCAGCTACTGATGGCTTAGAATGGAACACACTAACTGTTATTGGTGGTAGACCTGGTTCAGGTAAAACTCTTATTAAAGATCAGATTATACGTGAATCATTTATGCTTAATCCTAATGATGACTTTAGAGTTCTTGAATTTCAATTTGAGATGGTTGGTAGAACATCAGCTATTAGAGAATTTAGTTCTATAACCGGTAAAACATATAAAGAATTATGTAGCGCTGGATCTGTCTTAAGTACTGAAGCATTAAACACATGTCATCAATATGCCAAAGAAAGAGTAAAGTATCCTGTAGATATTATATCAACACCCTTGACTGTAAATCAAATGCGTGATCAAATTGATCAGTATATGACTAAACATCAAGGTAAAAAGACTATAATTACATTAGATCATACAATGCTTGTAAAGAGGGCCCCTTATCAAAACAATTCATTAGATATGTTATTTGAATTAGGTGAATTCTTTACTCAATGTAAGAGAGATTATCCTTGTTTATTTATTGCACTATCACAACTTAATAGAAATATTGATAACCCTGATAGAGCAATTGATGGCAAGTATGGTAATTATATTCTTGAGTCAGATATATTTGGATCAGATGCTATGCTTCAGCATGCTGATATGTTAATTGGTATCAACCGCCCGGCTAAACAAAAGATTAGATATTATGGGCCTGATAGATATATAATAGAAAATGATAGGACATTGGTGTTGCATTTCTTAAAAGCTAGAAATGGTGATGCAAGAATGAGTTTTTTCAAAGCAGAATTTGAAAAGATGCAGATTGCAGAAATGCCTACTCCTGGACAACAAGAACGCAGATGATAAGCACTAAAAAATTAAACACAGAAATTATGGGATTAACTCCTGAAGAAAGAAAACAAAAAGTAAATAAATTAAGAGAAGAGCATGAAGACTACTTTCAAACAGTAGGTACTATGCATGCACTGTATATACCAAAGATGGCCTATAGGCCTAAAGGTAAAGATGAATTATATGTATCATTCTTTCCTAGTGAGCTAGAAAAAGATAAAGACATTTACACTGAATTTGTAAGTATAGATTATGATTCTGAAGATCCAAAAAGAACGTTATATTTGCATAGAGCTAATCCACATTGGAAATCAGAATATGAATTAGTTACTTCCAGTTCAGGTTTTCAAAGACATCTTATACCTGTAAGTGAATTAAAAGTTATTAATGATATAACTTCAAGAGGTAATCCTATTATAGAAGAGCCTAAGTTTGTATCAGATATAGGTAAAACATTATTTGATTTACCAAATCCTGATGCAGGTGCAAATTCTGCACTTATAGATAAGCTAGAAGAAATAAATCAAACATTAATCACATTAACTAAAGTAATCAATAAATTCAATAAATAAATCATGGCAAACAGCGTATTAGTAATTGCTGATTCAGGTACAGGAAAGTCAACCTCAATCAGAACATTAGATCCCAAAGAGACTTTCATTATAAACATAGCAAATAAACCTTTACCTTTTAAAGGTTGGAAGAGTAAGTATACTCAGATAACTAAAGATAACCCTAAAGGTAATCTTACCTCAGCTGCTACAGCTCCGGGTATTATTAAGGCAATGCGTCATGTAAATGATAAAATGGGCCATATCAAAACTATTGTTGTTGATGATTGGCAATATATGAGTTCTTTTGAATATTTTGATAGAGCTAATGAAAAAGGGTATGATAAGTTTACTCAGATTGCAGCTAACTTAGCACAAGTTGCTAAGCTACCTAAAGATCTTAGAGATGACTTAACTATCATTTTCTTAACTCACTCAGAAGAGTCAACTGATATTAATGGGAATAGAAAAATTAAAGCTAAAACTGTTGGCAAAATGATTGACAACACTTTAACTTTGGAAGGCTTATTCTCAATTGTTTTATTTGGAAAAGTAAATAAAAATGATGATGGTGAACTTGAATATGGTTTTGAAACTCAAAACAATGGAGAGAACACATGTAAATCACCAATGGGTATGTTTGAAGATAGATTTATCAAGAATGACCTACAATTTGTAACAAGTTGTATTGAAGAATACAACAAATAAACTAATAATTAAAAAAAGTAAATTATGTTAAGTACTAAAGACATGTCTGCCGGATCAGGCGGAACTAAACCAGTAATTGGAACAGGAAATCAAAAAGTAAAAATCAATTCTATTACCTTTGATCAAACACCATATGATGCAGATGCATACAATATTACATTACATGTAGAAGGTGAACCTATTGAAGGAGAATTCAATGGTTTTCTTAAAGACGTTAATAATGTAAATGGTCCACGTTATGAAGGTCAAGTTGGTAGAGTAAGATTTTCTCCATATCCATTTAAAGATGCTACATTAGCAAATGGTAATGAAATTAGCCGTGATACTGAAGTTTTGAAAGCAATGGTCTTTTTGGCTGAAGTTGTTGGCAAAAGAGATGAGCTTGATGCTATTGAGGCAGGAACAATTGAAGACTTTATGATGAAGGCTGCAAAGATTTGTTCAGGCACTGGCTATATTAATGCTTGCTTAGGTGCACGTGAGTGGGAAAATAGAGAAGGTTATGTAAATAATGATCTATTCTTACCAAAGAGAAACAGAATGGGTGTTCCTCTAGAAGCTCTTGATGTAGAGAATTCTAATCTTGTACAATTTGATAAGAATGATAGCAATCATTTCAGACCATTTGTAAAGAAAGAAGCAGCACCAGCTAATAACTTTGAACCAGCTCCTACTGCAGGATCTGACTTTGAACTTTAATATCTCCAATTAGAAAGAGTGGGCTCAGTGTATTGCTGGGCCCATTTCTTTTTAATATCTTTGGTTTTATGTTTAATACAAAAAACATTGTTGGAGAAGGACAAGATGTACCTAGTACTTGGGTGTTTCAATATTACTTAGATCTTCCTGAACAGCTTACTGGTCAAGACATTAAGATTAAATCTATTTTTAATCCTAATGAAAGAACGCCAAGCTTTTGCATATATGTAGATAAATCTATAATGCAGTATAAGTTTAAAGACTTTTCAACAGGTAGAAGCGGTAATAAGATAGATCTAGTTAAACTAATGTTTAATATAGACTTTCATGGTGCCATGACAAAAATGACATCAGATTACAACAAGTATGTGCAATCATCAGAATATGTACAACAAAAATTTACACCTCAATCAAGATGGAAAATTGACTTTATCAAAGAAAGACAATGGACTACTGAGGATAGGAAGTTTTGGTTATCTTTTAGAATAGGTAAAACTATGCTTGAAGAGTACAATGTTAGACCAATTGATTATTATAATTTAATTAAAGATGATTCAGGTGAAGTAAATAAGCTAACTATAGGTAGCAAATGGTGCTATGGTTATTTTGATAAGAATGGTGAAGTTTATAAAATGTACCAACCTTTTAGTAAGAAGTACAAATTTTATAAAGCAAAGCCATATTTACAAGGTAAGGACCAGCTTAAGTATAATCAGCCTTATTTAGTTATTTGTTCATCACTTAAAGATTCAATGTGCTTAAAGAGTATGGGTTATAACATAGAAGTTATTAGTCCTGACTCAGAAAATACTATGATTAAACCTCATATTATAGAGCACTTAAAGAAGAAGTATAAAAAAGTAATCACTCTATTTGATAATGATGATGCAGGTAAGCATGCTGTGGAGGTATATTTAAAAGAATATAAAATCCACGGTTTTGTGCCAACTATATGTAAAGACATATCAGATGCTATGAAAGAGCATGGATTTGATAAAGTGCATAGTATGCTAAGACCATTATTAAAAGAGACCTTAAATAAATAATATATGAAATGGTTTATACCGGGAAACGTACCTTCTAGTAAAAATGGAAGAAGATGGACAGGTAAATACTTTATTGCTAGCAAAGCTGTAATGAACTACAGAAAAGCAACTAAAGATATTTATCTTAAATATACTGAAGAGTTTAAAGAAGAGCTCAAGAAGCATGAGCTTCCAGTTAAAATATCTTTTGAATTTATTAGAGGCAGCCGCCATAAGTTTGATTATATAAATCCTGCACAAACAGTGCAAGATGATATGGTTAAGTATGGCTGGATAGAAGATGATAATGCAGAATTTATAATCCCTGCATTTGAGCAATACACATATGATAAGAAGAATCCAGGAGTATGGATAGAGATAATTACAAAGTAATTACATTTGAAGAATTCTTTAGATTAAAACAAATGTTTCAAGGTTTACCTGATGATCAGGAATTAGCTTGGGAAATTTATACAAATAATTATAAGAATGACACTACTGATTTACTAATGCATAAAGCTTTAGTATTTAAACACAGAAAGAAGTTTGCTGATGCGGTTCAATTTATTGATCCACCAATTGTTGGCAGACAGGCTTTATACTATTATATAGATATCCATAAAGCAGATTCTATTTATAAACAAATATTAGATAAAATCATGAATCAATGATAAACATACAAGATCAGGTTGCAAGAACAACTAAAAATTTAATATTTACAGAGCCCTTTTACGGGCTCTTTTTAATTGGTATCAATAAGCAATATAGTGAGCGTATTCCTACAGCAGGAGTAAGCAAACAAGGTATTGGTATGCAATTGACAATAAATCCAGAGTTTTATAATGGACTCAGTGAAGATCACAGATTTGGATTAATTAAACATGAACTTTTGCATATTGCATTTGGTCATCTTTTATTGAGGGATCTATATTCTAATCACAAGTTATTTAATATAGCTGCAGATTTAGAGATCAACCAGTACATACTGGAAAGTAAATTACCTGATGGTGGTTTATTGTTATCAAGTTTTCCTGAATTAAATCTTCCTAAAAAAGCAGGTACAAAAGAATATTATAAACTTTTGGAACAAGCGCAAGAAGATGGGACCTGTCCTTCATTAGATAATCTAATGGATCAAATGGATGGTGAATCACCTTATTGTCATAGTACGTGGAAAGAGTTTGATGAGTTACCTGAAGCTGATAAAAAGTTAGTTCAGAAACAAATTGAACATCAACTTAAAGAATCTGCTGAGCAAACAGAAAAGAAACAAGGTACTATACCGGGTGAGCTTGCTGATTTGATTCATAGGTTAATGCACATTGAACCCCCTAAGTTTGATTGGAAAGGATATCTAAGAAGATTTGTAGGTAACTCTAGTATAGTATATACTAAAAAGCTGAGACGTAAATACAATAAACGTTATTCAGCTAATCCAGGACTTAAGATTAAATTCAAGAATCACATACTTGTTGGTGTTGACACAAGTGGATCTGTAAATAATGATGAGCTTAAAGAGTTCTTTAGTGAACTTGCATTTAATCCAAAAAAAGATTGGGAAATACATGGTCGTGGTGGGACAAGCTTCCAACCAGTAGTAGATCATTTTAATGAAAACAAAGGGCAGTATACAGCTCTAATATATTTAACAGATGGTGAGGCTTATTCTCCAGAAAACTGTCCAAATAACACCTTATGGGTATTAAGCAGTATTTCTAGTATGAATGATGAACTACCAGGACAAGTAATTAAATTAAATTAATAGAAAAATGGCACAAGTAAATTTAAATGTAACAGAGTTAAAGGGGTTTGTAAATCACATAATTGCTAATAACAGATATTTGCAAGAAGCAGGTAAGAATTCTGTATCCGTAGAAGTTGTAGGTGAATCAGGTATTGGTAAGACTTCTACTATAGTAGAGCTTGCTCAAGATAATAACCTAAAGTTTGTAAAGCTTAATTTAGCTCAGATAGAAGAACTAGGTGACTTAGTTGGTTTCCCTGTACGTCAATTTCAGATGTATAAAGAGAAGCAAGTACCTGCAAAGAAGATTGATGACATATCTTATACAGCAGCACAAAGAGCTGCAGCATCATCAGATTTAGCTAATCTTAAAACTACTACTAAAAAAGTTGGTATGTGGGTTGATGAACTTGCCGTACAAGAGTATCTAAAGAATGGATACAAAATGACAGGTAAGAACAGAATGTCTTATTGTGCTCCTGAATGGATTGCAGATGCAAAAGTATCTCATGGACATTACCAAAAGACTGGCACATAATTTTGACAGCAAATCCGGATAACGGTGATTATATGGTTAACAGTGTAGATAGTGCACAAAAGACTAGATATGTAACGGCTAACCTTAAGTTTGATGTTAATGTATGGGCACAATGGGCTGAGGGTGCAGGTATTGATACACGTTGTATTAACTTCCTATTGCTCCATCCAGAGTTAGTAACACAAGAGACTAATGCAAGATCAATTACTACATTCTTTAATGCAATATCAAGCTTTGATTCTTTTGAGGATAACCTTAGTATGATTCAGATGATTGGTGAAGGTAGTGTTGGTGATGCTTTTGCTTCTATGTTTACAACCTTTATTAATAATAAGCTTGATAAGCTGGTAACACCTAAAGATTTGTTGACTCATGAAAACGAATCATATATCTTGGGTGAGCTTAGAGGTTGTATTGGTAAAGATGACACGTACCGTGCAGATATTGCATCTACTCTTGCTACAAGGCTAGGTAACTTCTCAGTTGTTCATTCTAAAGATAATACAATAACACAGAAGTTAACAGACAGGCTGATAGCTTTATGTACTAAAGATTATTTTACTAATGATCTTAAGTATTTAATTGTACGTACAATTTTTAACGGTAATAAAAAGAAGTTTAACAAGTTGATGATGGTTCCTGAAATCATCCAAATGACAATGAAGTAAAATGGCAAATAAATCAGTATATCAAAAGTTTGATGCTGATGCTTTAAAATACTTTGGACTAGAAGCTGACCCTGTATATGGGTTGGTTTCTAGTACTAGTATTGTTGAAGTATTATGTTCACAAGATCAAACAACATATGAAAAAATAAACACTATACTAACGGTCCCTACAGAGGATGACCAAACTTTTAGAACCAAAAAGAAAGCTTTTATACTACCAAAATGTAATGTATCACAGGATAGATTGAAAGCTGCTCTTAAAGAGCATGGTATAACTGTAACAAATGATTATGAAATAGCAGATCTAATTGTAGGTCATGATGAAATATCAACTTATAAATTATCTAATGCTGAGAATATTCCTTCTACAGTAATGATGAATAAGATATGGAATTATGAGACTACAAAAGGAGATGTGAATGGACATGGTATTATTAAAAAGATAGGTGATTCAGGTTTGGAATGTATTATTACACCAAAGATCACAGATAATGTAAGATACTATGATATAGATATAGAAGATAGTTTGTATGATGTCTGGATGTTAACTGGTATGGCTATAAACTTGGCTCATATAATTGATACTACAGATGTTAGTGTTATTGATCCTGAGACAGTGCTTCATGCGTCTGCTACTAAAATGACTCTTGATGAACAGCTTCTTAGTGATCTTAAAACTCAGTTAAATTCATATGGTGATGATAAAGCTTTAGCTCTTAAAATTGTTCCTACTATTGACTATAAGAAAAACTATCATTTATTGTGGCAGTTTGCACAAGACTGTAGTAGCATAACATATGCAGACAATAGAGATAAAGATTTGCAGTATTGGTTAGAAGCATCAAAGTTTAATGATTTTCATCGTAAAAGTGCACAAGACATGATACTATGGTTGGAGCAAGAAGAGAAACTTGATACAACAACGTTTAGATATCTTGAGCCTATAGTAAGAAGAGAAATAAGCATTCATAACAGAGACCTTTATACATTTAAAGTAGCTGTTAAAAAAGAATATCAAAAATATTTAAAACATGAAAAAAAGAGTAAGATTAAACATTAATATAAAATCATCTGCAATTGATGATAGCGGTAGATTAACAAAAGATGCTTTTGAATGGAATCATCTTGATGGTATGCATGTCTTTAGCAGCAATAACTGGGAAGTTAGGATGGAAGATCTAACTAAACTAGGTGTTGCTAATTTAAAGAAAACAGTTGATTTACAAGATAAAAAGATCTATAGGTATCCTAAGTTAGATTTACCTAGACAGAAAGTTGACCTTTTGAAAGAAAAGTTTAACTGCAAAGTTATCAGAGATGCTTCTAAAGCTGATATAAGTATAGTATCTATGAAGTTTTTTGATAAATTAGTTTCTAGAGAATGGAAATCATCTATTACATATGTAGAGTGCTATAAGATTTTAGCTGAATTAAAGAATATGGATTTGCTTTCTTCATCAGCTTTAGATGTTTTAAGAGACTTTATGTCTAATACAGATGTAAACTATAGAGTTAGTTTTAGCTATGGTTCAAACTGGAATGAAGCACAGACAGCTCAAACTGATAAAGTAAAACAAGTTATAGATCAGCTAGCATCACAAAATAATAAATCTGCTGATCACGGTCATGATTGGATATTACCTGTAGAAAACTATGAATTGTTTGATAAAATAACAAACTCATCTACTGAAATTATTGCAGACACAAGTATATGTGCAATAATAGATGAAGACCTTGCTGTTTTAGAAAGTGAAAAATTTGATGAGGTAGAGAAGATGGTTACCAGTAGTGATATAGATAATAGATCATTAGCTTTAGAGATGTTGGCTAATTCCAATATTGAAAAATCTTTTGATGTAGTATCTGGTATTTATTACTGGCACTATGATTGGCTTAAAGCTACTACAAACTGGAATACAGTTAACGTTAAGGCTTTTAGAAAAAGAATGAAGGCTTATGAAGGAAACCATAATACTCAAGGTATTTACTCTTTTAATAAGTATCTAAATCTTTTGGCTAAAGACAGAAAATTAACTAAATTTGCTGTGGATAGTACAAGAGAAAAGCTTCATACAACATTTCTAGCTAGTTTAGTAGGACCAAGTGCAGATGTATTTAAGGTTGACTTAGATTCTTTGTACATTAATGAAGAATTAACTAATAAAATTATTTCAGATGAATAGAAACATGGAAAGAGAAGAAGACTTTTATGCAGATAAAGATTTTGCATTTAGTTATTCTTCTCTTAACAAACTTTTATTTTCACCATCCTTGTTTTACAAGGACTATATTCTTAAACAACGTGAGGTTAAAACAGATAAACATTTAGTAGAAGGTAAACTTGTACATTGTTTAGTGTTTGAACCTGAGAACTTAAACAAAAAGTTTAACATTGTACCCGGTAAAGCACCATCAGATAGTGTTAGAAAGGTCCTAAAAAATATGTCTTTATATACTGATGCAAAATTGTTATTTGATGTTCCATCTGAAATAGTATTGGATTCACTCAAAGAAATGAATTTGTATCAATCTCTTAAAACAGATGAACAACGTATTGTAAAGATTATAAAAAAAGAGTTTGAACCTTATTGGGAATTCTTATCTAATACTAATGTAGATGTTATTAATGAAGAGACACTATTAGATTGTACTGCTAAAGCTGAAGTTATAAAAGCTAATGAAGAGGTTATGAGTTTATTTAAAAATGAACAGACTGACTTTGATTTAGACCCAATAACTACATATGCAGAACAATATCTTGTTTCTGATCTAGATGGCTATCCGTTTAAATTACATGGATATGTGGATTACTATACTGTTGACTCTGAGTCAAAGACAGTAACAATATGTGATCTTAAAACATCCGGTAAAACTGTTGATGTATTTGCAGAAAGCGTAGACTTTTATAATTATTGGTTGCAAGCTGCTATTTATTCTAAAATGGTTTATGATTCTCTTGGAGATGATAGAGATGATTACACTATAGAATTTAAATTTATTGTGATTGATAAGTATAATCAAGTATATGTTTTTGATGTATCTCAAGAATCTATGGGCAATTGGGCTCAAGGTCTTGGCGGTGTATTAAAAACTGCAGGATATCACTACAATGAGAGAAACTATTCATTACCTTATGAATTATTAGTGAAAAAGGTTAAATTATAGTATGGGCGTATATTTAGAATATTTTCAAAAAAGCAAAGTATTTCTTTATCCTTTACTAAAAATAAAGAAAGGCATTACCCGTGTACCAATACAAACGTATGTTGCATGGGATAATGTCTATTCTACTAATGATCTTAAGTTTTTGTGTGAATACAAAACTAAACAAACACCTAAGTTTAATAGTTTTGCTAAATCACATTTATTAAATCATTCTCTACTTGAAGAAGTAATAGAATTAAATGAAAATACCCAACTCTTTATTTTTGATTTTAGTAAATTTAAATCTGACTACAATAAATTCCTTAAAGGAAAATATTCACAGTATAGTTTAGATAGTAAAATCAGTATAATTGATTTCTTTGGAACACAAGATAAAATTGGATCATATGTTGAAGGTTTTCTTACACCAGAAGGTGTGCATGATGAATATGCTGAAAGCCTTGGTGTAGATATTAAATCTATAGAAGATATATATGAAGTATGTACACCTCCTGATCTTGAAAAAGAAACTTTAATTGATAATAATCATGTTATTAACCAATTATTAAAAAATAGTTCCATATATTTGACAAATAAATAAAATAATTATGGCAAACCAAATAGGACAAAATATGATGTTAGTAAATTCTAGTTTTAGAAATGCTAAATCATTTACTTTAATCCCAGTGAGTCAAGACTCACCATATGTAGAAGCTATGTTTGACCCAACGTCAGGCATTTTAGCTGTCATCAGTAAAGTGATGAAACAATCTTACCACATGGTACCTAAATTGGATGACAACGGTCAACCAATAAGATTAAAAACACCTAATCAACAGACAGGAAAAACTGTAAAAGAAGAAAGAAGATTAGTAGATACATTTTCTGAGTTTTATCTAAGTGATAGATCTGATATAGAAACATTTATTCATATGTTTGCAGTAAATGCAGATAATTTTAATATTGAAGAATTTTTTGTTGATTTACAAAAAACAGAACCATCTAAAATTATTCTTCCGGGTCAATAGAATTCCCATACTATCCAACTCTATAATCCGGTACAGAAAAACCTCATTGAATTGGGGTTTTTTTGGCTCTAATAAATTTTAAATGGCTAAATTAACACAACAAGAAATAATGGATGTGAACATCCTATTTGCTATGACTAAGTGTATGGGAGAACTAGCACATAATCTACAGTATATACATACCCAACAAGTTAAACAGAGAATTAAACATGTAATTAAAACTGTTAAATTGTATGAAAGGGAAATTGATAAACAACTAGAACGTGAAGGTTCTTCAGAAGCTATTGAAAGTATTTATGATGGTATTATGGAGTTAATTTATGAAGCTAGAGAAGTTGCACTTAAAAACTATAATGATGGAAACACTAATTCAAATGAGAGAAAGGCTGATGATATTAGCTCTCAAAAAACATAAAACTGTAAAAAGTGCAGCTAAAGCTTTAGGTATTAGTGATAGAACTTTACATGCATTTAAAGATAAACTTAAAGATAGAAAAGAATGAAGCATTGGGTAATGGACTATGAGACTTTATCTAATTGTTTCACCGGGGTATTTGAACATTATAAGACTACAGAAACAAAAGTCTTTGTTATTCATGACCTGCGTAATGATTTAGATGAGTTCATTAGTTTCCTAGAAGAAAACTTTAATAATAAAGAGTGGCATATATCCTATAATGGATTGGCCTTTGATGCTCAAGTCACTCACTATATAATAGATAACCATATAGATTGGTCAGATCTTAGTGGTTGTGAGATTGCTAGTATTATTTATAGATATGCCCAACGTTGTATTCAGAAATCTAACAATAAAGAATTCAGTGATTATCCACAATGGAAGATGATAATTGGTCAAATAGACATATTTAAACTTCATCATTGGGATAATCCAGCCAAGCGTTCAAGTCTTAAATGGATTCAATATAGCATGGATTGGGAAAACATCCTTGACATGCCTATTCATCATGAGACAGAGATAACTAAACAAGAAGAAATAGATACTATACTTGAATATTGTATTAATGATGTAAGATCTACTAAAGAAATTTATAATAGATCTAAGTCACAGGTTGGTTTAAGAAAAGAACTGACCCAGACTTATAACATTAATCTGTTTAGTGCTTCTGAGCCCCGTATCAGTAAAGAACTTTTTGGATTTTATTTATCAGAAAAACTTAATATACAAAAGAGGGACCTAAAACAAATGAGAACTCATAGAACTGTAATTAAAGTTGATGATATTATATTACCATACATCTCGTTTACATCTCCTGAGTTTAAAACATTACATGATAGGTTTAAATCTCTTGAGATAGATGCAACAAGATTAAAAGGTAGTTTTAAATATCATATTAATTACAAAGATGTGAAGACTCACTTTGGTTTAGGAGGTGCACACGGTGCTGCTGCTAAAGGAGTTTATGAAAGCTCAGATGATATGATCATTATGTCTTCGGATGTAACTAGTTTTTATCCTAATCTAGCTATTAAAAACAAGTGGTCTCCTGCGCATTTTCCAGTTGACCAGTTTTGTGATCAGTATGAGTGGTTCTTTGAGGAGCGTAAGAAGATACCTAAGAGCAATCCAATGAATTATGTATACAAGATTATACTTAATTCTACTTTTGGTCTTAGTAATGATGTAAACAGCTTCTTTTATGACCCTGAGTTGTGTATGAGAATTACAATTAACGGTCAACTAACGTTGATGATGTTGTATGAACAAATAATGGAGCGTATACCGGGTGCTGTTGCTTTATTACAAAACACAGATGGTGTAGAAACTATTATACCTAGGGAGCACTATGATTTATATATGCAAATATGTGAAGAATGGGAAAATACTACAAGTTTAAACTTAGAACATGATGAATATCAAAAGCTTGTTTTATCTGATGTAAACAATTACATTGGTGTAAACAACTTTGTAAACGTTGACATTACTAAGTGGAGAGAAGTTAAACAAAGTCAGCCTCATTACTTATTTAAGGTTGAGAATGACAAGTTTAGCTTTGCGCCCGTTAAGCTTAAAGGTAGGTTTGACTTTCATAACCTGCAGTTGCATAAGAATAAGTCTAAGCTAGTGATCCCAAAGGCCATATATCAATACTTTGTTAATGATGTGCTGCCAGAAGATTACTTAGAAGAGAATAAAAATATTCTTGACTACTGTATAGGAGGTAAATCCAAAGGTGATTGGCAACAAGTAGCCCGCAGTATATTAAACGGTGCTTATAATGAAGAGTCATTGCAGAAAATCAATAGGTATTTTATATCTAAAGAAGGTGTAAAGATTATTAAAGTCAACAAGAATGATGGACGTGAGATACAGTTAGAATCAGGTAGATGGTTGCAAACAGTCTTTAACAAGATGGAAGTTAAACCTAAATGGTCTGATTATAATATAGATAAGTTATATTATCTTCAAGCTATTGAATCTGAGATAAATAGTATACTCTCTGTAAAAACAAATCAATTAAAATTATTTTAAACATATGGATTATTTTGAATTAGAATGTGCAGTTGAAAGCTGGGCAGAAGAAAAAGGTATTTTAGAAAAAGCAACGCCAATGGCCCAAGCTTTAAAGACATTAGAAGAAACAACTGAGCTCTGCACGGCTATCAATGCTGATGACCGTGAAGAGATCATTGATGCTATGGGTGATATTATGGTCACCCTGATTATTCAGGCTAAGATGCAAAATGTATCTTTAGAGTATTGTCTTAAGTCAGCTTATAATGTAATTTCTAAACGTACCGGTAAAATGGTTAACGGTCAGTTTGTAAAAGATATAGATATTATATCTGGTACTGAGTCAGCTTACATAAAGAATGATTAAGGTACAAAGAACTAAGACCCTTGTAACTAAACCAAATAACAATAGTGCTAACTGCATAGCTCCCAATATTATCTACGGGTGTTTTGGCGGCTGTGTAGATACCTATTGTTATATGTCTAGGTATAATGGCAAAAGAGTCTTTGTTAATAAAAACGTTGACCAGATCTTCCAGTCTGTAGTTAATTGGGAAAAATCTTACTATAAAGAACCTGATCAACAAGACCCTATATATACTATGGTAGATGTAGCATGCAATTCAGATTTAGTTCTAATGCAAAAACATATGCCTGAACCTTTAATTGATTACCTTAAACGTTATGATGATCATCCTCAGCTTAATAGCACTATGGCCACTAAGTATCCGGGGTTGTTGAAGCTTGACGTAAAAAAGTTCAACAAACCTCCAAGAGTACGTGTAAGCCTTATGCCTCAGAAGTATTCTAATATATTAGAACCTAAGATGCAAAAGATAGAAAGTCGTATAGCTGATGTTAACCGTCTAAAAGATTTAGGCTGGCAAGTTCATCTTAATTATAGCCCTTTAGTCTTTTATCCCGGTTGGAAAGAAGAGTATGATAAACTTTTTGCACAGGTAAAAGAACAGGCAGGCATAAATAAATGTGAAGTTATTGCACTTACTAATCATACTAATCAAATGGCCAAGGCATCACCAGAAGCCCAGGACATGATGAAGTATAGTTCAGAAGTAAAAAATCAAAGCGGTGTCATGAGATATCCTCTGATGCATAAAGGCCGGTTATTAAGAGAGTTTAAAGAGATATACAGTAAATATTTTCCTTTAAATACAATAAGATATATATTTTAATTTGCTGTGTCAGATTAATTTATTATATTTACACTTTAAAAGTTTAATATTATGGGACATAAAAAACCAACAGAGACCACAAGGTCTTATTTAGAGAATGCACCCTTACCCAATCATGGTAAGACATACACAGTTGTTACACACAAAGAGGTGATAGACAATACGTTAACTTTACTCAAGAAGAGTGGGTTCACAGTTCAAAGGGAAATATACAGAGCAAATACTAATGCTACAATTGCACAAGGTATTTATCATATTTACCCTAGTAGAAGCGTTGATGAAGATATCATTAATGAAACTGAATTAGGGATGATGTTTGCCTGGACTAATTCATATAATAAACTTGTTAGATTCCAATGTGCTATTGGGGCCTATGTTAAGGTTTGTTATAACGGTATGGTTGCTGGAGATATGATGAATTTCAAAAGAAAACATACTGGGACGGCAAATTTGGATTGCTCTATAAATATAGCTGATCAAGTTAAAAATGCTGAGAAGTATTATAAACGTATCATCAAAGATAGAGACGCTATGAAGAATGTTATTCTTACTGAAAGACAACAAGCTGAATTAGTAGGTAGAATGTTTGTACAGGAAGAACTTATAGATTCTCAACAAACATCTATTATTAAGGCTGAGCTAGCTAAACCATCATTTCACTATGGTACTGATGCTGAATCCTGCTGGACTTTTTATAATCATGTTACACATGCATTAAAGAAAGCACATCCACGCTACTGGCTGCAAGACAGTCAAAATTTTCATGACTTTATTGTTGCAGAATGTTTAAATACATCTAAGCCAACCATAAAAAAAGAAGCTTTATTATCTGATAAAGTTATTGTAATGTCAGAATCAGTAGAAGAAGTGGTAGAAGTTGATGAAGATGTTACTGACACACAACTAATTGAAAATGTATTTCTAGATCAGTGAAGCTAATTGTTGCACTCATATTAGCTATACTCTTTTTATACATTAGTAGTCAAAACAAAATGAATAAATAGGAGATAACCAACCGGGGCCTGAGTTTTTGCATTCTTGGGCTCTGGCTCCTTATTTACTCCCTTTACAAAAGAATAACACATGAAGAAATTTCTAGAATTTGCTTTGATATGGTACAGTCAACAGATGGCTATACCATTCTGGGTGATCGGACACGTACATTTAAGCGTAAATACATATAAAGACTTGCATGAAATCATAGCTAGCCTAGGATTAAACGTACTCGTAGCTGTTGGTTTTATAATAGACTATCGTAAAAATAAAGACAAATGACAAATAAAGAAAGAAAAGAAAAAGAAAGATATGCCAAGGCCGGAGTAAACTTTATACCTTGTAGTGAAGATAGTCAGATTTATAGCTGGCAAAGAACAAATAGAAAAGCAACATCAGGTGCTGCAAATGGACCATGTGGTGCATATGAGGTTAGAAAGATTGAAGATGTAATGGCTGAAAGAAGAAAAAAGAAAAAGAAATGATTAAAAAAGAATGGATGTTTATGGATAAAGCTGAAAAAAGAAAAGGAACTCCAGTATTCACTGGCGTATTAAAATATTTCCCGGATGCTATTATGGAAATAGCACGTGTATCTTTACAGGGAAACAAACAACATCATCCTGATAAACCTCTTCATTGGGATCGTAATAAGTCTAATGATGATTATGATGCATTAGCTAGACATCTAATTGATGCAGGCACAATTGATGATGATGGAATTAGGCACACCGCAAAGGTTGCTTGGCGTGCTCTTGCATGTTTACAAAAAGAACTAGAAGAAACTAGAGAATAAAAAAAGCCCGGAATTAACCGGGCTTTATTCTAAAATATTACTAATTATACTTTTTCATTTGAATAGAATCTAATTTCAATATTACCTTGAAGGAGACCTTTTGTACTTGCTTTATTATCTTGTTCTAGAAAATCAATCTCAACTATCTGTGGTCCTATTGCAACAGGTGCTTGTCTAAAATATAGTTCTGCAGGATCAACTCCTTCTGTTATTGGGGATCTACCGCCTACTAAACACCATACTTTTTTAGTACGTGTAGCTTCACAAGCAGTTGCAGGATCACCTGGTGTATGAATAGTAAAATTATACTGACCAGTTTTTGGTAGAGTACAAGTAACTTGACAACCTGTTGTATTTTCTAACTCAGTCACTGTTATAGGAGAACCTTTTGGATGAGTCCATGTTGCAACATATGTTGTATAAGGTAAAGAGCCACCGCCTGATCCATTGCTAGCTGCAGTAATCTGACCTTGGGCATTTACTGTAATATCAGCATTTGTGTAATTTCCTGCAGTTACAGCAGTGTTGTCTAAGTCAACTGTTAATGTATCTGTTGCAGATACTGTAGTTGTTAAACCAACACCACCGGCAATTTTTGCCGTATTACCTGTTGTAATATCCTCAGAAGTTCCTAAATCACCACCAAGCTTCCAACCATTGTACTCTGCAGGTATTGTTGGGAATGTCTGCAGTCTAAAAGTACCATCTATATATTGTGATGTAGTACCTTGAACGTTCCAATTAAGTTGTGTATCTGGACCACTTAAGTTAACTTCTGTTAAAGTCATTGCTACACCTGCACCGCTTGGCCATGATGTACTTAATGACTCAATACCTGAACTTGATTGAGCAAAATTAATTACAGTAGGGCTAACATTGTTATCCATAGTAACACCTGGTCCTGTAAACTCAAACAATCCAGACTCAGTGGTATTACCTACTTTAATGCTATTTACAACATTAGTTGATATTGCACTTATTGTTAGTGTTTTTTCACCACTTGGATCTGTATTAACTGAACCTGATAAACCTGAACCTATTGTTATTTTATCACTCCAATATCCTGCTACAGTATCTGCTGCATCAATTTTAAACTTAACATCTTCTGATGCCGGTGGGATAGTAGGGAATGTTTCTAATTCACCTTCTCCATTTATATACTGTCCAGCTACTCCTTTAAAGTCTATAGTTAATTTAGGCGTTGTTGTCGGATCAGTTACAGTAAAATCAATTGAATTTGCTACAACTGGAGTTACTTCAGTTGAGATACTAGTTACTGTTCCTACATTACCTCCTGGGATTGTTGCCCAATTACCATCTTGTCTTAAGAATTGACCTGCAGTTCCTCCCGAAAGATTTAATTCTATTGTACCGTTTGATGTGATTGGAGAGCTTCCAACTTGGAAAGCTGCAATATCTGTACTTAAACCAACACTGGTTACAGTACCTCCACCACCTGATGCAATACCATAAACAGTACCATCTATTTCTATAGAAGTTAAATCTACTGTAGGATTGCCTGGGTTACCAACTACTACAGAACCTGATCCTTCAACCCATGGTACATTAACAACAAGTTGTTTTGCATCATTAAATTGAATTCCGTATGTTCTTTGATCTACATCTGATACAAGAGCTGCTGGTTGTGCTTGTATAACATCACTCCACAATTTACCTGTTCCAGTAATTGTAGATGTCATTACTGGACTACTAGTTGCAGATGCTTTTATTGTAACTGTATCATTACCAGCATCAATCAAATCAATTCCAGTACCTGCTTCTAGCAATACTTTACCTGCAATTGCACTATTTGAATCTAATAAACTTATAGCATAATTTGTTGTACCTGATACTTCTCCTTTTAGACTATAAGTGGTTTCTGCGGGCAAGGTAACCTTACTTGTAATTACTTGTGTTACGTGACCCCAATTATCTACTTTAACAACTCTAACAGCATCAAAACTGTCTCCAAAATCTGGATCAACATTTTCATTAACAAAGTCTACTACTTGTTCATCATGATTAAATGTTACAGTATCTGTACCATTACCAATAGTTGTTATTTTATCACCACCAACAAAGAACACCTTAGCGTCACAACCAACAGTAAATCCACCTTCTCCTCCTACAATCCATTTACATTCGCTTGCATTGTCTTTCCAAACTACAGTACCATCTGGTTGAGCAATAAGGACTTGACCAGGTGTTCCTTCTGATTGATTAAAGTCTAAAACTTTTGATGCTAACCATATCTTATTTGATGGATCAGAAAAACCTAAACTAACATTACCTGCTAATTCTGAGTCTTTTTTAACAAGAAGATTACCACTAACAGCAATTGTTGTATTAGCAGCATCTTGAGTCATAATGCTATCCTTTAATGCTTTTAAACTACATACTCCATCTGTCTCAGTATAAACAGGCACATAACCTATATTTCCTGATCCATCTACAGTTCTAGTTAACCCCTTAGTTATTTCACATACTAAATCTTGACCTTTTATTACAAAAGGCTCCATTTTTGGAGAGTAAGATGTCCCAGTATTTAATGTACTGTTTTGCTTTCTTCCAAATTCAAACCAGTCTGTTTTTAGATTAAGAGTTTTTTTGTCTTTGTTTCTTTGCAGTAGGTTTAAAACCTCTTGTATAAATACGCTCATTTTTTTTTTTATTTATAGATACAGAGCAGACAGTTTAATATCTGCCTGTACCGTACATGTTATTGTTATATTTCCGTCAGCATCATTAAATGCATCAATTTCAAAAGGGCCTAAAAAACCCTCTTCACCAGCTGCTAAAGTTATAACAGCGTTTTCTTTAACTAATTTACCTAATGAAGGGTCTATTACTGTTGTTACCACTGGTACTACAGTAGCAGTTACTGATACACTGCTATCATTTTCTAAATGAAAAAACTGTGTTCCTGTATTAGCTAATTTATCACCTGCTAATGCTGGTGTTACTGTTGCAGGCTTTAAGCCCTGCTGTGTTATTCTTTGTGCAGTTAATGTTGCCATGCTTTATTATTTACAATACCCTCTTTTAAAAGCTTCAGACTGAACAGGTTCTTTTGCTCTAGTTGACTTTTGTGGAGGATTTAAATTAGTCTTTTTTGCTAATCTTATTCTTGCTTCAACTTTTTTCTTATTCTTAGCATTTTGCAATGCTTGTGGAATAGACGTAGGGTTATAAACCCCATTAGTTGTTTCTCTTTTATAGCTTTCACCCTGCATAGGGAATGATATTTTCTTTGCCATGATTATTTCTTTTTAGATTTCTTGTTGCTACCACCATATTGTAAAGCTCTCATGCTAGCAATATTTTTTTTGTCTTGTTCTGTTTTGAACTTAGGTCTAAAAAAAGTGCTTTCTTTAGCCTCTAATTCTTTTACAAGTTGAGCATCAGACTTATTTGGTAAGCTATCATATACATCAGTTACATCGCCACCAGCCATATAACCTTTTAGACCACCTCCTTTAGAGTATGCATCTATTTTCATTTTGTTTGTAATACCTTTCTTGTTTCCCATGACTATTTTTTTACTTTTTTAGGGCCACCGTATTGTTTATAGTCTAATACTGAACCACCATTCATAAAACCTTTTAGTCCACCACCTTTAGCCATTGATTCCATTCCTGCTTTAGAAGGTGTAATGTCTCCATCTCCAGCACCTTTTGTAAATCCACCACCGTAAGTGTAGCTCATTCCTGCTTTTTTCATATTATTTGGCATAATTTCTATTTTTTAATTGTTGTATATTTTTCAAATCCACGTGACCCAAAATAAGCTACATAAATTGTAACTAATAAAGTCTTTAATAAATCAACCCAACTTTCATCTATATCAAATGCTATATTTAAAGAGTCAAGAATAATATATAAAGATGTGATGACAGTTAAATATATTAATGTCATTGGTCTTGTATTTTTACTAAGCCATGAATCAGATTTCATATCAGACTCCCATCTTTTACTAACTTCTTGAAGTTCTATCTGATCTAATTCTAAAAGTTTCAAAGCTTTCTCTTTGTCTTCCGGTGGCATAACAGGATCTTTATCTATAAGATTCTTTACTATACCAAGAACACCAGAGTCTGGTAATAAATCTCCTACTGTATCTACAATAGCAGAACCATTACCTAATAGGAACTTTCCTACTTTAGTATCTTTAAATTTCTTTTTAGGTTTTTTATCACTCATGTTTTTAATTTAAGGGTATACTAATATTTCTAAAGGTGTATAAAGCAATTGACCATCTACATTTGACAATGATGAACCAGCAAACGTTTGTAAAGAAAAGTCTTCATCACTTATACTATTTATATTAAATAGCTGAGGTCCTGACTTTCCTGTCTGTGATACTGTAATTGCAATTTTATTTACGTCAGCTACAGCTGGAGAAAAATCAAATTGATATGTTCCTGGCTGATCTCTACTTACACTTAATGTAAAATCTGTTGTGTTTTCTAATACAGTAATTACCGGATCATTATCGCCAGCTTGACTTAACAATGCTCTAAATACTTTTGGTGAAAAGTATGAAATACTTATTGTATCTCCTTTTGTTTGAACATCTATATCACCAGCACCAATTAAAGTTCTAAACCTTAATTGATCACCTATTTCACTTTCAAAAACCTCTTGACCTCCGCCTATATTAATTGCAGATGTTTGATCACCACCACCTGTTGCATTAATGATCAGTGAACTACCATCATCACTTATATTTATATTAGAACCTGCAACTATAGATTTAAATCTCAGTGATTCACCAACTTTATCTTTATATAAACCAAAGCCACGTCCTATATTTTCTGCAGTATTGGGTTCTCCATCAGTAGTTAATTCTATATAGTTATCATCTAATGATAAAGCCAGTTTTAAGTTAGATGATAAACTTTTAAGTGAGCGTAAATAAGATATGCATTCCCCTGTATCAGGGTCAGTTGTTGTTTTTTGAAATACACCTACTCCAGATTTTGTATTTTCTGGTGTATTTTTTATTTCACATGACGCAGCTTCAACCTTAAAGTCTTTTACTTTAATAAGCTTAACTGCTTTATAAGGAATTGGAGAAGCTACACCAGTCATATCAGGCTGTTCATTCCATTTTCCTAAAACAAGAACATCATCTTTTTCAGCAAGCTTTGAAAACTTACCTTGTCTAATTAAACTTAATATGTCAGTTAAAATATTCATACTTTATTTGCCATCATAGGTCCAACCACCCATTTTATATTTTTGTTTTTTATCTTTACCAGATCTATCTTGAACAATTCTTTCTGCATTACCACCTTTTCTCATTTTTTCTACTACAGAACCTAGCATGATATCTTCTTCAGCAAGTTCACCACCTATTCTCATAAGTAGTTTACTTTTCTGTCTTGTCATTTTTTGCTTTGGTAAGCAAGCTCTTTTTTTAGCCATTTTATTTAAATTTATATGTCTAATGTAAACGTTACAAAAAACAGGTATACTTTCATTGTAGCATAATTAAACTCAGCATCTGGTTGTATAAACTCCCAACCCAATGCAAATCTATTGTGCGGCCAATGAAATGCTATTTCTAATTGCCAATCACCCATTATATTTTACTTTTAGTTTTTTTACAAAGACCTTGACGGCAATGCCCTAAACAAACTTTACCTTTTGTAACCCATTGTATTAATAAACAAATTTGTCTCATCTTCCTTGTCCTTTATATTTTTTTTTATAGTTCTTACTTGTTTTTAAACTAGAACTTTTGCTTTTTGCATGAACCCCAGGTCTTTTTGACTTTGAGGGTTTTTCATATACTGCTGCTTGTACTCTTGCCATTACTATGCTTTTTTACTAGATTTTCTTTTTCTAGTTTTACCAGCAGCAGCTTTAGGTACATGAGCCAATTGATTACCAACCTCTTTAATTGCTTTACCTACATCAGATAATTCTTGTGCAGTAAGCTTATAGCGTTTTACAATTTCTAACAAGGTAGCATGTGCTTTTTCATCTACTGTTGTTCTTGACCAAATAGCTCTCCAATAATCTTGTAAGCTATAAGTCCAAATAACATTTATAATTTTTTTAAACATAATATGTTTTTTAAAAGTACTATATGAATAATATACAAATTTTGTCTCACTTAAACAACTGATTAACACATATAAATATTATCTTTGTCTAGTGTACTAATATCAATATACAAAATTTAACTAAGTTAAATTACATATAATATGAGATAAAAAGCAATAGTTCTCTTTTATATCTCATATACATTTAGTAAATTAAATATATCTAGTAGCCGCATTTTCTCTTGTAGATCATGGGGCTTTTTAATCCTTAATAATAACCTTATGAACAAAGACATCTTTAAACCCAGAGTAAACATACTGCCTTATGAGTATCCACAACTATTAGCATACAAAGACGCAATTAGGCATTCCTACTGGATAGATACAGAATTCAACTTTACAGAAGACATACAAGACTTTAAAGTCACTATATCAAAAGAAGAAAAAGATGTCATAAAAAAGACAATGCTTGCAATTGCTCAGATAGAAGTAAATGTAAAAACTTTTTGGGGAGATCTTTATAAACGCATGCCTATCACAGAAGTAGGTGATGTAGGCTTTACTTTTGCTGAGTCAGAAGTAAGGCACAAAGATGCTTATGCCAGGCTGCTTAGAATACTAGGATTAGAAAAAGAATTTCAATCAGTAGTTGAGGTACCTGCAATAGAAGGTAGACTTAAGTACTTAAAGAAGTACTTGGATGGTACACGTTCTAGAGACAATAAAATGTATACTAAGTCTGTGCTGTTGTTCTCTTTATTTATAGAGCACGTAAGTCTATTTAGTCAGTTCTTGATTATGATGAGCTTTAACAAAGAAAAAAATGTACTTAAGGGTATATCTAATGTTGTTGAGGCTACTAGTAAAGAAGAAGAAATACATGGTAACTTTGGTGCTGAGATTATTAATATTATCAAAAAAGAAAACCCTGAATGGTTTGACCAAGAGTTTGAAGACCTAATTGACTCAGCATGTAGAAAAGCATATAGAGCAGAGTGTGGAATACTTGATTGGATATTTGAGAAAGGGGAGCTTAGCTTCTTACCACAAAATACAATACAACATTTTATAAAAAACAGATTCAATAACTCTCTAGAAAAGATAGGCATGAAACCAATCTTTGAGGTAGATCAAGAAATATTAAAAGCAGTAGAATGGTTTGATATAGAGATCACCGGTACTAAAGAAGGAGACTTCTTTTACAAAAAGAGTGTTGACTATAACAAGAAAAGCAAAAGCATCACAGAAGATGATTTATTTTAAAAATAAAACCAATGGAATATAATAAGTACTACTGGCTGAATGAAGACAGCCGCACATTTTTATCAAGAGGGTATATATCAGAAAGCCCTGAACAAAGAATCAAAGACATTGCTATTAAAGCAGAAAAGTATTTGAATATAAAAGGCAAGAGGATTTTACTCTTTGTCTACTCCTGTATGGATTAATTTTGGTAAACAAAAAGGTTTACCTATAAGTTGCTATGGATCTAATGTTGATGATAACTTAGATAGTATTTTAAATGCTGGTCGTGAGATTGGAATGATGAGTAAATATGGCGGAGGTACAAGTGCTTTTATTGGCAACATTAGAGCAAGAGGAACTGAAATATCTACAGGTGGTTTTGCTGATGGTCCAGTGCACTACGCTAAGATATATGATACTGTAGTAGATGTATGTAAGCAGTCTGAAGCTAGACGTGGTGCTTGTGCAGTATACCTGCCGGTTGAGCATGCTGACATCTTAGAGTTCTTAGATATTGGTACAGAGGGTAACCCCATACAAAATTTGCAGTATGGTGTTACAGTTACTGATCAATGGATGACTGAAATGAAAGAAGGAGATAAAGACAAACGTAAAGTATGGGCTAAGATCATTCAGAATAGAAGTGAGTTTGGATTTCCTTATGTTATGTTTAAAGATAATTCTAATAACAATTCTCCGTATAAAGAACTTGGGATGGATATTACAGCATCTAATTTGTGCTCAGAAATCCAGCTTCCTACAGATAGTTATAACTCTTTTGTATGTTGCCTTGGTTCTATCAACCTGTTACATTGGGATCAGATAAAAGAAACTGACGCAATTGAAACATATGTATATTTCTTAAACGCAGTAATGGATGAGTTCATTATTAAGTCTGAGACTATGCCGGGTATGAAGAGAGCATTTAACTTTGCTGAAAAGCATAGAGCTATTGGTCTTGGTGTATTAGGTTATCATTCTTTGTTTCAATCTAAGCTTCTTGAGTTTGACTCACTGCAGGCTAAAGGATTAAACAGTGAGATTTTTAGAACCCTTAAAGATAGAAGTGAGATTGCTTCAAGAGAGTTACATAATGATTATGGATACACATCTCTTAGAGAAGGGTATGCTAATACAACCCTTATGGCAATTGCTCCTACTAAGTCTAGCTCATTTATACACGGTGCTGTGTCTATGGGTATAGAGCCTATTAAGTCTAACTACTTTATTAAGGATCTTGCTAAGTCTAAGACTATCTATAAGAACCCATTCTTAGAAGAGGAACTTGAGAAGTATGGTCTAAATACAGACAAAACCTGGAAATCCATTCTAAAGAAAGATGGAAGTGTACAACACTTAGACTTTCCTACCAAAGAAGTATTTAAATCATTTGTTGAGATATCTCCAAAAGAGATTGTATTGCAGGCGGCACAGAGACAAAAGTATATTGATCAATCACAGTCATTAAACTTAATGATAGATCCATCTGTCTCAGCTAAAGATATAAACAAACTATATATGTACGCTTGGGAAGAAGGTGTAAAAACTTTATACTATCAATTTAGCAAAAGTTCAGCTCAGGATTTTGCACGTAACATTTTAGAATGCTCAAGTTGTGAAGGTTAAAAGAAGAATACTCAAATTACTAGCTTATAAAAATAAGCTTACATCATATCAAAAGGTTGCATCCCGTATAGGTTATATGGGTGCAGGCTTTTTGATAGCAGGTCAATGGACACTACATCCGGGATTATTTATACTAGGTTTTATATGTGTAGTTATACAGACATCATCACGTAAACAATGGAATCTTGTTGCTCTGAATATAAACGGGTTAATTGCTTGGACAGTTCATCTTATTAGAACAGTGCTAGGATAAGAGTTAAGTTTATTTTCTTAATCCTTTATGGTTATCAATTCTATCTAGAATTTTATTGAGTTCTTCTGTTTTTATTAAACCTGCCATTGAAGCATTCTTTAAAGCACTTATAAGTTGTAAGATCATAAAAGGAACTACAACTACTTCTGATAGCCAACCTGTTCCTGCAAAGCCTCTTTCTACCATAAGAACAACCGTGAGTATAGCTATCCATACTGCCGTGTTTCTGGTTATTCTTAATGCTTTATATGTTTTAAAACCTTCTCTTTTACAGCCTGCCCAAACTCCAAAAATGCCATCCAACCATAATACTGAACAAACAGCTAAGTATTGTTCCATGTTTTCCATTGATAAATCAAAAAAGTACGTACATAAATACGTACAAAATGCTGTTATGCTCACTATGAATAATTTAGTTGTCATTTATAAATCTCATTTACTTTATCTATCCAGGTTTATACTATAATATAACTAAATAATATGTCATATGATAGATTTAAACCTGTTAATTTGTCTTACTTAATATAGAAATCAGAGTTTTTAAGGTATGAATCCCATTTCTGAATAGAATATAGTAGTGGGAATACATCTTTAATGTTTTTATATACCTTTAATTCTCCTTTTCTTTTACCTCTTTGATATACATAATTAGAATTAGCATAAAATGCTTCTTCATTTCCGGTTGCTTTAGCCATTGTATATTTGAAACCTCCAACAAAAATCATTTCAAAAGCTTCAGACATTTCACTTACTGATCTTGATGCAGCAATAGGTGAGTTAAACATTTGCTCTACCTGTTCAAACCCTGCAAAAGAAGGCATGAATAAAACAAGTTCCTTATATACTCTATCTGCTTGATATCTTGTTAAATTTTTAAATCTCTTTTCAGTATCACTATCATCATCATCACCAGATAATAAATCATCAAATAGCAAAGAAATAAACATAACACTAAACATGATACCTAAATCACCCATACTTCTATAGAAACCAAATAGTCTATTCTTAGCTCTTTGATCTATGTTACCCCCTCCACCATAATCTCTTGCTTCTCCAAACTTTTCACTAGTATATGCTCTGACTTGTTGGTTTAGGTATTCTTTACCCATTGTTCTAAAGTTCATATTACCTTGAGCCAACTCTTTTCTTGCAAAATTTAAGAATGATAAAGCAGATCTATATCTACCTTCCATCCATCCTAGATTTTCATCAAAGTATTCTCTTTGATACCTTGCTCTAATTGCTGGAGCCAACCACTTTTTAAATTGAATAGCTAATGCACCAAGTGTATGTGACTGAAGAACAATTCTATCTTCCTTGGCATAGTTACCATGAATTTGTTTGTTAACTTCTCTAATCTCATTTCTAATTTCATATCTTATATCATCATTATAAGCTACTTCTTGTCCATTTCTTTTGATTACTATATCAAAACCATCTTTAATTTTATTCTTATGTGTTTTTGTATCGTATTCAAATGCATCATAAAATGACAGCTCTTCTCCTGTTTTACTATTTCTAATCATAGTGTCCATAAGTATAGCCATACCCACTTTGGTCTGTGAATTATATTCAGCAGCATCTTGCATCACGTAACCCCACTCAGTTGCTCTATCAAACCAACTCTTACCATCTTCAGTAGCTCTACTTTGTTCACGTATATCAGACATACTATCCATCATTCTGAACATATCAACAAAAGCTTCATACTTACTATTAGGTAATTTTTTATCATAGTCAGCTTTAGCTAATCCTGGTATAACACCTAATGTTACTACGTCAAGTAAATCTTCTGCACCACCATGTGCTGTTCTATTGACTAATCCTGGAATAGCTCTCTTATTAAATTCCCAGGTTGCTCTTTTAAATGCCTTTTGACTATAAAATCTACCACCAATAGATTCAATATTGTTATTTATTCTACCAATCAAGTAGTTATTAAAGTTACCAAATGGGTTAAACGCTACATATGATAAAGAAGACAACTGAATAAGACCATCTGCAATTTTATCTACAGCACCCTTAGTAATGTTTTCATTTTCATAATGAATCATAGACATAAACTTCTTTGCTCTACGTACTACATTTTTTTCTTGAGTACTTGTATTAGCTTTAGTACCTAAATTATCTACAACTTTATCTTTTACTTTTGCTACTAGATTTAATCTCAATCCAGGAGCAGGAGTATATGTTCTGTTTTCAATTACCTTAACAAAAGCTTTTAAGGTATCATCTACAGCGCCCATTGTTTCATAGTTTTGAGCCATTGCACTAAACTTAAGTAAACTAGATGCCATATCTGTGCTAATCTGTCCTCTACTTGGTGTTGCTCTGAGCCTTACCATTTTACCATTTAATACAGCTATTTGCTTTTTATACTGTTGATCTTGGATTTCATTCTTTTTATACTTTGATTTAAGAAGATCAATTTCTTTTTGTAAATCAGCCATATCAGTATCAAGCTTAGGTCTACCGGTATAGTAGATAGGCATTTGATCAATAATATAACCCTCATTATCTAGTATAACATTTTTTTGAGTAGAGGTTTGTTGAAACATATTCCAAGCCCTACTCTCTGTCATACTAGCATATAGCTTGGTAAACAAAGTTCCTTTCTCTTTTACATCAGACATCAATCTATTCTGTACTAAAGGAACTCTACCCAACATTTGTGCACTTTGCCCAATAGGTATTTTCTTAAGCAAGTCATTCTCATACATATCTATGTATAATTGATAAAACTCCCTTTGGGCTACAGATTTTGCGTCAGTACCGCTCATTATGGCATCATACTTGGCGTTTCTCATATTACGTCCATCAAGGGTAGTTTCTAGTATTTGTCTATACTCTGCTTTAGGCACCATCATATCTTGACGGTCTTCTATAATTTGTCCTGTTGCCTCTCCCTTTATTCTTACAGCTCTGGTATATTCAACCGGCTGATAATATTTTGCAACATAAGCTGCATAGTCTGCATCTGAAATATTTTTTTTCTTTTCCCAACTTCCTCTTTGATTAGTTTCAGCACCGGGTCTCCACACTTCATATTTATTTCTGATATCAATAAACTCTTGGGTGTACTTGTGATACATACCTGAAGGACGTAATGTACCATCATCTCTTTTTTGCTCAGCCATATAAAAATCTCCATATGCTTTCTTTTTAGCAGCTAGATCTTTATTGTATTCTATATCTTCCTGACTTGCTGTTTCTAAATCATAAACAGGTCTGTATTGATATGGTGTACCTTCATTATCATAAAGTTGACTTCTGAGTTCATTTTGTATAGCCCAATATTGTTCTCCTATTTTTGTTACATATCTACCATTAAAAGTACCGTCTGCATCATACTCTAACATGAATTTATATAACTCGTCAAGTTTTAATTCAGGTGATAACTTTGCAAGCTTTTGTCCAGCCGTTCTTATAAGGTTTTCTCTTTGAGCCACAAGATCTAATAGCTTTTGATTTTGGGCTTTTCTTATTTTATCCATTGTAGCCAATAGTACATCTGGAGATGTTGCCATATCTTTAGTTTGATATTCAGTGTCACTGATATCTGCAGCTTTTTCCATCAAAAGCTCTAAGTCTTTTTCAGTATATAAACTATTTTCACCACCAAAATCTCTATTTGATTTTAGCCTCACCATTTCTTTAACATAGTCTTTTAGTGCTTCACCTACTATTCCTCCTGTGTCAGTGCCAGCACCACTAAGTAAATTAAGTTGTTGTTGTAATGATAAAATTAAATTCTTTTGAGTATTATTTAAACCTTTTAAATCTTTAAGTATAAAAAGCCCTTCAAACGTTTTCATATACTTATCAAAGTTTAAAACATAAGAAACATATTCAGGAGAATTTATATTCTTAGGATTTTCTACATAAGCTCTAAAATCTTTTATTTGAGATAAAGCATCAAGCAAAACTTCAGACAAAGCTTTTGATTGGCCTTTAACACTACCAGCCATAGCTAAGTTTATATATGCTATTGTTTTAGATATTTGATCAATTTCATTTTCTTTTGTTGATTCCATATATATATTAGACTTCAACAAAGGAATCATATCCCTTTTCTCAATAAGTGCTTTCTGATATGTATCTAGTAAACCAGCTGCAGCATTATATTCATCATAGTTTTCTGCTGCTTTTTTATCATCTTCAGTTGTTTCCTCTTTCTGGTCTTTACCATTCCATATTTTATTGTATGAACCTTCTTGATCTTTTTCTAATCTACTTTTTTGATAGGAGTTTCTTACTTCTGGTACAAGAGCATCTACTAAATTAAGATTTTGACTTACAGGATGAGGGACCCATCTATCAAATTCAATTGATCCATCAAACACTTGATCAGATCCTGTTCCTTCTATACCAACTTTAAAGTGTATTGTAGAGGTGGCCCATTCATCATAAGATACTTCATACCCCATATTTTCAGCCATTCTTCTATATACATTAACTTGTAAGTTATGCTGTTGCTCTGTTGATAATTCTTTTGCTAATCCTTGTTGATATAACACTGAGTCTTGTTCTAAGGCGTAAAATCTTTCTTTATATTGATTTCCTATACGCTTTCCTTTTTTATCATTTAAAGCTACCTCTTTACTTAACTCATTTTTTGTAGTCTTAAGATCCATGATGTTAATTCTACCATGTTGATCTATAATAAATACATCTGCAGTACCGGCCATCTTAGAAGCTTCATCAAACAAAACAACTTGAGATAACACAATTGCACCTTTCATTTTTAAACTATCCATAATACTAGCAAGAGTATCAAAAGTATCTTTAGCTTTATCTTTAGATATGTTATTTGTCTCTAGTGCAGCATATGCATCTTCAAAAGAAAGATTAGCAATAACACCATCTAATAGTGTGTCAACCTCATTACCAATATCCAAGTTAATCTTATGAGCAACTTGTTTATCTGGTGAAAGTTTTCCTTTTATAGCTGTGGTTACTGATGTATATACTTTATCAGAATCATTAGAATTTATATATGTATGATCTTCTTTATTAAGTGTTACAATTGAATCTCCAGCAGCTGCATCTTTTACTGACGCTGACAGAGAATCAACAAGACCAGAGTTTTCACTCTGTGCTACATTAAATAGCTGCATTATAATAGGCTTCTGCGTATCATTAGCTCTTTCTAGTGCATCTTTGATTTGTATTTCTTTAGATGGTGATAAACTATATCTTAATTTACCGTCAACTCTTTTTTCTAGTTTAAACTGAATGCCTTCCGTATTAAGTAGTTTAGCAATATCACTTAGACTTGTACCCGGTTTAATAGCAGATACAGGTAACTCTCTACCAGTAATATATTTATTAAGGTTTTCAATTACTCCTTTAAACCACTCAAGAAGTTCTTTAACTTTTGCTAGGAATCCTTTTGTAGGTGTTGTTTCATATTCTTTTTTGAAGTGTCTTGATAATGCTTGTGTTACAATTTCAAGATCTCTTTCTGTATCTGTAAAATTTCTTGTACTACTATTGTAAGCATCTTCAATTTCTGCTGATAGTTCTGGAAAATTATTTACTGCTTCATCAAGAAGTGAGTTAAATAATTCTTCATTCTCCATCTTTACTGCATCTATAAAAGGATGCAACATTTCTTCAATTGCTATTTCATCTGTGACCCTACCTTTTATTAAGTAAGCTACACCATCCATATAAAAAGAATTTATCTCATTAAAAGGAACGTTATTGGTTTTAGTTTTTGGTAATGATTCATACATTACTCTTGCTTGTGCAACAGATAACATTTTAACTTGTATCTGTGGAAACATTCTTTTAAGATGCATAACAACCGCTCTTGATCTATTGGTGTCCCATGATCTTGAACTTTCAAGTATATCTCTAGCAGAGAACATATTATTGTTAGGTTCAATCTTATAGCTTTTTGGCGTTCTTGTTACTGTAAATGAATCTTTTGGTATGTTATTAATTTCTAAGTATCTGTAAAACCTTTTTAGATTACTTTGTAAAAAAGCTTCATCATATGATAATGTCTGAGGATTTGAATTATTAATTAAAAACTGCCCTGCTAAATTGCTACCTATTCTTTCTCTTCTTAAATTATTGAGCACGCTTTCTCCAAATGCTTTTCTTTTTAATGAGAATGCAATATCTTGGTCTTTAACCATAGTCTGAGCTTGGACAACACTAGGAAACGCATCAGAATCATTAACACGTTGCCAGTCACTAATAACTTTAGATGTTTTGATATCAGTACCATATTCATCCTTTAATGCTTGGTATCCCGGATCATTTCTATTATAACATTTAGCCATTTGATTATTGTTTAATTATATAAGACATTTAAGTCTCTCAATTATTTCTTGTTCTCCCTCTTCTGTTTGTGAAAATAAATCACCGTATAAAGCTATTGCATCATCAAGTGTTTTTATATTTTCTCCAGAAAGCTTTTCTAAAGCAGCACTATTACCTTCTACATTTGCATCCCACCATTCTACTAAACTTGAAGCTTCTGAAATTTCTTCTGAAGCAAAAAGATCAAGTTCTAGTTGTTCTTGCTCTTGTTGTTCAAGTTCTGTAGCTTCTGGAATGCTCATATCAGTATCTTCTATAATAGCATTTCCTGTCTCATCAAATATAGCACTATCTGTGTTAGCAGACAACTCAGCCATTATTTTTGCCATATCAGATATATTTGTTTCTGCTGCATCTATATCTGCTTTAACTGTTACAGAATCTGTAGTTTGATTAACTATTGCTGAGTCAGAGTTTAATACTTCATTAACTTCTAGTATAGCTCCAAGATTAGTATCAACAGGATACTCAACCTCACTAGTTTGTTGTGCTGGTTGTTCTAGTTGTGCAGCTCTATCTTGAGGTAAACTATTTTGTGTAGTTCCTTTGCCTACATTTCTTGCTTGATCATATGTAAGTCTAGGTCCTCCTACAAAACCACCACCAAATTGTTGATTAGAACCCATAGAAGGAACTTCTAAGTATTCAGTTACCTTTGCATTAGGATTATCTTTAGCAAGCAATCTAAACAAAACATAGAAATCTCTACCTTGTCTTTCAACTTTAACCCTTACAAACTCTTTTGCATTTACATGTTCAAAACTCTCAGAAGTAATAGTAAACTTATTAGGTCTAGAAACTGGGTCAAAAGTAAAGCCTTCATCAAGACTAGAAGCATCATAAGTGACAAGCAATGGTCCTACAACATTAGATTGTAAGTATCCATATTTAAAATCTTTCATCACTTCTTCTTTAGAGATACCAAAGACACTTTCAAATTCTACTTGTCCTTTAAGTGCAGCTTCTACAGAACCAACATTCTTAAGATATTTATTCATAATAAAAGGACTCATTGCACTCATAAGACTTCCATACTTAAGCTGCAATCCATCTTTAACCATCATGTAATGCAGAATGTCTTCAGCTATTTCTCTTGTCTCAAGTGAACCATATAGTTTTGCAAAGGATGTTTGTAAATCAAGTTTATTAGATGCATTAAGTCTTCTCCATGTATCCGCTTTTACTAAATTCATTCCTGTGTTATTACCCTGAGTTCCGGCATATTGAGTACCTACAAAATTATCTAAGAAGTAATTAGGCTCTGCACCTTGTTCAGCTCTTAGCAATTGTAAATCTTCAATTTTTTTAATCAATGATAAGTTAGTTGTACCTACAGGACCAGGATAAAGCAATGTGTTTTCTACAGAAGAATTACCAGAGCTATTATTAAGAAGATGTTGGTATGACTTAATTGTTAAATAAGATAATAGATCTTGTTCAATACCATTTTTTGCTACATTATCAAAACCTCTTGAGTCAACATTCATTTGATTATAAGTAGGCTCTAGTATATCATTAAAGTCCTGACTCATAGTTAAAATAGTGTTAGGTAAAAGATCATTATGTATTTGACCAAATATTTCTAAATAAGTACTCTGCCAAGTTTTGCTATTCTTACCATAAATAGGTCTGATATTCATAGGTGCTTCCTTATCAAACAAACTAGTAATTGTCTCAATAGCATCTTTCATTTCTGGTATTGAACTAGGTAGACCTTGAGTAAGACTTGTTACTTTATTTATTTTACCTGTAAAGTTTTTAATGTTATTAAGTCTTTCAAATAAAAATAGTATTTGAAGTCTTTCATTATTAGTTAAATCTTCAGTGCTGTCTACAGCTGTCTCTAAAAACTCATCTGATAGTTTTACAAATGGTGGTTTATTGCCACCTTCTTTTTCCTTAGCAACTAATGAGGCTAAAGATCCAATACGTTTTGTTAAAAGAGTATCTAAACCTGCATCAAATTTGTCCTCTTTATTTAAAGCTTGATCATACAAGTCTCTTATTTCAGCAGAATTTACTAATAAAATTGAAGTTCTTAGTGGGATCCCCAATGAAACCATATTACCAACTAAACCAACAGCATGAATATTAAGTCCAAACTTTGCTATTAAACGTTCTTTAGCATTATCAGTTTCCATTGTTACTAGAGTAGAAATAATATCTTGTATTCTTTCACCATTTATTTTGTCTTTAGTAAACCCATCATATGTATTATTATTAAATTTTATAGGTCTAGCTAATTTAATATTGTACTCACGCAATAAACTTAAAGCTAAATTAGGTTTAACAATAGCACCAATTGCAGCTCCTTTGTTTGCTTCAAAGGCTTTTATCATTCCATGAAGTGTGTCAATATCTACATCAGAATCCTTTCTGCTTGCAAATAATTCTATACCCTCAACATTAGAAAGCTCATCAAATAAATCCTCTAATATTTTTAAGTCAGCTGCTTGATAAGCAATAGGTAAATCAGACTTACCTTCACCAGCATCTTGATCAATAGTCTTTAGTGTTTCACCTGTTACACCAGTATTACCTGCTAATACATATCTATAATCTAAAATGTTATTGTTTAAAACCGCCTCATTAGGTGATCCAAACTTTTTAGAATATTCTTCAAATTGTTTTTTAGTAACAGGAAGACCCAATATTAACATTGCTCTAAGAGCTTCTTCTGATATACTGTTTACACCTTGTTTATCTGTAACTCTATTTTGTTCAGAATCACTCAAAGAGTTTTCCCTTCTAATAGCCAAGGTTTCCTCCTTGTATAAAGAAGATGATGTACTATAAATATTATTAGGTTCAGAAGCTTTTTGATTCATGTACTTTATATACTCAAAATAAGAATTACCAGAACCGTAAGCTTTAAATTCTTTATTGCTATCTAAATAGTACTCTTTTGCCAATGCATATACTTTATCAATATCAAAATCCGCTCCTGATATTTCTACAAGTTCTTTTGGAAATATAGCTGTTGAACCATAATATACAGGCATAAAATCAACAACTCTTATGTTTACAGCTGAATGTTTATCTTGTGTTGGTATACGTACTCCAAACAACTTGGCTACTGCATCTGGTATTGAAGCATTTGAATTTTCTTGAATTAACTCCATTACATTTCTATCCATAGGAGGCATAATAGTTTCACTATATCTTACTCCTGTAGGCTCCCCATTTACAACATCATCATTTTGGTATTCCATAACCCCTGTTCTAAGAACATCAAGAACAAGAATGCCATCATGTTTACCATCAACAAGATCATTTATATTTTCTAGGCTCTCTCCATTATAAGAACTTTCTCTTACAATCTCAGATCTAATAGGCATACCGTTTTTCATTTCATATACACGTCTGTAAACCTTATGACCAAATGAAGATAGTAATGCAACTGAAGTACCAGGTACTTTTTCTCTTAGTGTGCCTTTGCTAAAATAAGTCAAGAAAAGTTGTTCAAACTTTTTAGCTGTTACCGGACTGTTTAAATTATACTTTTGAACACCATCTTCAACTCCAAAGAACTCAAGTAAGTTTGATGCAGCTCCTGAAGCCATAAGACCTTTTTGTGCTTCTAATAAAAATGCAGCAAGATTTGGGGTAATGGCTCCTTTTTCTTTTGATAATTCTAACTCATCAAGTGCCGTGTCAAAACTAAATACTAAATTTCTTTTGTTTTTGTATTTTAAAGTTACTCTTTCTCCTACTGCTTTGTTGTATGCGTCTCTTACTTTTCCTACAGTATTTAACTCAGGGCTTCCTTCTATAGTAATTTCTACATCATCACTTTGTTCAGAAGTTATAAGCTCCTTGATTTGGTTCATATCAGTTACTATAATCTTGTTAGAAGGGTTTACAACTTGAAGACCCAAGTAAGATGTGTCTAAATTAATAGATTGCAAATCTTGTGTTGTATCAAATACATTTGACTCAAGTAAATTAATCCCCTGTTTTAGCATTTTTATTGCTGAAACTGGAGCCGCCATTGCAAAGTTTTTATTTGCTTCTTCATTAGCTTCCATTTGTTCACGTAAATAATGAAGCTGTTGCATGTTAGGTTTAGCCTCCCACGTACCTGTTTTTTGATTATAGTTGGATGTATACTCTTTTGTTAAAACGGTAACTGACATTTTTAAAGCAGTTTTACCATCCATATATACAAACTTCTTAGAGTTTATAAAGTCCTGTTGCTTTGCTAAATTAATAGAGTTTTCAGCAGAACCCCATGCTCTATCAGCATTTATAGACTCACCCTTATCAATGCTATCTAGCATACTTGCCATTGCAGGACTTAATCTACCAAATGCAAAAGTAGAATATCTTATACCTTTTGTAGTAATATAAACTTGAGCATCTGCTAATTCAATATCATTACCTGTAAAATCAGACTTAGCTGTTGGATCTTGGAAAGGATATAAATCAAAATTAGTACTAGAATGAGTAATACCTTTATTAAGATCCGTAATTTCACTATAGGCACTATAGTATGCGGCATTCTGTAGTTTTGCTCTTTTAACTTTATCAACCATGTCTTTTAAAGATACAGCTTGATCACCAAGCAGTAAATCATTCATTGACTTAGAATTGATATAGTTGTTAAAAAATATTTGTTTTAAGTTATATGCTGAATCATTTGTAAGATTTAACTTAAGTTGTGATAATTCAACAGCACCTCTAGAAACACCAGATGCAATAGTTAATCCGTTTAATACTTGCGTAGAAAGATTATCTTTTGCTTTTAATGATGTAATCACATCATCAAATTCTTTAAAGCTTTGCTCTAAGCTTTTATTAACTTCTGATCTAATAGATGCATTTGTTACACCTACAGCTAGTGACACAGCTTGTTTAAAAGAAACCGTCTCTCCTTGTTTAGCTTTATCAATAGCAACTTGTATTAATGCTTTTTTGGTTGATTCAGAAAGCAATAATCCATTATTAGTAAATTTGAATGCTCTGCCTTTATCAGACCTATCACTTTTTTCATTATTAAATCCTTGAATATCACCAGGTGCATTTTCAAATGCTAATGTTTCTTTGCTAATTCTATCAAACTCAGCCTCTATGCTATTTATAAATACATTAATAGCTTCTGGTGTAAGAACAACATTACCGTTAACTTCAGTAACTGCTTTAATAACAGGCAAACTTGTTAGGTCTCCAGTGTTAGCTGCTTCCATTACTCTTAAAAATACAGGAGCCATTGCAACTTGTTGGCCACCTTTTCCTTCTACAGTTTCAACTCTACCCGTTCTTCTGTTAAAATTAGAAACATAGTTGTTTATAATAGCTATAGCAAACTCTTGTGGCGTAAACTCTCCAAAACTTTGTGTTGATTTATTTTTTGATATAGATTCATTTAATATATCTTCAACAGCTTGATCATTTTCAGCGTTTGTAATTTGCTCTTTAATTTTACTACCAGCAACTCTTATTACTTTTAGTCTATTCTGATCAGATAAGTTTAAAAATGCTTCACTATTAAGCAAATAATTATTTGATAAAAAGTCTTCACTTTTTAATTGTTCAATTTTAGATCTGTTATTTAATGACCCAATGCTTTTTAAATGATATGTAGGTAATTGATGAGCATATACAATATCACCATTAGGATTTATAAATGTTGATGATCCAATTGTTTCATCAAATGCAGCATTAGAAATACTAAGCTTAGTAAGTCTTGATGCCATACCATCCTGTTTAGTGGAATATATATTTGCATTTGTACTAAACCCAGAATATAATTGATCTAATAAATCATTTGTTATTGGTTCCTCTGTATATCCATCTGACAATGCTTTTAATTCAGGACTGTTTTTTAAGTCAGCTTCTGTTTTAGATTTAGCAATACTATATGCAATGTAGTTAGGGCTTAATCTAATACCTATTAGATCAAACATGCGTTGAGAAAACTCTCTAGACATTTGATATGCTAAAGATGTTGACTCTGGATATGAAGTCATTGCCTCTTTCATATCTTTAGTAAGGCTTAAGAATTGCTTTAATCTCTTAGGGTTAGCTGCAGCAAGTTTTCTTTTTGTTATGTATGCTTGAGCCCATTCATCTAACTGAGCATTAATATCATCTCTTTCAGATGCAGTATATACTAATAAGTTACCATTACCATCTCTTTCATTAAATAGATAATCAACCTTGTAGTTTTCAAATCCTTTTAATATTGATATCAATAATGAACCATCTTTAACATCTTTAAATGGTTGCTCTGATGTTAGACCTTCTATTGTTAATCCCGTATCATTAAATAATTTATCTACAACCGCCTTACCTTGTGGATTTAATCTAGAATATGCATACATTCTTTTAAGCATAACTACAGGATCACTTTCATTTGAAACTGATTTTAATAAGCTAGTATATGCTTCTTGAAATTTAACAGGAACAATCAATGCTTCACCCTCAGTTAATTCTGTCTTACCAAAGAAGTCAGTATCAACCATTGTTGTAGTAGCTATATATGATCTTACTTTATATGATAAAGAGTTAAAACCACCTATCTCTGCTGCATCTTTATTAAAGTCACTTGTACTTCTTATACCTGAAGTCTCTTCAACATTTTCTATTTTTAATTGATTAGCCTGATCCATATCAGAAATAACATTAATCAAAGCAAACACTTCTTTTTTAATGTCTTCAGGATAATTTATAAATGCCATATCAATTTGTTCAAGATATGCTTTCTTTGTTCCAGAAAAACCTTTGTTGGCTTCTCCCTCTGGATCAAGCATAATCATGAAATCTGTTTCAAGATCATTATATACTTTTGTAGGGTTATATGACTTCTCAGTTAATGATAATTCATTTACTCTATTTATAAACATACCAGCCATAGATCTAATTAAAGGATCTATTACATCTGAGTCAACATATAGCTCTCCTGCAGGCTCACCATTTTCTACAGCTTTAGATGCTGTGTCATATCTAACTAATGCATTGGCAATACTAAACGCACCGCTTAAAGAGTCATCAAGTTGTGTAAATTCATTAAGTTGTACAGGGGCATTTTTAAATTTACCTGAATCTATATTTTCATATAACGTTAGTAACTCTGTAGAAGAGTACTTAGAAAATACAGCTTTAATCCACTCTATTAACTTAGTAAAAAATGATTTTATTTCTGTATCTATTTTTGAGCTTCTTGGATTCATTTTGAATGCATCAAATTCATCCGCCATATATTCTTCAGCAAACTCATTTTCTAACTCAAGTTGAGACATTTCTTTATATTGCTCAGCTGAATTCTTAAACTTTTCTAATTCTATTTTATACTTAGATCCATACTTGGCTTTTAATTCTTTTTTAGCAATGCTTCTATATCTATCAATCTGCCCTTGAGTAAGAACTGTTCTAAATATACTATGGAATGCCTCATGGTATTTATAAGGGCTTAATGGGCTTGTATATATAATACCGTTTACATCTACTCCATTAGCTACCCTATCTAAATTTAATACAAAAGAACCTACTCTTTCATATCCTTTAGAAATACCATTGTCAGCAAGAACCAAAAGATCTTCTACACCAATTATATCTGGTAAATTATCATTAGCCCAATCTAAAAACTCATTGTAGTCTTCTATACGCTCTACTTCTGATGTTGCTTGTACTAGCTTATTAGCTCCTCTTTCTAGTTTTTTTCTTTTAGCTAATAAATCTTGGTACTCCTTGCTTTCTTTAATAGCTTTTATTTTATCCTTCTTGGTAGTTAGGCCTTCTTCTAGCTTCTGCTTTAAAGCACTAAGCTCATTTTTTACACTATCAAGAGTAGTTTCTTTTTCTGATTTTTCTACAGCTAGTGCACCGGCTCCTCCACCTTTAATCACCATAAGGTTAACTAACTGTTTAAAGTTTGAGTCTTTCATTAACTCTTTTTCTCTTTCAGTTAATTCAATCCCTCTGAGTATTGCATTAGAAATGTGATCAATATTTTCTTGATATTCTCCAAAGTTATTATTAGATACATCATCTACCATTTTATCAAACTCAGCTTCTTCCATATCAGATACGGAATCCTCTGCTTCTGCAGATGTAGGTCTATCTCTACCTACTGCTGATTCCATTTCTAACTCATTGCTTTTATCTGTATTAGGAATATATGCAATATCACGTGATAATTGTATAGAATCTGATGAAGCAGAAACTTCTGCTGTTTGATTTTTTACTACTTGTGGTAAAACTTCAGTAGTACTATTTTCATATATTACATCAGGAGATACACCTGTTGCAAAAGATTTTCTAAAGTTTTTATTTTTTAATCCTGCATTTAAATCATCTACTGTTTTATCTTGATTATACTTTGCAAGTAAGTCTTCAAATACATCTTTAGCAAACTCTTTTGCTTCAACTTCTTCTGGTTTTAGACCAACATTTAAACTTGTTTTAGTGCTTGTATTATCTAAAGAAATAAAAATAGATCCGTCAGGTCCTACATTTAACTCTATTAAGTTACCCGAATAACTACTTAAAAACAATCTTTCATTTAATTCTGCATTATACTTTGCAGCTTCTTCCATACTTTTTTCTGAATCTTTTATAGCACCTATTCTTTTAGCTGCCTCAACTACATCTACATATAATTCTTGTAATTCAGTATTAGTATATTCAACCGGTTTTAAATTTACTTTTGCGTATGTACCATTTGGCAACCTAACCATAGCTAGATATCTGTCAGTACCCTTTCCTGCATCCAGTAAGTTATCCCACTGATTCTGCATTCTAAGTTGTTGCTCTATTGCTTCTTCTAAAGCCTCTCTTTCTTTACCTTTTAAATTAGTAGTAAAGTCATAAATTCTTTTACCTGTCTCTTTATCATATTTTAAATCAAATACAAATAAGTTACCTTCTTGATCTGCTGTATTGTACTGCAATGCATCCATTGATATAGGATAAACCGTTTCTCTAGATTTAGCATATGCAACTTGACCACCCCCGGCTACTAAGTTTATATTAAAAGGAAGCTCCTTAGAGTCTGCCATAAAATATGAAGGCTCACTACCTATATTTAAATTATCAAATGTTTGTACAATTAATGCATTTATTGCAAACGCTCTGTGCACTTTCTCTAGTGCTTCAGCTTTTTGTTCTTTGTTTAATCCTTTTTCTGCTAGTATAACATTGCTTGCTTGTTCTCTAGTCATAGATCTAGGATCTATAGGACTGTTTGTACGTTGATCTCTAATTAAAAAAGATTCATTGTTTATATAAGCAAAAATTCCTTCCTCACTATTGGATGGTTCAATGCCCATCTCAACTAGTTTTATGTTAATACTATCACGTAAATCAGATGTAGCTGCTCTTATACCAATGACGTATTTACTTACTAATCTATCTATTAATGGGTTTGCTTCTTTATATATTTCACCATCTCTATTTTTAGCAACATAAGCACCTGTATTGTTACCGCCATCAGAAGTTCTCATAACAACCAATTGCAATCCTGCTATTTCTTCAGGAGAAAGCAAACTAAGAATAGCATTATATCTTTCTATTGCTTTAGCATTATCAGTACCCACACCACCTTCAGTATAGTTTACATGAGGATAGAATGAAGTTAAATCTTTTAATTGAATCTTAGTTACTGTATCCGGAATCAAGTTAAATGTAGTTTCTTCTAAAGTAAACTTGCCATTAAACTCACCTTGTGGAATAAACAAAAACTTTCTTTCTGAAATAGGACCTGTATTATCAGATTCTTTAATTACTTTAAGCTTTTGATTTTCTCCATACTTTTTAGAAAACCTTGGATCTTGAACAACTATATATTTTACACCATCTTTGTATACTATTTGTCCATATGTTAATCCATCAACACCATCAAAACTAAATGGAGTTGTGGAGTCTACTAGATTTGCATTCAAAGATTCTAATGCTTGTTTAGCTGTTTTACCTTGTCCAGATAAAAATACTCCTTGTACTGATTTAAAATTTGTATCTATAAAGTCTAAGATATCATCTGATAACTCATTCCCTTTTTTATCCAGGAGTTTATACATTTCAACAATTTCTCCTGTTTGGTTATCTACTACTGATATCTTATATATATCTGCAGTAACACCTTCTTTATAGAAAACTCTTTGAGGTGTATCTTCTAGCGCTTGCCCTTCTTCTAAACTAACATCCTTACTTTCAACAATATCAGACATTTCAACACCTGATTGATTTAGTATTGATGTTATAACAGGGTTGTTAATTAAAACTTCAGGGTCTTGTAGAAACTCTTCAAATCCGGTATCATTTTTTATTACATCTTTTTCAAGCGGATTGATAAACTCTAATATGCCCTCAACATTTACTTCAGGTTTTCCTGATGCCCAAACCTTTTTTATAGCATTAACAACATTTCTAATATTCACTGCTTCTGCAGTATTCATCCATTCAGTGCTATCTAAAATAGGCTGTCCTAATCTTGCTTGTTTTGCTCTATATTTATTATAACTTCTTTTTAAAGCATTGACTAATAAAGGGCTATTAACACTTACATCAATTTTAATATCTATTCCCGCTTTATCTAAAAGCATATCTAGTGCAGATCTAGTTTCTTCACTTTCTTCAATAGATATTTCTTCTTCTGTTTTTACTTCTTCAGGTTGAGTGCTTTCTGCTCTAGTTTCTTTATAAACGTTTAGGTGACTTTGAATTTGTTTAAATAATACTGAATGTACTTCTGGTACAACCTTACCATTATCATCATAGAAGTCCTGTAAAAATGTTACATTACCTGTTTCCAAAAACATTTTTGTTTGTGAAATAGCCGGGTATACGCCCATTTTACCTAACTGATTTATTAATTCATTTGCCTCAACAATACTTACATACTGCTTTAACATTGCTTCAGTTATCTTAGAACGCTGATTATAAATCTCTTTGTTTACTTCGTATTGTCTTTGTTGAATCTCAGAAAACTTTTCTGGATTTTGCATGTATTGAATAGCTTTATCATATACACGTGCTCTTCCTTTTAAAGCACCGTAGTCAACAATTTGCTCAAGAGCTGCATCTATTTTTGATTCATCAGCAAATGTACCAGCAGCAGATGCCATGAATCTTACATAGTTTCTAAATTCAGTTCTAAGCTTTCCTTTTAAAAGTTTGTTTCTTTTAAAGGTTCCATTCTTAAATCTATTCTTTGGATCAGTAATGATTTTTTGAATGGCTTTTAGTCTTTTTATTTTTTCTTTTTTTGTTTTATTAGATTCTCCAATACCTTTATCTGAACCTTCAGTTGCAATAATCTCAAGGTTAAGCATATCTATTTCATTCTGAATTGATTTTTCATCAAGCAAGTTTGTTATATCATTTGCTGACATTTTATCAAATAGCGGATCAGATTGTAATTTAGTGTAGATACTATCTGCTCTTTCTAATGCTCTTGTAAATCCATCATTAGTAAACATATATAAATAACGCACATGTTCATATGCTTCTTCATTTAACATTTCTCTAATGTATTCTCTTTGTTGAGTCTTAGGATTAAATTTATTTTTGTTAAAAGGGTTTTTATATTTATCCTTGTTTAAATTATAAGACTCCTCCATCTTATCAATACCCACAAGCATATCATTAATACGTCCTCTTAGCTTACCATCTTTTTTATCTTTATTAGATACGCCTGGAAATGCTTGAGCTAACTCTTCATCTGTTAATTCTAAAAACCCTCTTAATTGATCTTTAAAGTGTTGTGACCCATTACCAGCAAACATTGTATAGTATTGTTGGAATTTAGCTCTATCAGCACTATCAACAAAATTAAATATATCAAGAGCACCCTTTATGTTTTCAGCTGCTTCTTTCTGAATCATAAAGTTTAATCTGTTTACATCAAATAAACTAGAAGGATCTATTGCTTGCGCATCCCAAGATTTATTATATGATTCTACAACTTTTTGAATCATATTTTCTCTATTAGTCTTGTACTCTGTATATGCTTCCTTTTGAGACTTAGTTGCTAAACCTATACCTGCTTCCTGAAGACCATAGTTATATATAGAAGGTATACCTTGAAAGAATAACTTTTGAGGACCTTGCACTAAACCACCCATTAAAAAACCAGATAAAAACACACCTGCTCCCTCAGATGAAAACTGATCACCCATTGCTGATAGTATCATTTGATTTTTAAGTGCTTCACCACCTTGAGCTGGATTGTTAAGTACTTCTGTATAGTAACCTACTGTTGCTGCAGAAATAGCTTCCTGTCCAATTTCTTGTATACCTTCAGCAACATTGGCTGCAAAATAATCAAGCATAGCTATACCACCCGAACCAACAATACCTTTAAAACCTCCTGCTTTAACTTTTGCTAAAGTGTTTTTGAATCCACCACTTACATATTTAAATGGGCTTTTAATTACTTCACCTGCACCATTGATAACTTTTTTACCTGCGGTGTTAACAATATTTTTATTTATGCCTTTCTGAAATGTAGAACCCAAAGTCCTTTGTATTCCTCTTTGAAAACCACCCATAGCATTACCAATAACAAACCAGTTACTAGCATATATAAGAGGTGCATTACCCAATAATGTTTTAAATGCAGCTTGATTAGCAGCATTAGATACATCTCTACCATCAGTAATACCTTGTCCGCCACTAAAGTTATTAGCATCTGTAAGACCTTGCTTAAGAACCTTGTTGTAAACCATACCTGATTCCAATTTACTTTCAGCCATTGCTAAATTTACAGCTCTAAGATCTCTATAGAAACCACCAAAGCCAGAACTCATTTTAGCAAGATTAGTCATGTTTTGCCCAGCATTTTGTGCTGTCTTCATGTTTTGGAATGCTTTTACTGTGTTTGGTGTAAACCCTTTTCCTAATGTATTAATCACCATTTTTCCACCTGTAACAGAAGCATTATAAAAATCTCTTGCTGTTTCAAGCTGTTTTGCTTTTTGAAGTATCTTTCTTGTTCTATCAAACAGTTTGCTAAAACTGTATATAGCTTTTCCTGCTTTAGCAACATTTGCAACAGTTTTTGCACCAGCAGCTGGAGCAAGGGTACCTCCAGATAAACCAGAAATACCAGCTAGGATAATTTCTTCAACAACAATAGAACTTAATATACCAAATGTATATGCAGAGTTAGCTGCTAAATTATTAAAGAAAGCACCAGCACCTCCTCTGGTTGATGAAGCAATTCCCATGGTATCTTCAAACTCAGTTGCAGATTCAAAATCAGGAGCTAAGTAATCTCCTCCTGTAGCAAACTCATATACAGAGTTTAAACCAGTGCCAGCAAGAGACATCCATTGACCTCTCATTCTAGCCATGTCATCCCAGATAGTAGAGTTTGCATTATAAAAGTTTTCCATATTAGAATATGGTGTATAACCTAACTTATCAAATTCAGGATGATTATAATATCTCAAAAATTGACCCTGCCTCATACCAGAAAAAACAGGAGTTATCTTGCTATCAACAAATGGTTTTGGATCTAAAGTTAATACGTTCTTAACTTTTGTATAGTCATTTTCTTTAGGTATATCTTGAGTTATTGGATTATATGTATCAGTTGCAAAACTAGGTACACCAACTCCTAATGAAGCCATAGCACCTATACCATACTTATCTATATCTGCTTTATATTCATTAACACCGGAAATATCATCTGCTGCTAAACCACTACTTAGCAAATAGTCATTAAAGTTTTCTTCAGGAGTTTCAAACATTTCTGCCATAGGCTCAAAGCGGAACTGCCCTTCAGGTATAATGCTTGGGGCAGGTCTTTCTTGATTTCTAATCTCTTGCTGTAATGGCTTGTTAGATTCGTTTTCCATCTAATTTTGATTTATTATTTACCGTGTATAGCTTTATCTTTTTTCTGCAAAGCTCTATTATTAGTTCTAATATTTTCTAAGAGTTCCTGCATCTTCATTGTTTGCTGATCAATACCCATTAAACCTTGGCTAAAATCCATTTTCTCTGAGCCAGTTGAAGTTGTATATTCAGTCCAATTAGCTTGTTCAGCTGGATCTGTTGGCTTAGGATTATATCTATTAATTTCATATATCATATCATAGTCACCGGTTCCATTTTTAGTAATTCTAAAAGTACCTGTATTTGTAATTCCATCATCATTAGGAACAACATAATCATGATAAGTACTATTATCTCCTCCTAATATATCCATTTCAGTAGAAGAAAAATAATCATTTTTTCTAGCTTTAGGGTTTAGATCATACTTTTGATCAAAGACAAGAAATATACCCGTTCCTTGATCATCCTCACCGGCTCCTTTTAATAAAGCAATGTCATCAGTAGTTAATGCACCAAATTGTTTTGTAACGTCTGATGTTGGTCCTTTTACTTTTGAAGCTAACCATTCAGACATATTATCTATTTCAAAACCAGCATGCGTTTTGTCTGCCTTAGATGCTATATCAAAAACAGATTTGTATGAAAGTCTAAATATAGGAGCAATTGCTGCTGTATTAGATCTTTTAGGATTATTAAGCCAAGTTTGTGTATCTTTTATTAATAGATCCAAAACCTTAGTACCAAGACCATCTCTCTGTAGAAGTTGATCTTCATTTTTCAATGTACCAGTACCTATACCAAATGGAATACCGTTTTCTTTTAAGTACTTTAATTGACCAAGCATGTTTTGCATTTCTCCAAATGCATTGGGGCTTGGTGATAACGGATTAAATTCATATGTATATGTAGGATTATTTACTATATCTGCATAGCCACCTTGGACACCATTCTTAATAGATTCAAATGAAGCTGACGCAGTGTTAGCATCTCTTTGATCTGTTAAAGCAGCATTTAATTCTAATGCCAAAGCATCATAAACTTTGTTTGCCTCGTCTCTAATTTCTTCTTTGTTAATGCGTCTTGCAACGTGGGGTATGTTTATAGGTCTATCACCTCTTATTGCTTGTACAGCAGGTTTTCCTGTATTTTCTGTTGTAAACATTGTTCCATCTTGATCTGGACTATCTACATAGAACAAAGGCGTAGAACTATTAAAAGCCTCTCTAACTTTTACCATGTCATTTCTGCTCATTGTAAATTTGAACTTATAGTTTTTATCAGTACCGCCATCAACAACCCATGATTGATCTGTATTAATTAACTCACCTGCTCTAGCCCTTTTTAAAGCTTCTTGATAATGAGCCTCTCTAGAACCATAAGGTACACCATTCTCATCAAACAAACCTGGCATACCAGCTTCTAACATGCCTTTTATATTTGTAGCTTCAGTAGACCCAGATGTAACAGTATTCAAAACATCATTGTTATCATAAGCCTCTTTATATGTTCTATATGCTTCTTGAATAATTATATCACCTGCTTTTGCTTTTGTATCTATACCATTAACCCCAACCATTCTATTATACAAAGCATCATATTGTGTTGACTGATCTTGAGTAGTAGGTATATTATCTTTAGTTACCTGTCTAGTATCTATAAATGCAGCTTTATTTGTATTATATAATTCTTTGATAGCATCTATATATTTTAACCCTCCAGTTCCATCTGAATTAGCAGGAGTACTTAATATTCTTCTTAAATCACTAATACTTCCATTTACTTCTCCTCTGCCTTTAATATTTATACTATAGGTTTGATCTTCAGCATTTGTATTTCCTTTAGGGTACATTAGCTGCAGCATTCCGCTTTGGTTATCTGTACCCAATATTGCTCCAACATAATCTACAGCAGTAGACTGTAAATGTTCCGCATAAGCTTTTTGTGTAGTTCCTACAATATCTGAATTAGCCGTAAAATTACCATCTTCATCTACTGCACCAGTTATAGTATTTGCATCTGAAAGACTAAACACAGGTTCATTTAACATAGATGCTAAATCACCAAAAAAACCACCACCAGCAGCAGCAGATCCTTCAGCCCAAGGTAATGCAACAAGGTTTCCTTCCTTGTCATACTTATACCCTTTCTCTAATAAAGTATTATCATCTTTTCTATTTGCTTTATATGCTGCAAGGTTAAATTCATTAGTAGCACGTGCTTGAATTTCTGCCATGTTATATTTAAACTCCTTTTCCTTAACAGCAAATTCATTAGGTTTCATTTCAAAGATATAGTCTCTAGCACTCCATGCTTGAGCAGATTCTTTCATATCATCTATAATGTTACTTTGCATATACAAGTTATATGCTTTATTTATAACATTCTGATTTGTAGGAGTAGGTCTATTGACTTCTTGTGCTATTTGTTTTTTAGCTTCTATATCTAATTTATACTTTTCTATATCAGATAGTTGCTCTCTGTCTAGTTTATCAAGACCACTACCCGGTACAATACCATTTTTAGCTTTATAGTTAGACCATGTAACAGCAGAATTTTCTGCTTTACGTAATGCTTCTACATCATTATTTAACTCAGCAGAATTTCTAGCTTCTATTCTTCTAATAGTTTCATTGGCCCACATTTCTTGACCGTTACTAAGAGATGCAGCTGCACCATTATTAACAGCATCAGTTGCAAAGTCCATCCCTGCAACATAAGCTTCCATTTGATAAGCTTTTTGTACAGAAGGATTATCTAATAGGTTATTTCTAATCTGTTGTAGTGCTGCACCAGTAACCAAAGAACCATTTTGTTCAGTAATAATCCAATCAGTGTTGGCTATTTCTTTTCTATTTTCACGTGATACAGGTTTATTAGGATCAAAGTTTGGGTTTGGTACTTTAGCAAACCTATCCATTTTCATTTTCAATGGTGGATCCATGTTAGCCAACATTTGCTGACTCATTTTAAATAAGTTAGCTTTAGGCACATAATCAGGCAAAGACATTCTTAATGCATCTTCTGGATCAGAATTAATAAACTCATCCATTTTATATTGCATGCCTCTCATTCCAACATCCCAGTATTTTTCTTGTACCGTTTGATCAGGAGAATTTAATAAGTTCTGTGCTCTTTGTGATTGATCTCTAAACCTTGAGGTATAGACCATATCCTTTACAGTAATATCATCTTCATAGAATGGTGCAAAAACACTTTTAGCCGCATCTACATTAGAAGCTAATGATAAATCTAATCCTGATATTTGTTCTATTTGAGGAGCAATTTGCTCAGCATATTGATCTCTCCTCTCTTTAGTATCTTCTCTTGATAAGTCTGCATAAACAACTTTATTATATAAGTCATTTGTAGCTTTGTAATTAGCATCATACTTATCAGTTCTAGTTTGTAGAACAGCAGACAAGAATTTATAATCCGGTGTAAACGGTTTAATGTCTGGTAAATAAGTATCTGCTCCTTTAACGTATGTTGCCATAATGTAAAATTAATATAATTATATAAGTTTACAAAGTGTTTTGTATAAACCCTTTAGGTTTACATTCCCATCTTACCACTGTAAAATGGTACTGCCCACTTTGATAACTTTTTTATTTCTTTTCCTTTTTGTGATCTAGTTATTGTATTCCTAGCTGCATCATATCCTACTGGTGCTCCTTGAGTGTTAAGTTCATTTTGACCATATGTTCTTTGAGTATTAGTAGAAGAACTTACAGGACCATATATTCTTTCCCACATGCTTTCTGTAACTTCCCTTTGATTACCCTTTTCATCTTTACCAACAAGTTCTTGCAGTCTTTGCCACTTTTCTATATTTGATTGAACTTGATCTCCTTGATTATCTTTCATTAATTTTTTGCCATTTGGACCAAATTCTACTATACCTGCTCTAGATGGATTAACATTATAATAATCATACAGTTGATTCATATTATATGTATTAGCCATATTGGTAAGTCCTGCATTATATAACTCATTTGTTTTTGCAGTTTGCCAATTCTTAAAGTTATCGGCATTTTGCAATGCAGTAACTGTATCATCATATAGTTTTTTGGTTGTTGCATTATTTAACTGATCAACTTTCATGTCTAACTGAGGCTGCATAGTTGCAACTTGATTCATAGTTCTGACATTGTTCTGATTAACTTGATTAATAGCTTTAGCATTAGCATCTAAAGTTTTACCTTGAATGTTACTACGTGCAATTGCCTGTGGACCATAAGCACCTAGTGCCTGCGCCATTGTATTTTGAGCAGCAAGATTAGCATTTACTCTACCAGTATAGTCATCTAATACATAATCAATTTTTTGATCCTCTAATACTGGAGCAAATGGAAGATATAGATTATCTTTTATATTATTTTGTGCAATAAGGTTATTTATATCTTGTTGCCACCATTGTGGATCTACTTCTGGTTTAGGTTGTACTGCTGGTTTCTTTGTAATCTTTTCTGGATCATCTGGTAAATCCATAAACTTCTCATCTCTTGGTTGATAGTTCATATCAAAACCAGGAGCATTTACAGTATAACCACCTCTCTTACCATCAAATCTTCTTTTTTTCCATTCTTTATCTAGCTTACCATCTCCATCCTTATCATATGTAGCAGGATCATTTTTAAGTCTTTCTGCTAATACTTCATCTGTAAAGAAGTAAGGAATATATTGAACACCTTTTTTGTCAAAGTATTCTTTTCTTTTTTCTTCATATTTATTTTGAAATGTTCTCCAGTTTTTATCATAATCCGGATCTGACATTTTCATATTAAACTTAAAGTCAACCCCCTCTTCTTCTTTCATTGCATCAATGACTGCTTTATTTCTGTAATAAAAATCTTTTTCAGAATCCTCACTAGAAAAAACATTTGAACCATAGCCAAAATTATCTGTATTTACAGCTTGAACATCAGGTAATTGATTACCAGAATACTTACCACTTATAAAAGTTGCTATATCACCTACATTAGGATCCTCATTTAATTCTTGCTGAGTTCTTATATCTGGTGTATATGTATCTGCAAGAGCTCCTGAACCTGCTATTTTATCTTGATCAAATACTTGTACTTTAGTGCCTTCTTTCATGGTTCTACCATCAACAGCTTCTCTTACAAAAGATATTTTGTTTTTACCATCTTTCTTTACTACAGTAGGAATATATCCATCTGCTATATATTGATCATATTGTTTAGCCTTTTCACTTCCTGCTGCATATGGATTTTTATTACCACCAGACTCTACAACAGTTTCTACTTGTTTGTCAGTAGCTCCTACTTGCTTATCAGTTGTTACAGCTTCTGCCTCAGTTTCTGTTACTGTCTCAGTTACATCTTCTGTAATTCTGTATTCTTCAGGTACTTGACCATTTTGAATTGCAGCAATAGCTTGTCTTCTCAATTCTGATTTAGGAATAGGATCAGAGCCATCTTCTAAATACCAAGCTTTACCATCCCAAGTAGCATCTTTCATGTTCTTAGGATAACCAAGATTTTTTCTTTTATAATACTGTCTAGCAGTTTCACCTTTCTTTTGATAGCTTTCTAGTTCTTTACCTTCTCCTGCTTTAATTAAAAAGTCACCCAGCTCAGTACCAAATTGAGCCATATTGCCAATCATAGCATTATTTTCCATAGCTAATCCTGGTTCACCTGCAGGTGGCATAAATGCATCCATTGGTGCAGGCATTCCTTGTTGTGGCATTTGTTGTTGAATATCTTGTTGTTGCATTTGTTGAGCCATCATTTCTTGCAACATCATTATTTGTTGCTGTTGCTCTAATGGTAATGATGCAAATGCTTTGGCTTCTGCTTCTTTTCTTGATATCTCTTCTACTTTAGCAGTAAACTCAATTGGGTCTTCGCCAATAGAAACCAAGTATGGATGAGATGCTAAAGGCACCCCATCTGAAAAATCTTTTTTAGCTTCTTGTATAAAGGCAAGTTTAGATAAATCATTCATATTTTTTTTAAGCATAAGCTCTGCACTTGTAGCAGAAATATTATCTGCATATTGTGAATCTAATTCTGCATAATAATCTTGCAACCCAAACTTTTTAGAAATTTTAGCTGGGGTTTTTCTACTTCCTCCTAATCCAAACTCACTCATTTCATCTTTTGAAAGTTTAAGTTTTCTTGTATCAGAAAAAATAAAAGATTGTTCTGGCAAAAACATTGGTACACCACCACTACTATGTCTTGGTCCTGTTATATCATATAAACCAAATGTTCCATCATCATTTAAATCAGTTAATACTGTTTCTCCACCTTCTGCTTCTAAGTTAGCATCTTCTCTAGGTACACTAGATAAACTATATCTAACAGATTCATCTTGTGAATTATTAAAGTTAGTGCTACCATAATATGCTTGTGGAGTTGTAACCAAACCATAATCAGCTTGATCACCTGTTGTCATACCACCATCTCTCATAGACTTTGCATCTTCAACAACTTTTCCATTACGGATGCTGAAACCTTGCGGTAATTTGTTTATTTTAATTTTTGCCATAATTATAATTTTTCTATGTCAGCTCCAGCTGCAATTAGTTTTGCCAACATTCTTGAATCAACTTCTACAGTCTGCTCTCCTCCATTTTGTTTTTTTGATTTAATCAAATGAATGTAACCATTGTCATCATCATAATAATCAGCGGTCTTAAAATCATATGATCTACCATCTTCACTTGGATCTGAAGTATAATAAGGAGCTTTATTTTTATAATTTACATTAACAGGTTGACCTGCATTATATGCTTCAGGATCAATTTGTGATGCTAAGTATTGTTGTAGTTTAAACTCAGGAAACATTCTAGCACCACTTAAGTTATTGCTATTACCTATAAACAGTGTATCATTTTCAGTAACTCCCATTTGAGACATAATATCTTTTATAGCAGTTTTATCATTTTTGTTTTTATCTCTAAATAACTCTATATACTCTTGTAGATAATTATGATCATAGTTTTTAATTCTTTCTTTTCTTTCTTTTCTTGTTTCTCCAGCATCTTGAGCTTTAGCTAACTCTCTTTTAATAACTCTATCTCTATTTGCTAAGTATGCTTCTTCTCCTTTAGCTCCACCATATGCCATATTACTAAGTATGTTATGCTGTGCTTCTGGAGGCAATGCTTTAAAGCCAGGATTGTTTACACCACCACCTTCTTTACTCATATATAATCCTGTTGTTCTATCACCCTCACTACCCATTAGTCCGGTGTTTACATCAAAAGTCCCCCTCTTATTAAATGCATCAGTAGTAGTTCCATATAAATTATCTGCAACTACATCACCACGCATATCTGCATAAGCATTATTCCATTCTTTTTGCTGGTAAATATCATTAAAAATATCAGCTGTTTGAACTGCTGCATTAGATAAATCACCAAATAATCTACCACCTATTGTATTTGGAAATCTTAGTAAGCTATTATTAAAATTACTAAGTAAAGCATTAGGACTTTTATCCTTTTTGGCTGTAGGAAGATTTATATCTCCAAATAAATCTGCTGCTGTTCTTTGAGCAGGTTGACTATTTGTTTGATCTTCTGTTGGATTTGGATTAAAAGGATTATCAAACTGTTCTTCATATTCTGCATACAGCTGTTGAGCATTGGCACCACCTCTTGTAACAGGGTCTTGCACCACCCATTCCTTAAAGGTAAGCTTATCATTTGCTACCGGACCTCCAGCTGAACCTGCATACTGTTTAATAGGAAGCTCTGCTCCATACATAGCAAACATTTCTTGAAAGTCTGTAAGATAAGGAAGGCCTTTTTCAAACTTTGGGTCTAAAGGACCATCATAGTCTTTTGGTATAAACATATCAAAATTCGGATCATTACCTTCAATAGCATCTTCACCAGGTCCTTGATTAAATTCAGGATCTAAATCTACTTCTTGTGGATCTTTCTTTTCAGTAGCAGGAAACCTACCTTCAGCAGACATTGGATCTACTTGATATTCAGTTGGTATTTCTTGTCCTTTCTTTTTTAATATAGATTCAATATATGCTTTTGTTTCTGCTGTTCCTGTTTGCCATTTCTTTAGCAGATCATCAGAGATTTTTTTTACTGCACTTGGAGCATTTACATCATCTAGTATTCTATCTGCTTCTGTTTTTATAATATTTCCTAATGCATCTTTCTGTTGATCTAGTTCTGGATTTTCAATTTTAAATTGTTCAAACCATTTAGCTGCAGCATTTTTATTTTCATCACTTAAATCAAATTCAAATTTATATTTAGTATCTGCTGCTTTTTGTAATTGATTAGATATTCTTCTTCCTTTCCAATCTCTAAAACTGCCATCTTTTACACCATCACCATCTTCATCTTTACCGCTAAATAAATCTTTTCCTACTGAACTAATTGCATTAAGAGTTTTACCCAAATTTAAACCACTGCTTGTTTTAAATAAAGCAGGATTAAACATAAAAGGATCTGGATTTATATATCCATTGTCATTTTGATCTACATAATCTTTAATTACATTTTTATCTTGATCAGTGACTTTTACATTATTACCAGAAATATCTATATTACTATTCTTTGCAGCATTTGCAAAAGAATTCATCATGTCTAAGTTATCTGTGCCAGCAGAGTTTGATGTTTCTTTTCCTTCTTGTGCTTTAGGTGCATCATGAGTATATCCGGCTTTCTTTAATCTAAGGTGAGCTTCATGATCCCTTGCTCTAATCTTTCTATCACCTTTATACATAAAGTGTGGCTCAAATTCACCACCTTCTTCCTTCTTCCATCCAGCAGCATTCTTAGCAAAGTTTGCCATTTTTACTACTGATGGTGGATAATTATCCGTGTTACTCATAACTTTGTTATAAGCTTCAGATACTGACATACCTCTTGCTTTAGCCCATCTAGTAAACTTACCTTTATTTTCAGGTTTAATTTCTATACCAGATTTAGCTTGATCAATAGATGTAATATCCATATCCATAGCAGGAGCTTGTTCTTGCATTTCTTCTGCTCTTGCTAGTTGTTGAGGATTATTTGTTATTTCTTGAGGGCTGGGTTCTTTTGGTTGTTGCATCCTTTGAACTTCTTCAAACAATTGAATGATTGCTTCCTCTTCATAACCAAGTTGCATAAGTGCTTGACCTATAAGATTTTGATCTACTTCTTGTTGCATTAATCCCATTAATACTTCTTGAGGTTGTCTACCCTCATCAATAGATGTAGAAAATATTTCAGTTATTTGCATAACTTGTGGATCAACTTGAGGCTGCTGTTGCATTCCAGGTTGACCAGGCATCATTGCACCTCCTTGTTGTTTTACACTTTTTTTGTTTAAATCCACGTTGATAATATTATATTATTAATATACAAATAATTAGGGAGATTCACTAATCTTTATGGTTTAAGCTTTATAAAGATGAGTCAAAATATAATTTGGTGGAGACATGTTTCCTAACTCTTTTGCATCTTTATAATGTTTTCTATTTAATTTATCATATATACTTTTAGCTTTAGCTTCTTCATTAGTACCATCATATATTCCATCCATATAATCTTTATACATCTGAAGCTTTTTCTTTTCTCCACCTATTTTATAATCTGGCATGTACTTACCCAATTGCTGAAATTTCAAATATTTAGCATTTTTCTTAACTCCTTCAGTATATGTCTTACCGTCATCTTTGCTTGAACCACCCCAATGTTTAGGAAGAGTATTAAACAAATCATTTCTATCTACACCTTCTCTATTGTTAGCTAAAAATGCTAATCTTAACACAGTAGCAATTGCTGCTTTCTCAGGATCTAACAAATCTTTATTAGATGTTATTCCAAATTTCTTTAAAATATTTATTTGTTTTTTATTTTCTGGTAAGTTTTTATCTTCTTTAGCTATATTTTCCCATCTAAGCTGAGTTAACCCAACACTATTATAATCTTCTTGTGCACTTTTAGAATAAGTTGGTAAGTTAATATTTGATGATTGTGCTGCAATTGCTAATAAAGGAGAAACATTTGATAACTGATTAGTGGTATCTAATGTAAAACCTTCATATTTTTTAAACACATCAGGAGATGAAGTTACAGTAGGTAACAGATTAGTTGAACCTACTACTGGCAATTGACCTTTTTTATTTAGGTCAGCAACATATTTGTTGGCTCCTCTTAAAAGGTTACCTGATTTACTATGCGTGTCACCAAAATTAGATTCATTACCATAAATACCAAAAGCAATTCTAGCAATATCATTATATACATCACTAGGTATACCTGCTTCTTGCATTATTTGTTTCTTGTTATTTACTAAAGCATTTATAAATGGCTTTGTTGAATTTTCTTGTTCTTCTTTATCTGATGTATCTGACGTAAAGAAATTACCAACAGATTTTAAACCTCCTGTTTCATTATACACATCTTCTTCAAAAGCCTGTTGATCAAACACTGGACGTATAGGTTGATAGTTTAATGTGTTTACAGTATAGTTAGATCCTTGTTGAGTTTGCTCACTACCTTTAGAGTCAATATAATTAGATGCATATTTTTCTCTATTATCTTTAGACATTTTTAATACAGCTTGTCCATCAACCCATTGGAAATTATTACCTTCATCTTCTGGTAATATATATACTGCTGTACCTGCTGGCATTCCTAAATCATATAATGCTTGCAAATCACTACATTGACCATTTACACAGCCATTACTTGCTCTATTATTATCTATATTACCATCATCAAATAAACCTTTTCTACCTTTTGTGGGTCCATGAATAGCTGTAGCTACATCTATATCAGTACCATCTGTATATAAATTAAATGAAGGAACACCTTTACCACCATATTTATCAGGTGAATCAGCATAACTTTCTTTTATATAATACTTACCAGCACCTGTATTTTTATTACCGGCACTCCAATTAGGAATCCACTTACCATTTCTTTTATCTTCATCTGTTATTTGTCCATCATTATTCAAATCCCACATTTTTGTTACAGTTAAAGCATCACCTTCATTAGCACCTGTAAGAACTTCAAAATCTAATACTGGTTTGCCACCCCTCCAAACTTCTAATCTTTTTGTTTTTTTGTTTACTATAACATAATGACCATTTGGATCATTAACCATTTGTGATTTTTTTATAATATCTTCATCAGATGAATCATTAATATTTCTTCTATCCTGATCCAACAGCTCAACATCTTGCCAAGTTTCTTCAATTTCATCTACTGGTTCATATGAATCTTGAGGTATCCTTAGTTCTTGATTAACAAAAATTTCATTAATATTAGATATATCATTTTCTTGTGCTAACTTTCTTACTGTTGTACCATATTTAGTTGCTATTCTTCCAAGAGTATCACCAGACTTTACATCATAAAAAGCATATTTAGTTTTACTCTTTGGTAATTTTATTTCTTGATTTATTGAAATCTTACTCGGATTAGCTATATCATTTAACTCAGCTATCTCATCTACAGTAGTTCCATATTTATCTGCTATTCTAGTTAAGTTATCTCCAGACTTTACAGTGTATATATTTAATTCTTCTTTTGGTTTTTCATTTTGTTTTTCTGGTTCACGTAAAGGGCCAACAAAAGAAGAGTTTAATTCTGGAAGTTCTTCAACATAATTAGATGGCATCCATAATTGACTATAGTCATAACCTTCTTGCTCATTTTCTCTCACAGGTCCAGCAAATTGTTTTTCAGGAAGATCATCTTGATATTTATATAATTGCTTATAGTAATCATATGCTTCATCAGTAGTTGTCTTTAGAAAATTTTCCTGTACATTAGGTCTGCCTTCTGTATTTTTATCAAACAAAATCATATCAATATAATCTTGAGTTTCTTTAGGTAATCTAGAAACCCATTGAACATCATTATATATATCCAGACCTTCTTCTTTTAATTCATTTAGCAAATCTCTTGTATTACCTCTACCCCAGTTATATGCTGCTAGTGTTTTAATCAATCTTACATCTTGATCTTGATTTTCCTTATTTATAAATGATGAGTTATACAATTCATTCATAGACCATTCTTGGACATCATGATTTTGTTCAGGATCATATGGATCTATTTCTTTAACATTTTTTGCTTTCTTATAATCTGCTATAAGACTATCTCCTATTTGACCAAGACCCATATAACCTGCACTACTTTTAGCTTTTGGATTTAAGTTAGATTCAACAAAAGCTTGCTTATACAATAGATTAGGGTTAATACTATTTTTATTTTCTACCTTTTTATCAGAGTCTTTAGGGATATAGATTCTATCATAAAACTCATATGGTTTTATGGCTGCATTTGCTATACTGTTAAAATCATACTTATCATATATAGAAAGATATTTCTGATCTTTTGCTTTGTCATAACCTACCTCAACTTGAAAATTTTGTAATGGATCAATATTCATAAATTGTTCTGGTGTTACTTTACCATCAGAACCATCTTCAGTTTTACTCCAATAATCTTCTTTCATGTAACCCGCTAAGCCATCAACAGTTTCTTTATATCCTATAGGGAGATCTTTAAAGTCTGATATCATACTTTCTCTATCAAGTATATCATCTGATATTTTATAATATTGCACTCCTTCCTCTTTTGAATTGGTTGGTGAATATTCTGTTTGCTTTTGTATATATTTTTCTTTAGGATTAAGACCAAGCGCACGTGCCCATGCTTCTTCAGAAAAATCATAATCACCATCAGAATCAAACAAGGGTTTTGTTGGTTCTGTTATACCCAGTGCATTACCTATTGCACCAAATGCTTCTTTAGTAATGCTGCCAAAACCAGGATAACTTTCAGGTCTTACTTCTTGAAATATTTTAAATCTAGTTTCAAGATCAAGTTCTGGATTAAGTATGTCCTTAGTTTTTTTACCTAACCAATCATTAAAGCTATCTGCTTTTTCAGCAGCACCTTTTAAAACTGGTATTACTGCATCATCTAATGTATTACCTCCTCTTTGGTAGAGTTTATTAATTCTTTGCTGTGTATCTATTTGTTTGCTATTGGGTTTCCATTTTGATGGACCATAATAATCTATTATATCTTCATTGTCTACTCCGCTCATAGCAAGCTTAGCCTTTTCTTCAGAATCATATATTCCTATAGTTCCACCGGTACTTATATCACGCACTATAATCCTTCCGTCACCTGTTTTTATAGATACTAATTGACTTTTAGATTTTTTTACAGGTTCTGAAAGTGGAGGCTTATCATTCATGTCAAAATCAGACATCAGCTTTTGTAAAGGTTTTAACTCTGGCTTTTCTATAAATTGATGTCCAAGTTCATACCATGCACTTTTAATAGTGTCATTATTTTTAATAGATGTAAAACTATCAATTTTGTTATTTTCAGCATAATCTGGATAATATTTGTTTATCCATTGTCTAAATACACTTTCATCTACATCAGATGGTAAGTCTGATAAATTATATTTAATATCATGCGGTAATTTTAAAACAGGCATCTCAGGATATTGATCTGATAAATCAGCTGCTGGATCAAAGTATGGTATATGTTTTAAGTTACTTTTGTTGCTGACTCCAGGATTTGCACCTACTTTAGCTTTACCATACTTTCCTAATGTTTGTATTGCATTTTGCCAATCCGGATTATTCTCCTGCCAATTTTCTCTTTCTTTAACTGTATTAAAAGTTGTGTCTTTATATTGATTATACCAAACATCTTTATAAAGTTCTTTTGCTTTTTCTATATCTGCTATGCTTTGATTTCTTTTATTCAATTCTATCTGATAAGCCTTACGTGCTGCATCATTTTCTAATTGTTTTTCTCTTACTCTTGGGTCAAATATTGATTCATATACATCATCCTCATTATATCTAATGTTTACATTTTCATCCGGTGTATAAAATCTATTTAGCACTTCAAGACCAGATTGAGCATACCGTAATTTATCTTTGCTGTCATCTGCAGATGAAATCTCATTTAATTGATTAAAAATCTCATCATTACTATATACATCCTGTAATTGCATTAATGGATTGTAACCATCTGACTCTCCTCTGTTTAACTCTGAAGTTCTATCAATTATTTGTTGAAATTTTTCTCTAGTTAATGGCTCAGTCATAGGATCATATATTCCTAGATCTTTTGCTGCTGACCTAATTGTATTTAATCTAGTTCTAGCTTCAGTAGGATCAGAAACATAATCTCCCCAGGGGCTTCTCTCTATTTCTATCTGTCCTTCTTTTACAGACCCATCTCTATTAAAAGCTACTATGGGATTACCATCTGCATCATAGGTTCCATAGCTTGCTATATCAATATTATTTATTATAGGATTTCCATCATCATCATACCCCTCTATATTAACCCTTTCGTCTTCAAATCTTTTAATAGTTTTTTGAGGTATAAGTCTATCTGAATTAAGGTTTTTATATATCTGTATAGCCCTATCTTCAAGATCGTTTGTTTCTTGGCCAGTAATATAATTATATGCTTGATTTGCCAAAGCAACATAGTTTGGTAAAACTACACTGCTTGGTCTAGTACTTAGTGAAGCATTTGCTAAAGCAATTTTATCTCCAATGCTTAAGTTATCTTTATATCTTTTTAATGTATCTTTTCCAACTCTATCTCCACTATGGCCTACTTCATGTTCAAAAGTGTTTTCATAAACATGCCCTTCATGATCAGTATGTGATGGTTTAAAAAATTCAAGTTCACCATTCTTACTCCAAGATGTTGCACCTACACCTTCATCTTCGTGTGTATTAGGATTTACTATTATAGGTACGTTTTGTAAATTACCTATTCTACTATTAGTTATAAATTCAGCATCATCATTTGGACCAACTTCATTTGCTAATATTTTTTTATACATGGGTGAATCTAACCATTGTCTTTGAAATGAATTATCAACACTTTCTTGATTAGGTACAACTCCTTTAATATCATTTACTTCACCCCTTAACTGAAATTTAGGTTTCCAAGAACCTTCTCCAAACTTTATAGCAGCTTCTTTATCTGCTCCAAAGTCTATAAGCTCACCTCTTCTTTTAGCTTCTTCATATGCTTCTTTCCAAGGTTTATTAGACATATCAACCCAAGTACCATCCGGATCTTGGAATAATGTTGGAAATGAAAACCAGTTCTTTCCATCTAAAGTTTCAGTAGCCATAAGGTGTGTTGACTCACTACCATCAGGATTTTTTCTAGCACCTTGTCTTTTAGGTACTTCAATACCATTTTGAGCCATAGGCGTTTCCATTACCATATCACCTGGAAATTGATATTCATTTTCAGGCATCATCATTTGTGAATTACCAAGGTTATCTACACCCATAATAGGAAAGTCTACATCTTTCATGCTTATGTTTCCTGACGGAATGAAATTAACCGGATTGGTTTTATCTGGGCTATCATTTCTATACCCATCTACAGATATATATTGTGTTATATCTATTAAGAACTCATTTGGTCCTCCTGGTAATCCTATGCTCTTTCTTTTTCCCATTATCTTTGTGATAGTAAAAGTTTAGTATTATTAAGTCTAAGCAGCATTTTTCTGTTGCCTGATACATTCCTACGTAAAATAACATTATTAGAGTAGTGTCTAAACTTCTTACGTTCCGTTTGACTTTTACCGTAATTAATGTTAGTTTGATTTAAAGGTCTAATATATCCATTACATGATGTGTCAAATATTGGTTGTTCTGCATTTGTAAACTCACCTCTATCATTAGTCACATCCCAGAATTGATTAAATCTAAATTTATGTTCTACTTTAGAAACTAGTATTTGTATACCATTAAATCCAATAGAAGGAAAATCTAAATTAGTCCAAGGGCTGTTAACCGGTTGTGGATTTAGTAATAGTAAACCTGATGTTTGATCATTATTATAAATAATAGAAGCATCAAAGTTAAAATCTAAATCTTCCCATTTATCTCCACCACACATGTTGTATTGTGGATCTCCTTTATATACATAAGTTTCTAATTGATATTCAAAACTTCTTATGGTATTAACCGCTTGTCCAGTATTAGATATCAAATCTATTTCCCATGGGTAGTCTTCACCATAATAATTTGCAAAAGAGTCACATCTTACATTGTGTCTCCAAAAACCACCCACTTTATAATTAGGCTGTAAAGAATCATAATAAAAATAGTTACACTGCTTAGGGTTTGATTGAACAAAATCTGGATTTCCAATCTGATAAAGTAAAGGTGGTGTATCTGGACATTCACCTGTCTCAGTTAAAACAGAACCCGGTACAGTAGAAGGTGGACATTCACATGTAACTTTCCTACATATCGGTCTTTCATTTTCTAGATCACTACATGTTCCACTAGCCTGATCATATACATTTCCATTTGATGCATCTGGATAAACTAATGTATATCCTGTTGGACATTCACAAACAAAATCACTACCACATATACTTGATGTTATTTCTTGAGCAACAACATCCCAATTAGAAATAGGATAATTTGCATTTATATTAGATTGAATCCCATATATATAAGCACTAGTTGTTGATCCAGCTGTACCACTAGTTATAGTAATATTTTGACCATATTGACAAACTATATTGTTTAAAGCTGCACTTTGAGGTTGACCGGGTCCTCCTGGATAAGGTGAATTAACTCCACAAAATACAGTATACATAAATTGAAAATTAGGAGCAGCATTACTTACTGTTTGAATTGTTGGAGATTGCAAATTACATTGAGGACCTGGGTTATTACCAGTATCTGTAACAGTAATAACAATTCTTCTATAGCTTGGATCATTTTGTCTTGCTGGATAATTTGCTGCTAAACTTGATGATCCCGTTTGTTGAGCTAAACTAATTGCCTGGTTCATACCTGCAGCTGTTGCAGTGTTACCACCATACCAATTATTTATGTACCAAGTTTGTACATTAGCAGAACTAACATTATCTGACATTGAAACAGGGCTAATAAATGCTCCATTTCCAGTTGTCCAACTTCTTTGTTGATTATTACCAGACCAACTTGTAAAACCAATTTGCATAGAACCTCCGTTTAATGCATTTTGTATTTCTGGTTGATCAACAAAAGACATCACCCATTGTAACTGTGCAAAAGCTCTAGTCCCATTGTTTTGTGGGTTACCCGTACTACCAGAAGTATCCATTGCTACTACAATATCAATAAGACATGCTTGAGGACCTCCCGATATAATTGAGTCACGGTTATCTACAATAACTTCTGCAAGTTCTGTTGTATTAATTCCTATTTCACATAAACCTGTACTAGGATTAAAATTATAACCCGGAGGACATTGCGGAACAGTTGTCTCAACAGTCTTTGTAGTAAAGAAGTGATTTATACTTGGTAAAGCTAACTCAGGATGCCAATCATGAAAAGATATCCATGCTTTAGATTTTGGGTCATAACTAATAGTCCATGAACAATCATCAAAATATATTGGATCACCAATATCAATACTTACTGGCACTCTTGCCTCACCTCTTATCTCTATTGGTCTAACTGGTCTATCAACAAATGTTGCTTGACCAATATAATCAGGTTTTAATTGATAATCTTTTTTCATAAAGTAGACTACATCATCTACTGAATCATACATTACTTGACATCCTACTCCTGCTACAGGATTATCTGTCCATTGTGTATTTTCTGAACTTGGAAATTGTTTTATAAATCTAGAAGGTAAATATTTAGCAAACCACCATTTCATTCCGTTATTAGATATAGGATCTAAACCTTTACCTCCATACTGAAATATTTTACCTTGTTGTTGAGATATAAAGAATAATCCAAGTGGTGTATTAATAACACCTCTTAAACTCTCACATGAACCATATTCATTTGATATGTCTGCATTAGCTACATTTTGAAACGGTTGACTAAATAAACCTCCATCACCTATAGTAAGCTTTGTATCTAATTGAGTTTTCAGTGTATCAAGACCCTGAAACATTTGTGGAGATAAGTATGGGAAAAATACTAATGCACCACTTTTGTTTATAGGTTTAATTACACTTACTTCATTTTTAAAATCTTTGTAATTGTTATTTAAAAATACTCTCCAATAATCTCTTTTTGATTCTTCTTGCGCTTGTAATGAATAAATTAATCTTTTTGGATAACTAACAAAACAATTTGCTGCAACATAGGGATCATAATCTCTAGGTTGAATTTGACCAAAAGATGACATTTGAGTAGGGAATCTACTTGGACTTAATGATTCATCATACTTGTAAAAATTATCATCTTTTTCTATTCTTGCATGAAAGAGCTCATTTAAATCATTATAATCATATACATTATAGATTCTTTTTTTAGGTTCATCTTCCCAATCTCTTTGATCTAAATTTACTTCTGATTCAACATAAAAATCTAAGATTCCATTTACATGAGAATAAATATATGCAAATGCCATAGACAATGCAGGATTAGGATCACTACCATTATTAAATATACTACCCCAAGAGGTGTTTGTTGAATTACTTGTTCTATCTAAATAAAATAAATCATTTGGCATCAATGCTGTAGCAGCATTTGAACTACCTAATCCAAGAGTAACAAACTTTTGTGCTAAAGGTGTTAAATCAAATCTTTGTGAGTTTAACCAGTATCTTGGATATGGTATATTTACATATAATGAATAATCAAAAGTATAACCATCAGGTTGACCTAATAAAAATCTTGTAAAAATAGGCATTATGGTTTTTTCAGTATATCTACCTATAAATGTGTCTCCACTAAAAATTGGATCACTAGTATACATATATTGATTTGGTAATGTTGAATCTAACAATTGAATGCAAGATCTCATTGGTATTTGTTTTATACCATCTAGTTGACCATACTGATTATCAAAATTAAATTTAAGAGCACCATAGTATGCAGATATATTACTTTTTCTTGCTTGTTTATATTTTTGAAAATATGAGTTACTATGTGGTGCAGGGTTTGAGTTTTGATATACTCCAGCTGAGCTTAATGATACATCTAATGATCCACCTATAGTATATCTTGATTTATCTTTTACATCAGGATCAGTAAGACTTTTTTCTAAACTTACAGCTACTGTAGAAGGTCTAAATAAATTATTAATTTTATAGTTACCATTATCAAATGTCTGAAATGATTGTCCAATATAGTTAGAGTCTGAATTTTTAATTCTCCATAAACCATTTGTTTGCTTATTAAAATTACTAAAGAACCCAAATGAATTGTGTTTTAAGACAAAACTATTTGATGACTGCATGTTATATATTAGCTCTAAAAACTCATTACCTCCAGCTGCTATATTAGCTTTAGAAGTTTGAGCTGACATCCATATTTTTAAAAATATAGGTATTGATGAAAAGTTGTTATCTGATGTCCATGCTATTTCTTCACTACCACCACGCATACCTGGCAAATTACCTATAGCTTGTGATAAACCCATCTGAATTTTTTCAGTAGCATAATTAGCAGCACCACCCACCCATAAGTCTGCTACACCAGTAGCTGAATCTAATAAAGCTTCAAGAAGTACTGATATAACTGATTGACCAGTATTAGCAGCAACATTTGCTAAAGAATATGCTGCTTGTGCAAAACCTGGTTGATTACCAATACCAGCTAATCCTCCAAAGGATCCTGACTGTGATGTCATATTACCAGCAGCACCAACCCTTCTAACATTTTTAGTACCCCTTACTTGTCTTATTGCATAACCTAATCCTATAACTCCAGATATTATAGCTGCACCATTTCTTAATAATTTAAATTGAGGATGATCCTCGGATGGTTGAAATGTTCCACTTGCACTACCTGATAACTGACCGTATATTTTAGTTTCATATGCATTCAAAAAAGGTTTAGTAAACATAAGCTCTGGTGAAGAAAAAGTAAAAACTTTTCTTGAATATCCACTTGGCTCACCATTAATATCTGGTTCATCTCCTAATGCTTTATAATCATCTAATGATTCACCAAATGAATGAACACCGTCAGTTCTATTTAGTATATTATTTCCGCCTTTATGGAAATATACATCTGGTCTTAAATCATTATATGGATAATTAGGATATAAACCTTGTACATCTCCACCAATTAAATTTTCTGCATTTGGTACAGTATACTTACGCATGTTTCTAAATAAACCTTTTCCTAAAATAGATTTTGCACCTAATCTAGATCCACGTAGTATTTCATAACCAACTACATTTTCTATGTAAGATCCATCATTATATTTAGGTCTCCCAATATTGCTAAACTCAACCCCTAGTATATTTATTTCGTCTCCATTTGAGCTTGTTAAATGCAATGGAGAAGTATTACCTCCTATTGATTCATCAGGCATTTTATGATGCCTTATTGGTTTACCACATAAGTCACCCCATATATCTGGTCTATTTGATGGATAAAGTTCTGTTGATTCCCAATACCCCATTTCACCTCTACCAGTAATTTTAGTTTCATCAGGTAAAGCGGTTATTGCAGTAGAAGTAATTGAAGCTGTATTGTATACTTTAAAAAGAGGATCTCCAGTTGGGTTTAGTACATTATTACCATTTATAATTTCGTTCTCCATTGTCCCATTATACATTTCAGGTGCTCTACCTGGTATATGATATGATGAAGATCTTTCTCCTGTGTTATATATCCATCTTATAAAGAATGCATATTGTTCATCACGCAATAACCCTGTTCTATTACCGCCTTTAGAATAATATGTAGATGGTACAGAATTAATTACCCAATTTGTTTTTATTTCATTTGCAATAGGTTGATAATTAAAATCAAATTGTTCTGTTGGTCCTTGTCTTATTAACCAATCATTAACCACAAACATAGATTCAGACTTTTCATAAGCTGGACTTCTAAGAGGTATCAATTTTAAATCTATAGCTGATAATGACTCGTCTATAAAGTCAATGTTTATTGTGCTTACTTGAGTACTATATAAACCAATTCTTTTTGCTGAGGTTTGCCCTTGATTTCTTCTTAATATAACTAACTCAAAATAATCATAGTCTAAATCTAAATTAGAAAAATTTATGTCCAATGATCCTCCAGTTCCTTCATGATTCCATAGTGTCTGAATATTAGATATACCTATATAATCAGTTACTCTTTGTTCATTTTCTGTATAGCCTACAAAAACTTGATAAGCACCATTAGCCAACATTCCGCCATCAATAGACTTTTCTAAAGTAATGCAGGGTGTATCTAAAAGAGGTGCTAACCTTATTTGCTCACAGTCTAATGATTTTGGTTCAATAATTTCATATTCTACACAGTCAGAACCATCTATATCTGGACCAGATATTTGAATTTTTTTCCAAGGTATATCATCTATATTTAGAGCTCTTGATGGATTGTTTGCATCATCCCAATATACTTCCCATGTACAATCAAAATTTTCTTTTGCTGCACCAACAATTAAATGCTTTTTACTAAAGTTTAAACAAGGATCATTAACTAATGTAGTATACTTACATTCGCTGTCATCAAATCTACCTATTTCAGAACTAACGTTATCTGTAGAAAATACAACCCATTCATCACCATATCTATGTATAGCACCTATAACAGTATAAGGTATGACACCACATGATAAATTTGAAGGCTCATTACCAATCATTCCTAGATCACCATCTTCAGAATTATTAGCTGCATTTCTTGCATGCCACCATGCTTGTTGTCCTTCAAATGAAGGAGCAACATCTTTGTTCATCCCTTTAGTAAACGTATTTATATTTACTGATGATGAACCAGAACTTTGTGGTTGAGATGGATTTTTCTTTTTAGCCATAATATATTATCTATTTAGCAAGTTGGGCATGAACTAGATGATGTAGTAGGCGCAGCTACTACTTGTGGATTAGCTGGTGCATAACTTAAAAACATATTATAATAATTATGATATTGTGCTCTTCTATTCATATTCCACACTTTTCTCATTTCTTGGAAGTTTGGTGTATTAACAAATCCTAATGCATTATTTCTTGCACCTCTTAATCTGCCTTCTACAAGTTGCAACTGCTGAGATACATTTTCACCATTCCAAACCATATTTTCTAATATTCTTTGTTTTATTGCATACTCATAATATTCATTGCAATAGGGTTGATCTAAAACTAATAAATCTCCCTCTGCATTTTCCATAGCACCTTGATAACTTAAATACACTTTCCCTGTTGTAAAAGTAGTTACCAAAAACCCATCTTTTATTTCTGCTATATCTAATGCTTGTGCACCTAAACTTGGACAATAACAAACTTTATCATTTACATCTTTTATTCTTAATTCAGTCCATGTTGTAAAACTTCTGAATTGTCCACCACCAATTCTTTGTACTAGTTGATATTCATTCTTATTATCACATGTTTTAACTACACATACATCTTTACATGTATCACTGTCTTTACATGGTTCAGCATCATTAGGTGCTGGGACATAGGGTACATCATTAAAGGTTTCAACGTGAGTACCAGATGGCATAGAGTTATTTACAGTATATTCCCCACATCTAAATGCATAATTTAAATATTGAAAATCAAAAGGTAATTGACCTCTTCCATGTTCTATATCTATAATAACTTCTTTAGTTCTATGAATGCGTAAACCTAAATCATAATTAACTCTTTGTGCAACTTTAATTAGTTGAGCAGGTTCTATCATTCCTTCTAACGCATACGTAGAAAAATCAATAGATACGTCTTCCATCAATTGACTAAATGTTCTATATTTTTGTGATACCCCCATTATTATAATTTTTAAGTTCTTGCTAGATTGCGTTTATTATCTGAGTCTTCAGATGGTATTTTTAATGTACCTGACATAGTAGCAATAACTTGACTTTCTATTTCTGCAAACAATGCTTCTGGTATATATATTTCTTGTTCATATCTTGGAGTACAATCATCTTCAGTATCACAATTCCATTTTGTAATATCTGAATCAAATACACCTTCTACTTTTATTGCATCCCACTCAATGTTTGGACAATAAATATATCCATCTAACCACCAAAAGTATTTTGTCTTATTATATTTAAATGAAGTTGATTTTGTTAATGAAGTATATGTACCCGGTTGAGTTCCTTGTAATTCTTGTGATCCATCTATTGAACTAATAGTACGGATTAGTGGACCCCAATAGCCTTCAAACATTGACGGCAATCTCACCTTTGTACGTTTTATTGTACATCCACTTTGTATACCAGCACAATGTGCTTCTACTTTATCTACATCTATTAATTCTACATATGGTAATGTTTTCCATACTGAATTAAACTTTAATAACTTATTAGCATAGTCTTGTCTTCTCATTAAAAACTGAGCATATTTTTCTATTAAGCTGTATATATATCTATCAGTAACAAAGGCATCTTGAACTCCTGCTTTTACTTGACCTCTTATTCTAGATATTGTTTCTGCTATTGTTGACATGTCTTTTATTTTTCAAATTCATTATAATACTTTAATGCTTTGTTGGTTTCTTCTGGGTTTTCATCATAAAGATGAGCCACCTTATATTTATTTTTCATTACTACATATTTGGTCCAGTTGGTAGGGTAAGTTTTTGCAACAGATCTTTTAAAATCTCTACATGCTACAAATCTCCACAACTCTCTATTTTTAAATCTATATTTAGTTGAGTAATTTGTATAAAATATTTTACCTAAATTTCCATCTGTTTCCCAATTTTTATTTTGTAATACTTTACCATATTGATTAGATAATGCATAGTTCGTGTTTACTGATTTTGAAGAAGGGCATGTACCTATAAATAAATACCCTAATGAATCAGGTAATTCTACACCATCTCTATTCTCTACTACAGCATTCCAAAGTCTAACATTGTATATCTTTATTATCTTTTTTAATTTAACGTTATCTATGTCTGAGTATAAAGGTTTTTTATCTTTAAACTCTTTGATTGTTTCTTCATTTAATAACCCCATTCTTTTCTCTCTATATCTAGGAGCTTTTAAATCAGGTTTTTTGAAATTGTTGATCATACAGTTATATTTATAATTTACAAAAAAAACCTCACTTAATGAAATTAAAAGTGAGGTCTTTACAAAGCTTGATAGGTTAATTCACATATATTACCCATTGTTGGGTGTTGTAATTCTAATTTACCAGATCTTCTATTACCCACATATTTGTTACTATAATGATAATAATCTGTCTTACCTAAGCTGGGCAAAGTCTTTTCAATAAAACCCGCTGTTTCATTAGATGTCATATATTCTACTTTCCTATCTGTATGTATATGACCTTTAAATAATGTTCTGTTAGTTGTAGCTCCCCATTCTTTTGGATACTCTGAGGCATATATCAATGGATTATTTTTACTTCTTTTATCTCCATGCTCAAAAGCATTAAAGTTGCTGTGCCATACATGAACTTTTCTTTCTTCATATTTAGTATCCCATGTAATTTCATCACTAATAATAGATTTAGACAACGCATGCACTAAATGAAAAGAAGAAAGTCTATCATGATTTCCAGGTACATATACAATAACCAATTCTTTACAATAAGATTTAATATAATTTATAGCCCAATGCATTGCATCAAATGCTTGCATATAAGCCTCTGTAGCACTCATACAATTATCTAAAGGGGTACCACTAGTAGTAGTCCCAGAAAACGTATCCATGTTGATTAAATCACCTCCTACAACAAAGTACATTCTTTCTATATAATTAACTGGAGCTGCTTTTTGTATTAAGTATGTTATTGTATCTTCAAAATCTTTATCTATAGTATCATTACCTTCTTTTCCAAAATGAATATCTTGTAATGATATCACACCACAGACAGGATCATCTGATACAATATTTTTAAGATTTACTTTAGGAAGTTTGTAAGTTTTAGGTTCCCAGTTTTCCAATAACTCTTTAAAAAGTTTTTCTTCTGGGTTTTTAATTTGAGATACTAATGCTGACACTCTCCAGTGATCACCCATTTGTTTGTTCCAATACTGAGATAATTTCCATTTATCAGTATCTATTTTTAATAGCTCAATTATTTCTTCTGCACTTTTAGGTTCATGATCAAAAGTTCCTGATATCTTACCTTCTCCCTTTTCTAAATCAATAGCTTCTACTACTTGAGCATTTTCTGCTGCCTTACTAAAAAATATTGATTTCTTTTTTTTATTCTTTCTTTCAGCTAACAATTCATTTTTAATCTTCCGGTATTTTTCTTCACTGATACCTAATCTTGCACTACTGATAGAAGGATGTTTTTTCCACTTTAATGATTCTAATACTCTTTGTTTTAAATTGTCCATAAAAATTTTTTTGATTATTGTAAAGATATGAAAAAAAAAGAGACTGGAATAAATCCAGCCTCTTCCAACGTTTGTAGTAGAAAACCAACAAACCACCACTTGTTGTTTTTTTTATGCTGACAGGGTAGAAATAAGTATTTCAATTGGTTTACATCCTGTGTTACCAGCATCTACAACTTTAACTTTATATGCTGTACTAGCAGTTAAATTTGTTATAGTAAAATTATTTACTGTAGGAACAATAGGTCCTAATGGATTAGCTAATGTCCATCCTACAGGTGTTATTTGTTCATCAATATATACATTTAAACCAGTACTGTTACTCCATATACCATCCCATATAACTGAAATAGTACTACTTGTTACTGTACCTGCATAAACATTGTATGGATCATGTTGTACATCATTTGAAGTACATGTTCCAAGGCCATTAGATAAAATCATAGAAAACTTTTGTATGATAGAATCTAATCTTTCACCAGAGGTTATAACTATTCGTTCACCAGCTTCACCTATTTGAAAAGATGTACCACAATAGCTTACACATGAAGCACACTGCACATCATCACATCTTTCACTACCTGTACTACAATCAGTATAGGTACATGCGTTAGTTATTGCTGTGTCAGCACAACTACATTTTTGACTACATTTTGTACAATTACATGCCATTGTTTATTTTTTTATTTTTAATTATTTTAAGTTAGAGGTGTTGATCCACCACATCCAGCTACTATTTCACTTGATATTGTTGTTGGGTTAGGGTCAGAGTTATATGAACCATTTGTTCCTGTTGCTAACTCTCTCCATGGATAAATAGTTTGACCTAAATCATCTATCCATACTCTATTTACACCAGCACCACAAACAAACACTTTAATTCCTTGTACACTACATGTAGTTATAAGATTTTGAATTCTAGCCCAAGATTGATTGTTCATTACATCTTCATCTCCACCTGGTAATTGATCTGTTATTGCTATAACATATTTTGCTACACTAGATCTAAATGATCCTGTAAATGCTAAACTACTCACAATATTTTGAATAGCTATATCCATAGGTTCTGCAACACCATTTCCTGCACCTAAATTCACACATGTTCCATCAACTCCTTTGTTTAATTTTGCAATTTGAGTTTGGAATGTTGAACCATTATTATTTTGGAACATTTCCCAAGCAGTATATACTTGATATGCTCCTGTTGGTCCTTGTTGAATTGATTTTTGTGATGCTGGTAAAGCTATGTAATCTGCACAATCTTTATAAGTAGGTTCACCACCTACATTAGATGCTGAATATTCATCTACTGTAGTTAAACTAATTCTATAGTTATTTGAACCAGATGATGTATCAATTGTATTTACTAAACCTGCAGCACCTGATTTAACTGTATCTATTACACCTCCCATTGATGATGTGTAATCAATAACAAATGCTACATCCATACCATTACTACATGGAGCGTCTCCATCTAATGTATTAAATGTTACAGTTGATAATGGACATAAATTTGTTGCACCAGCAAAGTTTACAGTAACTTGAACTTGATATGATGTGCTAGGTATTAACCCTGTAAATACAGCTGATACTGTAGGGCCAGGATTATTAACAGTTTGAGTTGCTGCTACAACACCCGTAGATGCATTAATTACATTAACTATATATGAGGCTGTAGTTCCTAAATTATTTGCAAAAGATACTGTCACACCGTCTTCTGTTATTGGATTAATTTGAAGTGATGGACAAGGAACAACACCGTTTAGTACACTTGATAATACAGTTTCACATGTATCTGTTCCATTACTTACATTAAATTGAACACTGACATTTAAATCATTTGCAGTATTTAATCCAGCAGTATCAAATAATACTCCTGAAGTTGATTGTTCTACTTGAACGCTAAATATTTGATTAAGTGATACACCATTAATATCTGTTACAATAATTTTACTAAATCCAGTCACATCAGCAAATCCTGTTGGTATTGTAGATCCTTGGAAATTAAAATTAATTCCTGTTACTAAACCTTGTGAATCAGTTACAACTTGTGCTACATAATCAAATATAACTGAATCACATCCTGATGGACAACAGTTAGTTTGTATGTTACCTATAGCAGTATACAAATCATCTATTACAATCCAAGCATTTTGAACTGATTCTGCTAGTGTACTTGCAGAATTATTCCATCCTGTTTTAGATCCATAAGATACAGATGATGAGGTTCTAGTTAATGATGAACCTGTTATTACTGATTGTGAAATTGCAGAATTAATAGCAGATGGAAAACCAACTGCGTTTCTTAATGAACAAAATGCAGTTTCTAATGCTAAAACAACTACTGAAACATTAGTTAATGTACCTACATTACTTACACATGATGGTACAATTTGAGCTTCTACTACACCTCCTGAACAAGGTAAAACACATGCTTCTAATACATCTATTCTTGTATTAAGACTTGATAATGTAGAATTAATAGTATTAATACTTGCTAAATTATCACATACTTGATTTGCTATTAATGTAGCAAATTGATCTAAAGGAAGTTGAGTTACTGGGTTACCGCTTTTATCATCATACTGCATACATGCAGGTAATGTCATTATAGGAAGAGAACTAGATTTTTCATTTCCACCACCACCACTATATGCATTTAAACATATTTGATTAACCATTGCTTGTAATACTGGTACAAGCTCAGTTGGTGTTGCTCCTTTAACATTTAAACATGTAATATCTAATCCTTCTAAATTAGGATTAGCATCTACACCACTTTCTAAAAGATCACATACTTTAGTTGCAAGCTTAAATACAACTTCACTAATTGAGTCACCGTTACATAGGTCTATACATGAAATATCTGGCCCTTGCCATATTACACAATTAGAAGATATATTATCACATCCATTTGTGGAGCCGCTTGAATTTGTTGGGATCATAAATGTTTTATTTTACTATAATGTACTGCTCTGTTGTAAACTATACATTTATAATATACAAAATTTTTTAAAACCAAACAAGTTAATGCCAGTTTTAAAAAATTTTGCAAACAGTTATGAAAGGAGGTATTAAGCTTTCTTTAATGGCTCTTCTTCTGCTTCTATCTCAGAAATAGTTCCGTCTTCTAAACTTATATTAACTGAACCATATTTTTCTTCTAATGATTGACTTACTGCTTTCCATTGTACTTGCAGTTCAGCATGTGAAGATACTAGTTGATTTTTAACTAACTCAGCATTTCCAATATTCATTAGTAATGCATTTATTTGTTGTTGAAGTTCTTTAACTTCAGTCAATTCCTTTTTAGAAATCTTTTTTGATTTTGCCATTATAATTGGTTTTTAAAAATTTGTATACTCTTCAAAGATAATAATATTTTTTAAACTACCAAGGCAGATCAACAACTAAATTTGTATCAGGTAATAGATCTTTCTTAATTATATTCTGCATTCCTGTTATATAATCATCCCGTAAATACTTTACTAAAAATGTTTTTACATCATTTTTAGATAATGATTTATAATCTCGTTCTGCTACAACTCCTTCATCAGTATCTTTTACAATGTATGATCCGTGTACAGTAACACTCTTTTTTTCATATGTTGATTTTAATGACTTGGGTATTACTAATGAACCTGTATAAGTAAATACTATCTCCTTTATTAAAGAATTGCCATCTGTAACTAAAGACTCAATATCAAAATAAAATCTTTGAGATAAGTGCTCTTTAACTACAGGTGCCTCTACTTTTTTAATAGTCTTCTTTTTTACTACTTTTTTCTTAGTGGGTTTTTTAATTACTTTTTTGCTTGATGTTTTTTTCTTTTTTGCCATAATAGTTAGTTTAAATATTAAAATCTAGGGCAGTCTACTGCACTAAAACAAAGAGTTGTTCCATCTTCCAGTCTTATCTGCATAATAGGAAATTTTTGTCCTTCCACAAAAAAGTCCATACTGGCAATTGCACTAGTTTTAAAGTCAAGTGAAACTGGAAAACTTGCACCATCTTTTCCGGCTGGCCCTTGCGGCCCTTGTGGTCCAGTTGCTCCTGTAGCACCTTTTGACCCTGCAGGGCCTTGTATTCCCTGTGGTCCTTGACTTCCCGTTGCACCTGTATTACCAGTAGGTCCTCTAGCACCAGTTGGTCCTTGACTACCAGTTGGTCCTTTATCACCTTGTGGACCTTGCGGGCCTTGGCTACCTGTGGCTCCAGCTGCTCCGGTTGCACCTTTAGGTCCAGTAGGACCAGTTGCACCCCGTGCTCCATCATTACCATCAGTACCATTAGTTCCTGCCGGTCCTTGAGCACCTGTATTTCCTTTAGCTCCAGCTGGTCCCTGGGCACCAGTAGCACCTTGTATACCCTGAATACCTTGAGACCCGGTGTCCCCTTTAGGTCCTTGTAGCCCAGTTGGTGAACCAACCCATTCACCTTTAACATTAATTACATCATTACCATTTATTCTAACGTATCCTACATCTGCAACTCCTTTAAGTTTTAAGTTACCTGAAGTAGTTAAAGACATAGCTCCATCAGTATTTGACTGACCTTCATATTTCCAAACCCATCCACGGTCTGCGTCATTATTCATTTGAAATACTGTAGCGTAGTCATTCAAATAACCATAGCTTTGACCAGATTGCATTCCTATACCATAAGTAGATGAGGTACCCCAAAATCTATATTTACTTGGGTTATCACCTGAATTAGTATAATGATATGTCCCACCATTTGGTCCGGCTGGACCTTGTGAACCAGTATCACCTTTTGGACCTTGTGCACCAGTATCCCCCTTTGCTCCGGCTGCACCAGCTGCACCCGCTGGACCTCTTGCTCCAGTATCTCCCTTAGCTCCTGCGGCTCCCGGATTACCTTGAATACCTTGTAAACCTTGAGGACCTCTGTCTCCAGTGTCACCCTTGGCACCCGCAGCTCCAGCGGCTCCTGCAGGTCCTCTTGCTCCTGTAGCTCCTGTATCACCTGTATCACCTTTTGCACCAGCTGATCCAGTTAATCCACGTATACCTTGTATACCTTGTGATCCTGTATCTCCCTTAACACCTTGAATACCTTGAATACCTTGATCACCTTTAGGGCCTTGTGGTCCCGTATTAGTTGGCATTGTTACAGAGTTACCATCACTAATTGTAAGTGTTTGACCTACTACAGAAAGGGTTTGTTGATCTGCACAAATAGTAACAGTTCTTGATTCTTCATCAACTTCTACATTTGTTCCTTTACAACCTACTAAAGTTAAAGTATCATTATTGCTACCCGCTTTAATAAGACCTTTACCATTAGTTACGTTTTTAAATATATCTTGAGAAGAACCTCTATCTGTATTTGTAATAGTTATAGTACCTCCACTAGATGTAGAAGTCATTTCTGATTGTATACCACTACCTTGTGCTATTGTTACTGTTTCACCATTTGTAACAGTTGTACTTTCTGTTCCGTTTCCTTCTTTAATAGTCCAAGAAGACATATTCCCAACTTGTGAGTTATCTACTTTTGTCCATGTTGTATTAGCAAATACAGCCCAATCACCTATTTGCCAATCTGTAATACCATTTAAATTTGTACTACCTGCAACAGACACTATATAATAATCTCCTGATGTACCTACATTACTTGCAAGACTTGGTGAATTTGTACTAGCGTTCCATGTACCTTCAAATTGTAATACTCCAGTTAAAGCATCATTAATAGCTTTTTGTATTTGAGCACCTGTTGCAAGATTGGAAGACGAAGAAGTTACAGCAGCAGTTTTTGGTGTTAGTGTTACTGATGTTGTACCAGTCTTAGTTAATGTATTTGTATTTCCAGATGCAACACTTGTTACACCTGAGCTTGAACTAGTACCTGCACCAATTAATGTTCTAACTTCTGCAGCACTAATTCCTGAATTAAGTGTAGGTGTAGTTCCATTTGAAAGTATTGCTGGTACACCACTATCTGTTACTTTTTTAGTATTATTTACAATAGCAGTTGCTTGTGTAGAAGTAATAGTTGTTGTATTACCTGCCATTGCAGTTGTTGCTGTTGTACCAATAACTAAGTTGGAAGAACCAGTTCCTGCTCCTATAAGAGATCTTACCTCTGCTGCACTTATCCCTGTATTTAGAGTTGGACTTGTGCCATCAGATAATATTGCAGGTCTACCAGTATCTGGTAATGTATTAGTAATAGTTATAGTTCCACCACTACTTGTTGATGTCATCTCAGATGTAATACCTACACCCTGAGCAATAGTAAAAATCTCTCCATTAGATACTTTAGCTGTTTCGGTACCATTACCTTCTTTTATTGTCCAAGAGGTCATAGTTCCTGAACCAGTTCCAGCTCCAATTAATGTCCTTACTTCTGCTCCAGTTACTCCGGAGGCTAAAGTTGGTGTACCACCACCACTAAATATACCTGGCTCAGCATAAATAGTAGAACTATTAAATGCATTACTTCCATATGTATATGTTTGATTTGTAGCACCACTAACGCTAAATGTAAGTGTGTTACCTGATTTAGTTATGCCATCAAGATAAAAGTTTGAAGCAGAGGTTAAATATCTACCATCTAAATCTACTGTAAGATCTCCCAGACCTGAACGTGTTAATGTTAGAACTCCATTTGTTGTATTAAAACTTATACCTGATACATAGTTATTTGTACCTGTCTGATCATCAATCCATTTTACAGCTGTACCTGTAGTACTAAGAACTTGACCATTAGTACCAGCAGATCCACTACTATCTAATATTCTACCACCTGCCCCTAAAGAAACAGTAGTATCTACAGTGTTACCTTCTAAAGATAATAATCTTTGTGAGCCAGTTATTGTTGCCATATTATTTCTTTTTTCCTCTTAATTTAAACTTAGTCATTTTTTGTTTAATAGCAGGATCCATTTCTGATGCATACTTAGTTCCACACATCATAAAATCTTCTGAATCACTCATCTTATATGCATTTCTAGATATGTCACCTGATGCAGATAATTTTAACAAAAGTTTATTTCCTGGTTTTGAAAACGTATGTTCTCCAGTATCAGTACCGGAATATACTTCCCATGTTGCTCCATCATCATTAGACACATAATAACCCAATGTACAACCATTAGGAATAAAATAATCTACTCTATTCCAAAAAACAAAATCAACAGAAGCTGAGTTATCTAATATATAAGGTCCATATACTATTTCCCAATTAGGTATAAAATGATTAGCATATTTTGCATCCCATATTCTAAAACCATGTCCATCATATCCATAACCCATCTGAATCCACCATTCTACACCGCCTGTAGAATACATTCTAGTAATGTTACATCCATAATCAGCTCTATAAGATCTTCCTCTTCCACCAGTTGTTGTATCTTCAACAACTGTATCATGTCTACGTAAAGCAACATATCTATCATTATCTTGATCTAAGAATCCTGATATCATAGCTCCACCTCTATCTGCTGCAGTAGGAATAAAATTAGGATGACCTACCATTCTATCAGTTGGTTTACCACCTTGAGCATCTTGATACTTTACTCCAGCTCTAAATAAAATACCATAGTTATTACCTGGATTAGTAGCACCTTCATATGTAATTTGCAAAACAGTGGCTTTATTACCAGTAAAACATGGAGTCACATCAAGTTTAGTATGTCTACCAGACGCACCAACCCAAAATATATTAGGTTCATTTATTGGATCGGGTATAAACCATCCTTGTTCATAACCATCATCTCCCTGACCTATATCTCCCATATCTACATAAACTGATTTAGGTTTGGCTGTAGATGCATCTAATATTAGAGAAAAGTTTGCATTATGGTAATAAGCATATAATATTCTGTCATTAATTTCATCATACATAATCCAACCTCTGTATCCATTTCTATCTACAGGTTCGGAGCCTTCAAACATTATATTTCCTGCTGTGGCATCCATATATAATCTTTCTTCAACACCAGTTTTCATGTTTCTACGCATACATCTTTTATAATGTCTTGCATCATAGTCACTTGCATATGCCCATTCTCCTGCTGCACACAAGCCTCCTACATAATATAGACCTGTGCTTTCTACATAACCTCCACCAGTATCTTGTGATCCTATATATATTTGAGGATTACTGTGTGTTGGTCTTGGATCTTTAACAAAGGTTGATCCTCCATTCATAAGACCACTGTAGTCAAATGTAGTATAGCCATTAACATTATAAGTCATAACTACACCTTTCTTGTTTATTTTATCAATACAAATAGATTGTATATGGTTGTATGTAGATGTTGTATCTCTCCATAAAAAGTTACTGTCAAAAAATAACCTTGTCATAGTACCATCATCATTTAGTCTACGTACAGCAAAACCATCACCCCAACCAACTGTAAAAAGTAAGTCACCATCTATTTCAAAAGCAGTTGTATAACCAATAAGTCTGTCACCACCATCATATTCACCACTACCAGAAGACACAGTAACATTACTCATACCTCTTTTAGTTACAGGTACAATAGCTACTTGCCCACCATAATTATTAGAGGCACATCCTACAATGGATTTTATATCACTTTTACTTACGTTAGTTGCTTTAAACATTCTTGTATTTCAAATTGTAACATTTTAATCATACTATCATTAGAACCTGCTGGAGCTACATTTACCATGTTTAACTCTTCAGCCAATGCTTCTTCAAATTCAGCTAGACAATCTAACCAATATTGTCTGTCATCTGTTATTTCAGTTCCTCTTTCTGACATCTTATGTTGTTATTACTTCTACCCAAAACTGGTGAAAATTCCTACTTGCTCCTACACTATGCATATAAGATGAATTCATTCCGCTATAAACCAATGACGCATTAGATCTTGATAATGCACCTTGAGTTGTTGCTGAATCCATGTATATTTCTATGTGGTCTATAAATCTTGACAAAGGCAAATCATATTGAACATAATATGCAGAAGGTAATTCTATTACTGACATATTAATAACAGACAACGCACCTGCTGTATAAACTTGACTTACTAATGAAGGACTTGAATATACACCTTCTTTAACGGCATATATTCTATATGACATTGTACCACTAGTATTAAATGTAGTATCCACAATAGTCATTGTGCCAGAAAAATCATCTATTGGTACTTGACCTATAATACCAAAGTCTGCACCATCATCTGATGACCAAACTTGATAGTAATCTATATTATTTGAACTTGATTTACCAAATACAACCTCTATTGTTTGACCAACCACTGAAGCTGATACATTAGTAGGAGCACCTGGAGCTGCAGGTCTATGATTGCTTATAGCATTATCTACATATGTTTTATTTGTTGCATCTGTACCAGATGAAACTGTATCTACCCCTTGTATTCTACCAGTTCCCCCAAGGGTAATATTACCACCAGAAACTGTTATATTATTAGCAAAAGTAGAATTACCACTTGAATCATTTATTGTTGATGTTTTTCTACCTGCCCAGCTACTACTCCAATTATCAGGGGAATATTCCTGACTCAGCATTTAAATAAACTAACTCACCTGTTTGTCCTGATGCGTAACTAGATGATTCTCCTGCATTAAGTACAAGTTGTTGACCACCATAAGTTCTTACTTGATTAGTTCTTAATCCATCTGCATTACTAAAATCAGCTCTACTTGAAAATGTTTTTACATCACCAATAGTTTGTGCACCTGAAGTTCTTACTACTGTGCTATCTAATTGAATAGTACCTGTACTTGTTATAGTACCTCCTGTAATACCATTTGTTGTAGCTATAGATGTTACACCTGAGCTTGTAGCATATCTTCCGTCAAGATCAACCGTTACTGCACTAAGACCTGATCTATTAAGTGTTAATACACCATTACTTGTATCAAAAGATGCAGAACTTAAATAATAGTTTGTTGTTGTATCCTTAGATGTAATCTCAATAGTATCTGTACTTGCATCAGTCTTTATTGTAATATTACTACCTGCTTTAAATGTAAGTGTATCATTATTATTATCTGCAACAATGTTAGATTGACCAGCTGCTGCAATATTTTTAAATATGTTTTGAGCTGAACCTCTATCACTATTTGATAAGGTTATTGTACCACTTGATGTTATTGTACCTGTACCAGATAAACCATTAGAACCTGTAACAGTAACTGAAGTCACAGTCCCTGTTCCTGAACCTGCACCAATATCTGATAAAAGTTGAGCTTTAGTTCTGTACTTCAATCCTGAACCATCCCATACTAATATACCAGTATATGTACTGTTATCATTCGCTATACTAGTTACAGTACATGATCCGTCTATTTCTATTGAAGATAAAAAACTTATAGCCATGACATTTTATTCTTTGTTTGCAATATACATATTTTAAAAAAAAGGGGAAACACTAAATTCTAGATTTAAATGCTCCCCCTTTAAATTCTACTTTTTATTATCCTACAAGCTGCATTACTACTGTAATGTTATTTGCACCTAAATTAGAAGATGCAGTAAATGTTACAGTTCCTGTAGCTGTATTCGCAACAACATCCATAAATACTTGATTTCCTTTAGAATCATAAGTTTGAATAATCCAAGGTCCATTAGCTAATCCATGAACACCAGTAGCAATACTAAAGGTGTTTGTAGTAGTTGCTGGATAAGTACCTGTGTATGATCTTTTAGATTGAGCACTTGCCAATGTTGCTGGAGTTACATATCTAAATGTATCTGTTCCCGCATCTACTTCAGCTTGTGTTGCTATCTCTGTAACACCAACTGATCCTGTTGCAGCATTAGGCAATGTTCTTTTACTCATTGATGTAATAACACCATCAGTAACATTAATTTGATCTACAACGTCTACATCACTTGTATCAAGATCTGTACTAGTACCAATCTGTTTGTTAAATGTACTTGCTAATTGTGCATCACTAATTCCACCTGCTTTAACAGTAATAAATCCAGTTGCTGTACCAGCAAAAGTTGCACTACTAAATCCAGCAACACCTTTTTCAGTTGCTCCATCTGTAGCACCTACTCCTGCAATGTTTTGATCTTGAATAACAATAGCATAATCTGAAGCTGGAGGATTAGAACTTGCTGCAATTGCTTGATTAGCATAAATTGTATCTCCAACCTCTACATCTACAGTACTTCCATTAAATGATATAGTACCATCTTTAGTAACAACAAAGAAATCCCCGGTTGTTAGTGCAATGTTACTTGCTCCTGCTATTGCTGGTGAGTTTGCTGATGCATCATATCCACCTTGGAATACACCAACTCCGGCTACAAGTGCTTGCACTTGCCCTAAGTTAACTGCATCTTTTGATGCTGTACCATTTGCTAAAGTTGTAAGTTTGAAATTTCCAAAACTTAAATCAGCAGAAGGTGCATCAAATACAGATAATGAAACTTTACCAAGCGGTTGTTTAACTGTTTCTCCTTTACCACTTGCTGCATCTTGTATTAATATAAGGTCATCAGTCAGTGGAACTTGTGCCATTAATGGAGCATCTTCTATAAGACCAGTTATACCATAATCAACTTCAACTGTACCTGTAGATGTTATTGTTCCACCTTTAAGACCTGCTCCTGTAGCAACACTTTTTACTGTACCAGTTGTATAAGTACCTAAAGTTAAATCACCAAGTATTACTTGACTTGATGAACCTGCTCCTGCAATGTTTATTGTACCTGAAGTAGTAATTGGTCCACCTGTAATTGTTAATGCATTACCTGTTTCTGTTATTTCAATACTTGTTACACCTGAACCAGAATCATTAACCCACTCTACTACACCTGTTGAAGAAACAGCAAGTCTTTGCCCATTTCCACCAATTGCTAATGTAGCTAATGAATTTGCACCGTCTGCAAATAATATATCTCCTTTGGTATATGATGCTAATCCTGTACCTCCATTTACTACGTTTAATGTACCAGCTAAAGTAATTGTTCCACTACTTGTAATTGGACCACCACTTGTTGTTAAACCAGTAAGTCCACCACTAACATCAACAGAAGTTACAGAACCTGCACCTGCATTAATATAAGTTGCTACTTGAGATAAGTTTGCAAATTTAGCATTGCTATCTGAATCATCAGAAAATAAAACTTTATCATCCGCAAGTAAAGTAACAGCTGTTCCATCAGCAGCTGCTAATACAACGTTATCTGTTCCTGCATAATCTACTGCTAGTGTTCCTGCTGCAGTAATTGCACCACCTGTTAAACCTGCTCCAGATCCTACAGAAGTAACTGTACCATCTTTACCAAAACCTGGCATTTTATTAAGAGGGGTCTTGTAGATATTATTATCGTCTGCAGCTGAAAACCATAGATAATCTTCTGATTTAATAACTGAATCACCAGCTGTTAAGATTGCATTATCTACACCGTTATAATCAATATTTACAGTTGGGTTTACAGTTGACGTACCTGTAATACTAATTCCTTTACCTTCACTTACATCTGTTACTGTACCAACGTATTGATCAGCTGAATTAATAGTGAATGTAGAACCGGCACGTGTTACTGTAGTTGTACCAGAACCTGTATATACTATTGAATCAGTACTAGCTGGATTTGAAGCAACTAAATTTAATGTTGCTGTTCCGTTACCAGATCCTGTTGCTGTTAAGTCATAAGTTGTGTTACCATCTGTACCTGTTGTTATATCTACCCAAGCAGAACCATCATATAATTTTAGTTTATTTGTACTAGAGTTATAATAGATTTTACCTGCAATTCCTGACGGGTCAGCGCCAAGAGGCTGAATAATAACATTTTGTATTTGGTTATTATTCAGGTTTAAATTTCCTTGGACATCTAGTCCTGTTAAAAATTGTACTGCCATTTTGTTTTATTTATTTGTTATTTATTTTAGTTATTTAATTTAAAAAGACGCACCCTGAAAAAGAGGCTGCAAATGTTATTCTTAATTGTTGTGAACTTATATATTCTACATTACCTACTACTACTGTATTTCCACTATCTATTACTGTAACAGAAGGATACTCTCCTAAATTATGTGTAACAGTCCAAACAGATGAAGCTACTTCAAAACATTCCGTATATGTACCTTGGTCTGCTACTACACCTTCTAAATCAAGAACTGTACAAACACTACTTGGTGTTTCAGGACAACTCATGCTGGCCTTTAAATTTATTTCTGCTAATGGTTCAACAAATACACCTGGTGTTTCTGTTGCTGCTATAACTTTATTACTAGCTGAATTCTGCCAATCACATAAATCTTTTCTTAATACTGCTAATTCCATATCAGTATAACAACAAGCATCTATTCCAAATCTAATAGACTGAAAATTTGCATATACTTGTTTAGCAAAAGTTTGTTCAACTTTTATTCTTTTAAGTAATGCAAGTTCTTTTGCCTTTTCACTATTAGAGAATGATCTTATTGCTTTACCCATGTTATTTATTTCTTAAATCTTGTATCTGCTGTCTAGCTAATTCTCTATTCAAATTACTTGATGTAGAAACATCAGCATCAACTTTTGCTTTACATTGCTTGCATACTATTACTCCATTACCTAATGAAGCTTTTTGACATCCGCAAGTAAATTGCTTATTACAGTGTGCACAATTTGCCATTTTTTTTTTTTGGTTTTAAATTAAATATTGAGAACTTGATCCGCAGTTTCCTGATGGACAAGCTATTTTATTTAGTCTATTTTTAGCATAATTATATAATTGCATTCCATGTGCTGCAGATTGACAATATTCTACATTAGCAACAGCCGCATCAATTACTGTTCTTATATAACTCATTTCTGCTAACAATGATTGTTTTTCTGAATCTGGTTGGCATGCTTGCACTTCTAAATCACATAGTACTTCATAATAAGTAGTAAGTAATCTAGTTACTCTAAGATGATTGTATTCTACATATACTTTAGAGTTTGGTGATACACTATATTTAATAATATAAACACCATCTGGAATTTTTTCCTGTGTTGTACCACAGTCTGATTTTTGTATTGCCAGTGTACAAGCTGTAAGACACATATCAAAATCTTTGTCAACTTTTATAAGTACTGGTACAGAAAAACCTGGAAGAGTGATTAATAATTCTTCACAATCTACAGCAAGTTCTGAACTGTATTGACTTGTATCTTTAATACACAATAAATCACAGTTAGATACTGTGGGTATTTCTAAACTTAATATATGTTTGCTTGCCATTTTTTAGTACTTTATTACACTATATAGATAATATACAAAAAATTACAGACAATATAAAATAAAAAGAGCAGGAGATTTCTCCCCTGCCCTAATATTTAAAATAGAGTTCTCAGATTATACTGCGTCTATATCTTGCTCATAAGGAACAAAATTACCAGCTGAATCTGCCCATGTTGCTAAAGCAGTCATAAGTTTTTCAACTTCTGCTTGAGCACCTGCATCAGAACATTTTACAAAAATCTTATATACATACTGATCATTATCAAACACTCCAGATGGATTGTTGAATCTTGGCACAGAATGCTGAATATAATATGCTTTGTAAGTTGCACTTCTGTCAACAGCAGATAGTAATTCATCAGACATTTCAATTTCTCTGAATCTTGCACTATCAGCATTTCCTTGATTGTAAGGAGACTGACGGTATCTTTCAGACATAATTAAATCTCTAATTACTTCTTCACCTTGAGTTTGTTGCATCATACCAGGAGTTCTTGAAGCAACTCCACAGTCATTACATACTTCACCTGTTTCATCTAATTGAGAAACAATAATTTCTACAGGCTCAGCATTAAAGTGATCTCTTGTATCAAAAGAACAGTTACCAAATACAGTGTCTACATAAGCACCAACAAAGTTAGCAGCAGCACTTACTTGATCAGCAACTGGATCAGTTGAAGGTACGTAAGTTCCGTCTAATGCTTGTTCAATAGTGTATGTTGTAGAAACACCTGCTACTGTAGCAACAATACCACCACCACTAGCTTCAGCTACAAAAGGCTTAATTAATGGATCAGCTAGAGCCATTTTTGCCATAGTTGCTAATACTAATACTGGATCAATGTACTCTTGTCCATCTACACAGCAAATGTTTGCTGAATCAGCAATTGCATATGCATTGTGATTTAAGAATCTTAATGCTGGTGAACCTTTTACATCAATTCTTAGAAATTGTGTTTTACCACATGGTGCACAATCAGAAGCTAAAGATAAGCTTGCTGTAGCTTGTACAGCTGATTGACATGTTGCATCCCATAATCTTGTAATATATCTTGGGTTAATCCCTTTAGATTTTACAGATTCTTTGTACCCTCCGTGACCTGGATTGTTTCCAATAGTATCTTTAGAGTAGAATGAACCTTGAACTACGTAGCCAAGTGCTCCCTTTGCAGGTGCTCCTGGTAATGCTACTGATGCCCAAGTTGCATCACTTACTAAAGCTACTTGACCAGCAGTAAGAGCACTTGTTGCAGTACCCGCTGTATCTAGCGTGCTATCTGCAATAAACGTCTTGTTAAACGCATGATTAAAATAAGCCATAATTATTAATTTTGTGTGAGGACCATTACCCTCACTGGTTATAAATAAATGATTTTACCAGTTTACTCTGTCCGTAACTTCCTTGTTACTATAATAATATACACATTTTTTGTTTAAAATCATATATTAATTATTTCTTTCTGCAGCTTGAGTACCTCTTTGTTGTTGAAACATATTTTCTATATCTCCTGCAATCAATGCAGCTGTATCATCTAAAATTACTTCAACAAGATCATCTTTAAATTGACAGTTTACATTTGTAGTACTCAATATACCGGTATAAGGATCAATACAACCCTCTACCTGAATAAGCACAGGTTTTTCATAATAAGTCAATATAGGATTAACAATGTTAAAACTGCTATTCCTATATATTCTTATTGTATTTCCCAGCATTGTACAAAATGTTTCTCCCCAGTCAAAGTCTGGATTTTTTAAAGGATCCCTTAATAACAATGATACATTAGCTTCTTCTGCTAAATAAACTGTCATTGACCTAGGTGTACAACAATCATCTTTTGCTTGAGTGGTTACTTTTTTAAATTCTAAATATGTATCTATTGGAAAATTGTTTGATTCAAAATAATCATTTGTCTCAGCTCCAGTAAGAGATAACTCTCTAAGTAAAGGCTGTAAATCATCTATTCTTTTTTTAGATAGTTCATCACCTTCCTTATACATGTTACCTCCATGAAGATTTCTTCTACACCACTCTATCTGTGCTTTATTAAAAGCCTCAACAAATTGCCAACATTCTATATTATCATAGTCTTGACTATCAAGCTTATTTAGCCTTTGTTTTAATTTAATTAAGAGTGTACTATTTTCCATTAGTAATAATATTTATGAGTTCCAATATGGTTCTACTTTTTCCATCAATGAAAGAAGCTGTTCTTCATTATCAGGTTTCATTAAGAACTCAAGCACTTCTGCTGGTCTTTTACCCATTCTAATACCACTATCAATAGGTTCAATCCAACCACCTGCTTTTGTTGTTATGAATCTGTAATACAGACCGTCTTTAATTAATGCTCTAATTTTTAATTCTTCCATTCCTAATTTTGAAACTTCTAAGAATTGACTTGCAGCTCTTTTCTTATTTGACTCTCCACCATTACCGTTTATATATGTATCCATATTTTCATACATAATATCATTAGGAGTGTTCTTAGTATACTGCACACTATCTACATCAGTTACTTTAGCCACATACATTAACTTTGTAGGGTTTGTGTCATATAAACTTTGTAATGCTGATAACGCTTTATTTTTTAATTTTGTTAATTCAGTTCTTGTTGTAAGAGTTTCTTCAACAGTATCTAAATAAAATTTAGGATTATTTTGTGCTCTTTTTGCTTCTTTTAATGACGCAGCAACAATAGAAAATCCTCCTGCTTTTATTGCATGTAATTTTATTCTGTCATATGGATCTACCTCAGCATCTAAAAATACTGGATCATTTCCACATCTTAATTGTATCTTATCCCAAAATTTAGAATTATCAGGTTTCATTATAGTAAGTTTATTCCAAAATTCTTTATCATCTGGATCAACTAAATTAGCCGCTAATTCTGCTTCTAGTTCAGAAACAACTTTTCTGATTTCAGCAATTTTCTTTTTCTTTTCTTTTGGAGGTAGCATTTTTACTTCAGGAGCAAACTCATTTAATCCTGTAACATATCTTTTTACACCATTCATTTCTAAACATGCTAAAGACTCTTGATGAAATACTCCATCATGTAATGCTAATCCATATTGTTCTAAACCCATATTTTCCTTGTTTGGATTAAAATAAGGTCTTATAGCAATAGTGCTACTTTTTTTTGTTTGTTGATACTTTTCAACAATTGTGTAATCTTCCATTTTGGTTTTTTTAAAAATTAATAATTATTACTCTAGTCAAATTGTATACTGTAGTATACGCATCTATTATTACTAATATTTCTAAAGCAAGGTTTTACCCTTGCTAAAGTTTTTGACTTTATTGTTGCTCAACTACTGGAATAACAATTTTTAATATGCCTTCTGTATGATATATATCTCCTGTTTTTAAACCAGCTGCAATTGCTGCAGCATTATCTAAATAAGAACTTGAAACAGCTACATCACGTACCCAAGAAATTACTTCATTTACATGCAGTAGTCTTGCGTTTCCTGTTTCTGCTCTTGATACACCTTCATAAGCAGGGCTCTCAAATTGTTGCTTCAACTTAGTTATTTGTTTTGGTGCTGCCATGATTGCCATATTTATTAGTTAAAAAATAAAAAAAGGGAGGAGGCATAAACCACCTCCCCTTTTAATTAAATAGTTCTTAGAATGATCCTCCTGTTACAGGGTTTCTCATTACAATTTTAAGAACTTTAGTTGGATCCTTAACCCATATAGCTGGCATGGTCTGAGTCATATAAACTCTATATCCATTGAACTGACCAGTAGAAGCAAATCCTTGAGTTCTTCCCATGTAGTCCATAGTACCATTTTGGTAGAACCACTTAAGTTGATTATCCCAAGAAAGTTTCAACAAGTGAATGTTGTCATTTCCTTCATC